TATAGGATCATTAGGGATATCAAGGACACTATAGGATCATTAGGGATATCAAGGACACTATAGGATCATTAGGGATATCAAGGACACTATAGGATCATTAGGGATATCAAGGACACTATAGGATCATTAGGGATATCAAGGACACTATAGGATCATTAGGGATATCAAGGACACTATAGGATCATTAGGGATATCAAGGAACCCAATCCCCGCCTCATGATGATCTAGTATTCATTTGGGTTCAATCAATATCCCTATAGATACCTTTACCACCATTAATCTCCATGAGGACTATGGACATGGCTTATTACAATGACCCCGACTTCCTTAACGCCTTCGACAAACACTGGAAAAAGTTTTCATTCCAAGAGAAGAGCAAGACTGTTCTTCAAATGATCGAGCATGGCATCGAGAACCTTGAGCTTCCTCCTGACACCCTGTCCATTAAGGACTTCAAGATCGGGGAGCTCGTCAAGGTCTTTGATCGCATGGCTGCCAAGAAGGGGACCAAGGAGGGCGATTTTTGCCGTAGTGTCACTCATCACCTTTCCGAGGTGGCACGCAAGAAGGTTGCCCTTGATGCTGACAAGGAACGCTTCTATTTGAAATTCATCGACTGCTACTGGGATGAGGACTACCTGATGCCTGTTCCAAAATTCCTCGATGATATGACCGAGTAAATCTACAATGGAATTCCATCAAGGCCGCTATACCCTTCGTAACCCCCAAAAGTACGAAGGGGACCCTAGTAATGTCATCTTCCGCTCATCATGGGAAAAGCGGCTGATGGTCTTCCTTGATAATCACCCGTCCGTCGCTTCATGGGGCTCCGAGGAACTCATCGTCCCATATTACTGGGAGGTTGACGGGAAGCACCACCGCTACTACCCCGACTTCATGGTGACCTTTATCACAAAGGACGGGAAGAAACAGCGGGTCATGATTGAGGTGAAGCCCTTCAGTCAGACACAGGAGCCGAAGAAGACGAAAGGGAAACGGCAGAAGACCCTGCTTCATGAGGTGACTACCTATAGCAAGAACCTTGCGAAGTGGAATGCTGCTGAGGAATATTGCCTTGACCGTGGCTGGCATTTCAAAATCATCACGGAAAAAGACCTGTTCGCGGACAAGACGTGGTGATGCTTGACAGACGGCATGAGTAGTGGTATCCTTCATGATTCCAATTGGAGGACTCCATGAAAACTGCCGTCTTTGCCTTTGCACGCATGAACCCGCCTACTAAAGGGCATTCACGGGTTGTCAATACCATTCAGCAGATTGCCACCGAGAACAACGGGGATTGTATGGTTTTCCTTTCCCGTTCAGAAGGCGACAAGAAGAACCCGATTCCATTTGATATCAAGCGGGAAGCCTGTATTGAAGCGTTCCGCGAAGAGGCACCTATCGTTACATTCCCCGACATCGCAACTGTCAAGACCCCGCTGAACGTCTTCCGCTGGCTGGCTGAACAAGGCTATGAAAAGGCCATCATGGTAGCAGGTGGGGATCGGATCGGGAAATATTTTGATCTGGTGGAGAGGCAGAAGACCCGTTTCAAATACGTTGCTCTGGTATCGGCAGGTGAACGTGATGACGAATGTCTGTCGGCTAGTGAGACGAGGAAGCTCGCCATGCAAGGACAGTTTTGTTCATTCTGGACGGCCCTCGCACCTGTTTCATTAGCGACGGCTCTATACCTCTATAAATTGATTGTAGAAGCGTCAAATCCCGACGCACTCAATTCGGAGGTATACACTAGTGGCACTACCAGATATCACCAAAACCCCGCCAGCGTGGGAGCCGAACGCGATTCCTTCTGACACAGGTTGGCGCCATCCAGAGACTAACGAGCTGCTGGTTTCCCTGATCAAGGGTTGTCATCCTGAAGCATATCAGGCGCTGGAAGAGGGCGTACCAGAGACTGAAGAAGAGCAGGAAGACGTAGAAGAGGTGGCTGAAGAAACTGAAGTCGCCGAAGATCAACCCAAAGAGAAACCAAAGAAGGGTAAGAAGAAATGAACCTTCATGAACTAGAGCAGTTCGCGGACGAGATGGATATCATCAACGATGAGCTGACCGAACTAACTAATGACCTGTATTCTGACGTCGCCGAAACCATCGCACGGATTCGGAAGGCCGATGAGATTCTAAAGCGCCATGGTATGAACCTAGACGGCGCCGACCTAGAGCAGGTAGAAGCCGATCTGGAAACCCCAGAAGAAGGCGAGGCCGTGAATTTCAATATCCCCGTTTACAAAGCCGAGGATCAGACCGAATATAACCTGATCGTCACCTATTTCGTAGATGACGGCAGTTATGAGATCGATCTGGAGCTGCAATACGAGTGGGAGACGGATGACGAAGACTTCTATCTTGACGACGAGGAAGACTTCTAAAATGAAAATCACGGCCGACAATTACAAACTAGTCGCCGCGAAACTCTACCGCCATCCTGTTTACAATACACGGGAATTTTTACGCGAGGTGAACAGGATCAAAACCATAGCAGGGCACTTCATCAAACATGCTGAAGGGAAAGAGTTCCGCAGCAGGCTGGTTCTTAATGAGTTCATCATTGCTTGTAATTGCTTTGGCACCGAGTTTGTAACCGACACCCTGTTCGTCTTGCTACCACCAGAACATCACGCTATGATGATGACGTTCCTCGCCACCGTGCTAGGGAATCATCCGATTGCCAGATATGAACAGGGACTCTTCATCCATCAATTCGCGGAGCGGCTACGGTCTGATCTGAAGGAGGCAATAGAATGAGCATTTCCAGATTGACAGACTTTGCATATGCGCTTAGAATTGTTACCCTACTATGCACGCCATGGAAAGAGCAGGCTGCATACAAACAGGGTATCATTGATGACGAGGGGAACCTGCTGAAGAAGACCCGCGACCTGAAGACGAGTGAAGAGAAAGACAGCTACACCTACCTTCATCGCATGGTCTTCAACATGAAGCGGGCACTAGAGAAGGTTCCATTTGGCAAGACATGGACGGCTGCCGCTACGGCTTCCCTTGTTCTTTTGAAAGAAGGGTTAGAGCAAGAGGGCGTAGTTCTATCCGAGGCGCAAATGGAAACAATCAAGGAAGGTATGATGGTAATGAACGAAGACACCCCCGCGAACGTCACAGGTCCAGCAGTGGCGACACAATTGGACGTGCCGTCTTTTAAAACGGTCGTCCGATGGGTGGAAGAGATTCCGCCGAAAATCAATGACGCTACCGTTGAGACTGGACAAATCGATCCAGTTACGCGGAAGAAAATCAAGGGATTTAAAGCCTTTATCAATCAGAATGAGAAGTAATCAAAGCCCCTACACCGCTATGGTCTAGGGGCTTTTTTTCGTTTGACAATTAGAAATCGTTATGGTATTATCAGGGCTCCTATCATAGGAGCATTATCACTATGGAACAACTTTTCTTGCAGCAGAAATACCTTTCGTTTGTATCGGGGCAGCTATCGATGTTCAAACAGAAGGGGGCTACGCTATGGAACTGCCGCTGTCCCTACTGTGGCGACAGTGACAAGAGCAAGACGAAGGCACGTGGCTACGTATATCGTAACAAGGACGGGTTGCTTTCCTATCAATGTCATAACTGTGGTGAGAACCATAAGTTCAAGACGTTCCTGCGCTTCGTGAACAAGCGGCTCTATGATGAGTATATGCTAGAGACCCTGAAGGGCGACGACACCGCTGAACTCGCGGATATCACGCGTCTACCAGAACCCGTAGAAGGCGGGATTGCTAAAAAGGCATGGCAGGAGAAGCTAACCCCCGTCGAAGAGCTGTCCCGCATCCATCCTGTGCGTGAATACCTGAAGTCGCGGAAGATTCCAAAGAACAAGCTATCAAAATTCTGGTATGCGTCAAACTTCAGGGAGTTCGTACAGACACTAGGCTTAGATCAGGTGGTGCCCGCTGACCCTCGTCTGATTCTCGTTGAGACGAACAAGGACGGGGAACTGGTGCTGATGATTGCTCGGGCCATCCAAGCCAGTGAGCTGCGCTACGTCACTATCAAGGTAGACGAGACGGCTCCGAAGCTATTTGGTCTACATGACCTTGACCTTTCCAAGCCCGTGTGCGTAGTAGAAGGGGCGATTGATAGCCTGTTCATCCCTAACGCCATTGCAACCCTTGACGCCAACCTGATGGCATATAAGCAGTGGGACATTGGTATCAAGAACGCCATTCATATCTGGGATAATGAGGCGAGGTCGGTTAATACCTGTAGGCGGATCGAGCAGGCGATTAACGCGGGTGAGCGCGTGGTAATCTTCCCTAGCGATATCGAAGAGAAGGACATCAACGCGATGGTGTTAGCGGGCGTCCCTGTTCTGAAGGTCATCGCTTCCCGTGTCTTCAAGGGCGTGCAGGCCATGCTGGAGTTTTCAAAATGGAAGCGGGTTGCCAGTCAGCCGAAGGTGTGGAAAGGGAATCGGAAGCAGACGACGAAAGCTGTAAGGGGTCCGTGGGTTCGTTAATGTATAAATGAGGGTATACCCTGAACGGATATCCTCTTATGAATATCATCGGAATCGACTATAGTTACACCTCCCCCGCCGTCTGTATCCTAGGTGACGGTTTTGTTAATTCCAGATTTTACTTTTGTAATGCCAAAAAGAAGCATGCGGTTGAGGCTAGGAATTATAAAGGGACTCTGATTGAAAAGGGATGGCGGAACGACGCTGAACGCTATGAGATCCTCGCCCGTACTATCTGCCAGAACATCCAGCCTCATGTAACCCCTGAGACTAAAATCATCATGGAGGGTTATGCGTTCGGGGCGTCCGCTGGCCTATCCTTCAATATCGCAGAGAACGGCATGATGCTCAAATATCACCTATGGAAGTGCTTCGGCATCTATCCAGAGGTGGTTCCGCCGACCATGGTTAAAAAGTTCTGGACGGGGAAGGGGAACGCCAAGAAGGAATCCATGGTCGAAACCCTGAAGGAAAAAGAGGGCGTCGATATCCTCGAATGGCTTTATATGGATAAGCTAGACTCCCCCGCCCATGATATCGTAGACTCCTATGCGATTGCGCTTGCAGGTGCCGCTGGGATACATAAGGACGCTAATAGAAAGCTAATTAAATAATCCTAGTGATATCAATAAGGGTTCTCTATGGATGCTAAAGCACTACTGGCAAGGGCAATTGCCATCCTAAGCGGGGGCGTGAATTGGGTGAAATACAGGAACGCGGTTGACGACAAGGGTAGACCAGTTCCTATTATGTCTCCACGCGCCGTCAAATGGGATATTTTCGGGGCATTAAAGAAAGCCCATTATGAAAGCGGTAACGAATCATGGGAAGAGTTCCATATCGCCTATAACTCGGCTAAGAATAATATCCCTGATGATTTTCATAATAGGGATATTGAAGACTGGAGTGATTATGGCGACTTCGCTTCCGCTATTTCAATCTATAGCGGGAAAGGTATTCTACCGAAGCCACCGAAACCAAACCCGAATCCATCCACCGCCGATGAGGTCTTGGGTAGTAAATCGGATACCGCTATTAAATTCCATGGTGATATTCTGATTAAAATTCCAAAGGCGGACCCCAAGAAACCGAAGAAGGTTCTATCTGGCGCGAACGACGCCGCACTACTGACAACTGAAAATAATCTGATCGAGGTTGAATAATGGCTGATCCAAAAATTGTTACCATTGATGAGCTACAGGCGGCTACAACCCTGACGGGTAATGAACTGGTCCCAGTGTCAGACGGTGCCACTACGAAGAAAGCAACGGTAAATGCAATCGTTGCCAAAGCCGCTGGCCTGACCCCACAGCAGACCCAAAAGCTGAACGATGCCGCCACTACTACGGAAGTGACGACGGCTATCACTAATGCTACGAAGGACCTCGCGTCGAAGCAGTTCGTCCAAGACGAGATCAAGAAGATTCCTCCAGCTGCTGCTACGCAGGACCATTTCCCTAAATTCATCGCGTACCTCGAATATACCAACGGCCAAGCGGGCGCGAAACCAACAGGGGCTCCAGCTCTAGTCCCAGTGGCAACGCTGACGAAAGTCGACCTAGGTTCCGTGAAACTAACATGGCCTGAAGTCAAGGCACAGGACAACTGGGTGATGATTCTTCCCGAAGCGGGCATGTATATGTGCCAGCTGATCCCGTCCGAACCTTCCGAGACCAAGATTTACCTGAACGATTTTCAGGATACAATGGACGGCTTCAAAGGCCCGCAACAGGCCTCGAAGGCGGTTCCTCTAGGAACGGGTTTTAGCTTTGTATTCGGCACTAATATCCCGAATCGTCTGGTCCGTCTCCCCCTGACGACTGTAGGCGAGACCCGCCAGCCGCTACCAGACATGACTGTAGTGATTACTCAACTGTCCAAGAAATAATCATCATGAGAGCTACCGACCTAGGAGTGACGCTAGACGGTAGTGACCAAACTGAAAACATTAAGCGGGCCTTCACCAATCTTCCTGCAGGCGAACTATTGGAATTTGGTGAAGGCCAAGTTATTATCAAAGGTGAGGTTGCTATTCCAGCGCACGCACGCGGTATTATCTCGCGTGGCACAACTTTTAAAATCGACGCAAACGAGACACGGAGCGGCTTTCTTTGGCGTAATGCCGACGGCATGATTCGAGGTGGTCGCTTCGTAGTAGAAGGAGGCTATGAACACCATGAATCAATCATTCACTGCCTTGACCCCGCTAATCTCGATATTCAGGGCCTTCGCTTTCTGGGCGCTGGGGAAGATTCTCGAATCCAAAAGGGCGCGGCTCTACTCATCAGAGGCAGGGAGAAGCCTGCGTCAGAGGTAAGCATTACTGACGTAGGAATCCGCTCAAGGATCGGCACCGATAAGGACACCCCTGTTCCTATCCGTGTTGACGGAAGGCTAGACGGGAATGCACGCACCGCATGGCGAAGCACTCATAATGCGCTGGTAAGCCCCATCCCCGCATCAAAAGTCCGTGTAACCCATACGACGGTGGACGGTGGCTACTATGGTGTGATGTTCTCGGGTGTGGTTGATTCGAGGATCAATCATTGTATTCTGAAGAACAACACACGCGGTATCAGCATGCAGGACGGGTCTTGCAGGAACGCGGTCCATTTCAATCGGATCATTGATAACGTCTCCGCTGGTATCCACCTCGCCTATGGGTCATCCTATAACGAGATCGGTTGCAACGTCATTGAAACGATGGTTGCCCATGGTGAGGGTCTACTACAGGCATACGTAGGAAGCACCCATAACCGCTTCTTCCTGAACCACACTAAGGTGATTGGTGAGGGGCCGAAGTATCATGCTTATATCGGTGTGCAGTCGTCCTTTAACTGGATTACTGACAACAAGTTCGAAGGCAACTGGCGTCGGGCATGTATCGGAATTGAAAGCGACTGGAATAGTAAGCTCCCATATCCATATCACAGGGCGTTCAATGCGCCTAATGATGACGGCTATGCGTGTCGCGGGATGAGGGATAACGTTATCTTCAATAACAAGATTGACGCAGACCTAGAGCACAAGCTGCTGTTCTCCGAGGTGAACGGCCACGGGAATGTGGTCATCCATGGTGGTGTATATCCAGTGACGACAATCGGAAATCCAGATATCCATCTTTACAGCGAATATAAACATAATGTGTTGGGTATCAGTAGAGATGAATTACTGGCCTTCTACCGTGATTCATTGATCAAACTTTGAGGCAGAAATGGCGGATATTTTTAATACAGTGAAAATCGGGGAGCTACCGAAAGACGAGGTGTTGGACGGTGGCGAGATTGTTCCTCTGGTAGACGGATCGCAAACAAAGAAGGCGACTATTGCGCAAATCGTTGACAAGGTGGGATTCACGCCAGACCTGAAAAACAAGATCAACGCGGCGACTACTCTAGACGCAGCTACTGGGGTTGCTACAGGTCTAACGAATCAGCTACGTGAAGACCTGACCCGTCTTCTGAATCGGAAGGCTGATAGTTCGGCTCTAACCGACTTTGCAACCAAGGTAGAGCTTAATGCTACTAACGCAGCGGTAAACGGGAAAGCCGACTCCGCAGCGGTAAAGAAGCTTGAGCAGGCAATCGAAGGGGTCAAGGCTACGGCTAATGAGACTAAGGAAGCCCTGAAGACCACGGCCACCGCTACCGAACTGGCTGCACTATCTGCTACGCTTCAGACCAAAGCCTCCGCCTCTGATCTGAATGCGCTAACCGCTCGCGTAGGCGCCAATGAGACCGAACTCGGCAAGAAAGCATCAGTCGATGATCTATCAACCCTAAGCCAGAAGGTCGACGCCCTAAGCACCACGGTTGACACTAAAGCCACCACTGCTTCAGTTACCTCCCTAGGCGATCAAATCACGGCGCTTTCAAAACGGGTTGACGGGAAAGCAGACAAGGGCGATCCACAAGGCCAAGGTCCTACGCTGGATAGCGAGACAATGGCCAAGATTAATAGTATCGACAGTAAGGCTTCAAAGCAGGAAGTCCAAGAGCTGTCAAACAAGGTCGATACCAAGGCATCTAATGATGATCTAACCGAACTGAAACGGACGGTCGTTGGCTATAACGAGACCTTCAAGACCATCAATACGCGGATTGAAGGCAAGGCCGAGGCTAGTGAGCTAACCAAGGTCCAGAACACGGTAAAGACGATTGATGACTCCATCAAGACGAAAGCCGACAATGACGAGGTGAAAGCTCTTCAGACTTCGATCCTATCAAAGGTTGATAGTTCAGAAATTGATCGTCTTGAAACAGATATCCAGAAGAAGGCCAGCGCCGAGAACCTTGCGCTAACAGATTCCAAGGTAGCGGGACATGAGACGGAAATTCAAAAGCTCAAGACTGCCTCCGAAGGATATGCTTCCAAGGATAGCGTAGAGACCCTGAAGACGTCTCTGGGTGATAAGGCTTCGTCGGCTTCCGTTACCGAACTTGGGGGTAAGGTAGACGTTCTAGAGGAACGGGTTCGACGGCTCGGTCAACAAAGCGGGGACGCTACGGAGATCGCCAAGAGCATTCAGCGTCTGGAAGCATCCGACCTCGTCCTATCGAACAAGATCGACAACAACATTGCCGAGATTAACAAGCGGGCAACCACCGAAGACCTGACGGCTCTATCAAAGAAAGTTACTGCTAATGAAACCGCACTAGCTGGTAAAGCCAGTAAGGAAACCACCGACGACCTATCTGGTAAGGTCCAGTCCCTACAAACCGCTGTAGCTGGGAAGGCTGAAAGTTCCGCACTTCAGACCGTAGATGGGAAGGTCGCAACCCTAGAGGAAGAGCTGCCGAAGAAAGCTGCCGCTAGTGAGGTCTCAAGCCTGAAGACTAAGGTTGAGGGTCTAGAAACTTCATTTGGTTCCAAAGCAGACGTCAGCACGGTAACGCCGCTGGTTAAGAAGGTATCTGATCTAGAGACAGGTCTAGGTGCAAAAGCAGCGGCAAGTGACGTATCAGACCTAACTTCAAAAGTCGGCCGTCTGGAATCGACTCTACCGAACAAGGTGGACGTTGTTACAGGTAAGGGGCTCTCTTCTAACGACTTCACGAACGCGCACCTACAGAAGCTAAACGACGCTGCCTCCACCACTTACGTCGACGGGAAGTTTGGTGGTGTCCTGAAGGCCGACGGCACGGTTGCAATGACCGCCGACTTTAATGCGGGTACTAAGCGAATCGTCAACGTAGCAGACAGCCATGAGCCGTCCCATGCCGTGAACAACAAGGTTTTGAAGGAATACCTTGATGTTTACATGTCCTACTCGGATGAGACTAAGGCCAAGTGGGACGCCGAGGACAAGCCGATTGAGAACGTGGCGGCTCCTACGGAAGATCATCACGCGGCTAACCGTGCTCATGTTAAGACCGCTATTCAAGATGTTCTATATCCGACGGCTAACGGGTTTATTCTTGGGGGTCTACCTTCTTCGCCTAGGAAACTCATTAGCCTAGCAGCCCCAGACCGTGATGATGGTGCCGCCACTAAGGGCTATGTTGATAAAGCCATCCGTGGCATCAATATTACCTTTGATGGTGACATGAAACAAGGGCGCATCCGTAACGTAGCGGCTCCGACTGATGCGCGCGACGCGGCAAACCGTGATTACGTTGATACGAAGGTGAGGGAGGCGACGGTCACTAACCCAGTGACCTATGCAACCACAACGGGAACAGTAGCAGAGGATAGACTCTACTATAACAGCTCCTTCTACATAACCCTGAATCGCATTACGCTTAACACCGACTTCCGTGGTGGTGTTACGGCAAACTATAACAACAGCACGGCATACCTCACACGTAATCCTAAGCTGATCTTGACGCGTGGCCTGATGGACCGCGTTTTCAAAATCAATAACGTAGACGCATACACGTCAACGCCACAGGGCTACGATAACGTTCAGTGCATCATCCCACAAGCACCGATCCGTTCATCCCATACCATCACGGCAGGGCGTATGCAGCACACTGCCCGATATGCTACAGACGGGGATGTGCCGAACTTCGGATACCTGAATATGGCGGTCTTTCCAACCGCTGGGGCTACCGACCTGAATAGTTACACGAACACGGGTAACAAAATCCTCAACTGGGAAGCTAAAGGTGCGTGGCGGTTTGAAACCGAAGCTCATGTTACGGGTGATTCACACAGGAACAACACGCTATCCCAGTTCATTGGCTCCGTCGAATCCCCTTCATTCCCAGGGTCTAATGACCTATTCATCACGCGGAAGGTATTCCAGAAGCTGGTGGAGTGGGCGTTTAAAGCCTTCGGCGGCGAGTATCGGGAAGGTGCCTTGCAGAGGGGTCCAGAGGCAGCAGGTGCTAACTTCGGTGCAGCGGGGAACCAAACACCATCGGGTACATTCAGGTGTTTGAAATTCCCGACATGGCTTGGTGGATTCTACATCTACACCATCTATTGCGGGAACGCTAGGATTAACGGCGGCCTGCTGGATATCAGCATCAGGAACATCCTGAACAAGCAGTCAAAATGGAACGCCGCTGTTGGAAGCGTGTTCGCTGGTGAGAGTATGGTCGTCATGACGGTTCACCCATCAAACGACATCGTTCGATTCAAACTAGAGCAGTCAGGCGCACCGCAGAAGGTAACATCAGTCTGGTTCATCGGTGCTGGCGTCTGTTGATTAGATAATAGCAGTAACCTACAGGGGTTGATTCCATTAGGGGTCGGCCCCTTTCTTTTATCGGAGGGGATATGGAACCATTGAAGGCGGGCGACCTTGCTATCGTCATCGCAGGGGCACGAGGCGAGGAATCGAAGAACGTCGGGAAGATCGTGACGGTGGGTAAGACCTATGGCGAATGGCCTGACCCGTTCGGCCGTATCGTCTATATCATCGGATATCAGCTCGTCCAACTTGACGGGAAGGTGGTGTCTGAGTGTATAATTCCAGTCAAGTGGCTGAAGAAGATCGAGCCGCCAAAAGTCAACTCAGAGAAGGTAAAGGAACGTGAAAGGGAAATTCATTGATCTGTATATGCGCATAGCTGAGACGGTGGCCGAGACGTCCAGTGCCAAGAAACTGAAGGTCGGCGCGGTGTGCGTGAAGGACCACCGCATCCTGTCAATCGGCTATAACGGGACGCCGCCAGACTATGACAATAACTGTGAGCATGAGACGGAGAACGGTCTGACAACCCGTCCCGAGGTCATCCATGCCGAGCAGAACGCCATTTTCAAAATGGCCCGTGACGGACAGCCAGCCCTAGGGGCGACCATGTTCATCACCCACGCGCCGTGTATGGAATGTGCCAAAGCCATCAAGACATGCGGCATCAACACCGTCTATTACCGCAACGCATACCGTTCGACGGAAGGTCTGATGTTCCTTCATGACCTAGGGGTTGACATCTATAAGGCGTGAGCGTATAGTTCGCCTATCATCAAAACCGTAGAGGTGAAAATGAAAGACTTTCGAGTTTCAGAGGTCAAGGGTTATGAGTGGGCAGAGGATCATTTCTTCTACTCACTGGATGAAATGACGGTCTATGTCCGCCGTCCCGACGGCTCATCGTATCCAATCAAGGCCCGTCCAGACGGTCTTGTCCACCTGAGCCGTAAAGTGGACGGTGAACCAGTCCCCGTCGGCTATAAGAATCTGGTGGCGTCCTGTGAAGAACATCTAAAACATGGCGGGGAGCCGAAGGCGACCCCTGTTAACGTCAAAATTAACACCCTTGACGGCTTCCACTGGGTAGCGGACAACTATTACTTCTCCATGACGGAAGAGAAGGTCTACTACACCACGAACGCGGGAGCGAACAAGACCTACCCCGTCGTCATGGCTCACGGGATGGTCTACGTGGTGTCGCGTAACAACGGTCGGATATATCCTATCTCCGTTGGGGTCATCATGAAGACCCTAGGGATGAGTCCGAAGCCTGTAGAAAAGAGTGACGAAGTTCCTCCCTCTCGGGGCTTCATCATCGGAAAATTGGTCAATGGTGTGATTCGGATTGCCCGCAACCCGAAGACTCACCAAGACGAGGAATCGTGTGACACGGAAATGGAACGCCTGGCTTCCCTGAACCCCGATGTCTTCTTTGTGAAACTGGCCATCCGCGATGTGGTGGTGGGCAAGGAAGAAACCACGGTAAAAGTCACACGGCTGTAAACACCCGATAGGCGGGGTTGACAAACAAATCCAACCCCGCCATAATGGCAACACTTCAACACCATTAGAGGTAAGCATCATGAATCTGGTCACCCGCATCCAAATCAACCGCCTGAAAGGCTTCGAGCACATTACCTCCGAGTACTATATCGACTCGACGGGGCGCATCCTTTCCGACCGCGATGGATTCCTGAAGGTCCTGAAAGGCGACATCGAAGACGGTGGCACCTGCCGCTATAAGATGAAGACTGGTGACAATAAGGTCAAGCGCGTGCGGTATAGCGCGATCATGAAAGCCATGATGGAGAAGAACCTGAAATGAAATTCATCTACAAACCACGCGGGGGCTGGTATGGACCCTATGCCCTCGCCCGCACGCTGAATCCATGGAAGGACCAGGACAAGGCCGAAGACTTCATCGACCGATGGGGTGAGCGATTCGCACAGATCAAGCCCCTGGTGCGACTCTTCGAGTGGATCGATTCCAAGCGGAAGGATACGGTCAAGGTCAGCCTGAACAAGTATGACCACTTTGACGCATATACGGTCATCGCAGCCGCCACCCTGCCTCTTCTGAAAGCCATGCAAGACGACTGGCGCGGCAGCCCACTGATCGACGCCGAAGACGTCCCTGCATACGTCACAAAGGGTATGGATGAACAAGATGCTATCCATGCGCGGTGGGGGTATGTCCTAGAGGAAATGATCTGGGCCATGACACAAGTCCAGCCTAACCATGACTGGGAAGTTCCGTACTATGAAATGAATTCCGCCAAGCCGCGGAATGACCACGAGGCGCGTATGCAAGAGGGCTTCCGCCTCTTCGGGAAATATTTCACAAGTCTTTGGGTTTGAAGCATTGACAAACGGGAAGGGCTTCTATAGAATCCTTCCCATAGTCAAACACACCATTGAGGTAGCAGACCATGGATTACCAAATCGTCGGTTTCAAGCTGAAGGTCAACGGCCACGCAGTCTATAACATTGACGCGCTGGACCTGAAATACGCATACCGTCGGGCTGAGGAGTTCTTCGGCGGCCGCGAGATTGCCCTGCAGTATTGCGAGGAGACCAGCTTCCGCGCAGGTATGGTATACCTCGAGGAGGGCTTCGGTACGTGGCGGCAGAAGGACCGCATGATCCTGAAACTGGCCAAATACGGCCTCCGTTCGGTCCATATCGAACCCGACGGGGAGGCTGGACTGATTTTTAAATTCAAGGTATGCGGTATCACGGTGGACGAGATCGCAGTGAGGATGTATCACTAATGGGACGCATGACGTGGGGCGGGGATGAAGACCCCGATGACGACTACTATGACCCCGATGAGGACTGTGGACCCATCACCCTGACGTGGGACGAATTCGAAGAGCCCGAAGAGGAGGTTAAGACGGTCTATGAATACTACCACGGGGAGAACTCAATGCTCTACGAGTATCTCCGTAACGGTATGCTCGAAGACCTCGATGACCTATCCAAGATGTATACAGGGGCATGGGTTCAGTCTGGAGGACTTGCCAACCTGATCATGAATCATGCCGCCGAACAGGGCTGGCTTGATTGGACTTTGGAAAATTGACAACAGGGACTGCTGGTGATAGACTAGCGGTCCCTTTTTACTATAGGAAAATGATATGGAAATTAAAGCACGCATAGTAGCCGATAGCCTAGCGCCGAACGGTAGTCGTATCACTACCTTCGAGCTGGAATATCCCCGACTAATCTTGTCGGAAATGAATACACACAGACAACTCAGTCGTAACACCGCGTCCTCCCGCGCCATCCCTGTCGCCAAGATGATCGAACTGATTCGTAATGACAAGGTGGGTACCATCGTCCACTGGGGTAAGAATCAGGCAGGGATGCAAGCCAATGGGGAGCTGGATGGTGACGCGCGGGCGAACGTACAGGACGCATGGAACGTAGCAAAGGTCATCGCCTGCGACCTTGCCGAGTATATGTCCTCCCAAGGCGCGCATAAGCAAATCGTCAATCGGATTCTAGAGCCGTTCCAGACCGTGAAGACCATCGCCACCGCGACGGAATGGGGCAACTTCTTCTGGCTTCGTTGCGATAAGGACGCTCAACCTGAAATCCAAGAGCTGGCCCGCAAGATGTATGCAGCACGCGCAGCCTCTACTCCGATCAATCTTGAGGTCGGCCATTGGCACACCCCGTACTTTGAACAAGGATACTGGACTCCTGATAGCAAGTATGACCGCGAGACCGCACTCAAGGTCTCGTCCTCATGCTGCGCACAGGTCTCCTATCGCAAGCGGGACGACTCGATTGAAAAAGCCGAACAGCTCTATGAACGTCTCGTGGGCGCGTCGCGGAAACACTCATCGGCTTTCGAACATTGCGCTACCCCGATGAATGGACAAATCGGTCAGGTGGGTGTCACCCATCGGGACATCCACGGGAACCTATGGTCTGGTAATTTCAAGGGATGGGTCCAATACCGCCAGCTGATCTGGGGCCACACCTTCAACGGTGAGTGGACGCCAGACAAGGAAAACGAGTAATAATTCACGCGAAGCCCCTAGCGGTATTGACTACCCTAGGGGCTTTTGCTATTATGCTTCCATTCCTCAACGGAGAACAACCAAATGAAAAAGATCGGTTTCAGCGGCGCGCATCGGACGGGTAAGACCACACTGGCAAAGGCTTTCGCGGAAAAGGCAGGCTTCGCCTTCCATGAGACGAAAGTAACGTCAACCTTTGCCCAGCAGTCGGCCCGCGCCATGGAATCCATGACGGGTCCAGAAGGGTTCAAGGCACGGCTGGCCCAGCAGGAAATGATTACGCATTATATTGCGAAAATCCTGGTCTTCAGCGAACCCTGCTCGGTGTTTGATCGGACGATGCTCGACGTATATGCGTACAGCACATACTATCTCCGCAAGCAAATGGACACCTTCAACCATGACGGAAGTCACATCGAAGCCCTGCACCGACTGCTGGGCGAGGTGGTCCGTCGGATGGTTCTCCAAGACTACACCTTCATCATCCAGACGGGTATTCCGTATCATGAAGACGCCACGAAGGCTTCTCAAGAATCGCAACAAATCATCAACGACCTGATTGTTAAGGCCGCCGAGGCATACCTGCCCGCAAACCGCTACTTTGTCATGCCGAAGGACATCGTTTCATTTGACGAGCGGCTTGAGGTGGTGTATGATGTCTGCAAGACCTTGAAATTGATCAAAGGGGGAGCAAAATGATCATTATTAGACGCAGCGCCGCAGTAGTAAACGGCCATGAATACCACACCGAAGAAGAAGCACGGGATATCTTCGGTCGCCTCCATCACTGGATGATTGGACAAGCCATCCCAGTCCTGCAGACCCTGTCGAAGACTTCACGGGCCGTCATCAACCTGTATAACAACGACGGGCAATACTACATCAGCCGACGGTCGGCAAACGATGAGTATGAAGTCCTGCACTCCATCAACAGCCGCCTGGCTGCAATCGAACAATACTGCCTGCTGGTGGCGGGCGAGGTCTGATATCATGTTCATCGCCCTCCGCGACTATTCCCACAACTTCGACGGCATCAAGTTCTTCAGTCATGAAATGGACGAGATGTTCTGGTCCATGATGAAGAAGGCCTATAACGAAGGTCGGACCAATGATGTTCACCTGATGGGCTGCATCACCTACAGACGGTCCCTGCAAGAGAACGCCACGCTTGCGGATGACGTCGCCGCTACCCTTCAGCACTCGATCTATGAGTCCCTGAAGGAAGAAGGCCCCGAAAATAAACTATTCGCGGTTACGTTCCAGAAGGATAACCCGATCATGGAACATCGAAACGGGTATAGCCTACAGGCCATGAAAGCCATTGCCCCAGTGGTTATTTCAAAAGTGGAAGAGGGCTCGCTGTGCGCATTGACCAAGGACGCACGAGGCAACGTCCTCTATCTCCATAGCAATAACTTCGACGGGTATAACTACGAAAAGGCCGTCCGCAAGGCCCTTGAGCTGCACTATGATCGATTCGGGGAGATCGCAGAGGAAATCCCATTCTCCCAATCCATGCCACGGTTGGTTGATGAAGTTGACGATGAGTGCCCGCTACCCTACCAAATCAATCAAATCAAGTATATGGTCCGAGATGACCACCTAGCCCTATGCGTGCCGTTCAATGAGACCATGGTGGCCGCTGCCGATCTGGCGAACTGCGGAGCTTTCCGATTCGATGATGAGCTGATGATCCTGAATATCTTCAGCCCCACCAAGACGGAAGCTAAATGCCTCTATGACAACCTATTGGCCTTCCGCAAGTTCAAAGAGGAGATGAAGAAATGGCGCTGAAGAAGTGGTATTGGTCGGCTGATCAGAAAGAATGGGTTGAAGTCCCGTCACCCGAGTGGCTGGACTTCCTAGAGTATACCGAATCAGAAGGGAAGCCGACCGCCCCGCCACCAAAGCGGGCAACCATCCAAGGGATTACTTTTGAAATACCAGACCCGAAGGCGGTCAACGACGGGGAGCTTTACTATGTTCCCAATCTGCGGTATCCTCTGAACCCGTATACGGGAATCTGGCCCGCCACCATCCATGAGGAGACTGGCGGCCTGGTTCACAAGAACAGACAGGCAGCCGTGAAGCACGCGCTTGCCCTCCTCGCATACAATAAAGCAATTCTTGACGCATTGAAGGACTGAACAATGAGCTATAAGCACCTTAGCGGGATGATGTTTGATGTGGAAACCCTTGGCCGACGGGCGGGTTGCGTTATCCTATCGATTGGCGCGGTACGATTCGACATCGATTCAAAAACGATCAGTGATGAGTTCTATGTCACAATCGACGCAGCCGATTCAAAATCCTACGGTCTCCACACGGACCCCGAAACGCTGGAATGGTGGAAGGGGCAACGTCCTGAAGCATTAAAAGAGGCCATCAAGAACCCCCTCCCCGCCAAGGATGCTTATAACAAGTTCTATGAGTATGCCCAGCGGTTCAAAGGCCAAAAGGTCTGGGCGTGGGGACCGCAGTTCGACGTCATCAACGTAGAAGCGGCCATGCTACAGGTCTTGAATCGACCTGCCCCGTGGAAATACTGGGACGTGATGGATGCGCGGACCCTCCAAAGTCTCCTGAACGTTGAGATCAAGCGGGACGCCAACAAACATCACAACGCCCTAGAGGACGCCCGTGAACAAGCGCAATATGTCATTGAATGCCTCAACCCGTGAAGAAGGTCGCTTGACCATTACCCGAGAAGAAGGTACCATAGCGGCACCTTCTCAAGAGGACACCGACATGCAATGGATTACTGATGTGAACCCCGAGCAGCCCATCGTAGACGACGAGAACTACGTGGAACGGCCCGCCGATGAGTTTGATAATGAGATTCTTCTCTGGAAGTTTGAAAAGCTTCAAGAGCTGATGAAAGAGCTTCCCATGGATGAGATCGTGGACGGGGACTTCACGATCCGCCAATGGCACGGCTGGGAGCTGATCGAATCAGAGGGGTATGCCAGTATTCATCGCGTCGAGACGGATGCCCCACACGACATTGCATGGTCGGCTACGTTCATGGGCGACAAGGTCTACCTGAACGGTATCTACGAGAACGAGTTCTTCCACCTGAACCCATATATCCTATTATAAGGAAATCACCATGGCAAAATCAGTAGTAATCCCCAGCTCCCCCGAAGATCAGAAACGGATCAAGAACTGCCTCCAGACGATCAGCGACAGCTATACGCGAATCGAAGCGGAGAAGGACCTGATCAAGGACGAGATCGCGGCTCTGGCTGAGGAGTTTGAGATTCCCAAGAAGTTCCTCGGCAAGATGGCGCGGGTTTTCCACAAGCAGAGCTATCAGGACAACGTAGACGAGCAAGATGATTTTGAGCAGCTCTATGAAGCGGTTGTCAAGCCCGACGTAGAGTGATACAATAGAGGGGTTGGTTCCGAACGGAATCAACCCCTTTGTCGTTCGTAAATACGATTTGATCTAAAACAGACGGAGAAGAGGCAATGCCCGTATCCAAAAAAGCGAAAGCGTTCTATGAACGGTTTCAAAAAGAGCACGTCTATATGACGGCAAGCCGCGTCACGCCATGGGCCAAGGGCGAAGAGCATACTCTGAAAGATAGTGATGACGTGTTTGCAAAGAAGATCCTTCCGCAAGATGTAAGCTATGTCGTCGGTCCATATAAGCTATGGACGGAAGACGGCACGTATGAGGAAGGCGACTTCGTCTATGGGCGGACGCAGGATGTTATCTGGCGCTTGAAATCCAAGGGCTTCGGTGCTGGTGGGGTTGAGCCACACTATACCATTCTGGAAGAGGTGATGACCACGGATGGCTGCGTATGGGAGTTCATCCAGAGGGTTGACCTTGATACGCTGGCGACCTTCTTTGATCCTCATTGGCTACCCGTCACCCCAGAGACCGCCGAGAAGGTGAATGCTGATCATGTGGCCCTATCCGTCCGTTTCACCAAGGACGACGTAGATTACGTAGCGCGCTACTATGGTGTGCGTATCGTTACCATGAACACGGAAGGAGAGCACTTCATTTCACGCATGAAGGACTGCTACACTGGTGTTAAGCCAGAGTTCCAGTCTGGCGAAAAACTGAAGTGGGTTGGTGGTAGTGGTGTGTTTGTACGCTGGACCGAAAAGGAACAGATGGGTCTAATCAACGTGGAAGGCAACCTGCCGTCTGATCAGCTGGTCACGGGTGAATCTGGAAATACGGTTCACGTCATCATGCCGTCCTCGCCACCAGAGTATACCGTCAAGGTGCTGGCCGTGCGCACGATTCCCGATGGGGAAACGGTCGGCCTTGAATCGAACTGGCATTACCCAGTTTTCAATCTGAAAGACGAATAGTAAATACGTTAGTCTATTACTAACCCAAGAGTCCTAATATGGCCGAAAATTTCAATACGAAGCCGTACTTTGACGACTATGACGAGAAGAAGGGGTTCCACAAAATCCTCTTCAAACCGTCCCATGCCGTCCAAGCGCGGGAATTGAATCAGCTACAGGAAATCCTACAGCAGCAAATCAGCCGCGTGGGGGCCCATCTTTTCAAACAGGGTTCTCTCGTGCTGGGGCAGAGTAAGCTGAACAGCGACGCCCAGTATGTCTTGCTGAAGAATGTCGACGGAGACCCTGAGCTGATCAAGAAACTGGAAGGTGCAAAGCTAACCCAAGACGTGGACGGGAATGCTCTTACCGCCACCGTCCTGATGGCGAAAGCGGAGGGCGATCTTGTCCTAGCTGTTGTCCGCTATCAGAATAGCGCCACCAAGACCGTAGCTGGCGAAGTCCAGAACGTTACCGCGTTTTCAAAAGACCTTGCCCTAGAGGTTGCCGATCAACCCACTATCAAGGTTGCGGTGGCAGAGAAGGGTCCGAAGAATGAGCCAGTCACTGGACCAGCTATCTTCCTAGTCGTAGAATCTGGCGTCTTCTACATTGACGGGTATTTTGTCTATACGCCCCGCCAACAAACCCTGATCGGCTGGAACAAGGTCAAGACCCTGTCCGCCAAAGCAGGCTTCAGCGTGGAGAAGGGCATCAAGACGGCTTATGATGATAGGTCCCTGTTCGATAACGCCCTAGGTTCACCTAATGAAGCAGCCGTTGGGGCAGACCGTTTCTATATCGGCCTAACCCTAGTAACGACTTCACTGGAAGAGGAAGCCGCCGACTTCATCGAGCTAGTGCGCTATGAGGACGGCTCCCTGCGGGTTGCCAAGCTCAATACGCAATACAATGCTCTAGAGGACACCCTGGCTCGCCGCACCTATGAGGAAAGCGGAGACTATGCTGTCCACGGTCTTGATATTCGCGTAGTGGACCACCTGAAGGATGACGCCCACCCGACTGGTTTCAAAACCAAGGAAGAGGGCGGCGACGACAATAAGCTGGCCATTGAAATCACGGCTGGTAAAGCCTATGTTAAGGGCTATGAGGTCGAGAACCTAGCTTCCCTATATCTGACTGCTGATAAGGCCCGCACTGCCGACAGCGTGAAGGTAGCCACTAACGTTATTCAATCTAACGAGAATGGTGAATACGTCTATCTGGCGGCTGGCAACCAGTTCATTGATATTTCAAAGCATCCAGTTCTATGGCTGACGACTGGGCAGGAAAACACGGCCGATGTCATGGGCTACGTGATTCCCAAATACATGGAAGCCATTAGCATCAGCGGCCAGACCATTTTTAAACTATTCGGTTCATTCCATCTTTCCCAGTCCCAGACCTACGGTTGGCAGCATCTAGGTGGCTGGAAACTAGATGACCTGCGTAACGGCCCGATCCTTCAGAAGGTCACCCTGCAGAACGTCGTGTCAACATTCAAGGTAGACGACGGCCTACCCCTGACTTCTCATAGCGGCTGGGCCCCGTATGCGTGGGACCGTGCGAACTCCCATCTTTTCGTCAAGAAGAGTAAAGCAGCTGCCCCGTTTGACAAATCGGTTCAGGTTCAGAAAGCCCCTGCTAGTGGTTATGTTACGGGCATCCGCCAGAAAGAATCCTATGCCGACGGCACGGGTGATCTGGTGAAGATGGACGTGGCGAACGTCAAGACGACGAAGGATAGCGCGGGCAACTTCGAGCTAACTACGCCAATGGGCTTCACGACTACCATTCGCACTAATGCACAGGGTTATGGTGTATACGACCATCTTGGTAATGGTGTGTTTGTTGGTCGCCCAGTAGCGGCTCATACTGGTGTAGACAACGCTTATTTCTCGAATATCGTTAACATCGAGAACGACGGTAAGCGACTCGTCATCAATAACGTGCAGTATCCTAATGCCACGTTCGCCATTAGCGCCCAGCTGCAGAAATCGGTTAGCATCCGTACCAAGACGCTGGCTGAAGGGTTCACGCTGATCAAGTCCCCGTCTGATCGCCATATGGTCCTAGCGCATAAGGACGTGTATCGCATCAAGCACGTTTACATGAGCAAGAACAAGACGACGGAGCCGAAGGACACCGATACGGACGTTGCCCAGTATTATGAGCTTGTCAATAACGATACGCTGGACTTCTACCAGAACACGCTACTGAAGGCTAAGGCAGGATTCGCCGCCCCAGCTGGTCAAATCAAGGTGGTCTATGATTATTTCCTGCATAGTGCTGGCGAGGCATTCACGGTTGATTCCTATGAATCACTGAAGGACAACCCCACGGACGATAACGACGTGACCCATATCGGTCGTATCCCCGTCTTCCGCACCAAGGAAAAGGCTTATATCCTGAGCGACTATCTGGACTTCCGCCAGTCCCCGCGTGACGGCTTCTTCATCCTGAAGGGCCAAATCAAGGAAGGCGAGGCACTGATCAAGCTGGAGCACGACTATAGCAACGTAATCGGTGTAGCATCACGGATTCATTCCGACGGGTTCGAGGCTGATACGATTGTCAATAGCGTGGACAAAGACGGCATCACTGCGAGCAAGAATGCAAGCAAGACGGCTACGGTCTATGTTGTGGTGAACGGTAACGGTGTAGCATCACCCGCCGAACCATTCAATGCAGCCATGACAACGTGGAGCGCGGTTGCAGGTCAGTCTATCGTCTATGACGCGAGCTACTTTGTTGATCGCTGGGATCGCGTGGTTTACTATAAGAATGGCGAGATCAAGTACATCTATGGTGTACCTGGGATTACACGGTATCCTGATGTGCCTGTAGACGCGATGTCCCTCGCTACGCTTATCGTACCAGCATACACCCGCGAGGCCGCCTATGTTCGTTACGTGAAGGACGACAACCGTCGTTACACGATGCGCGACATTGGTCAGCTGGAACGTCGGATCGAAAACCTTGAGTATTACACCACGCTAACCATGCGTGAGCTGGAAACTAAGGACATGAAGATTACCGACACGGCTGGTCTGGATCGGTTCAAATCTGGCTTCTTCGTTTCCGACTTCAGTGATTTTGGTGTGTTCTCCCCGTTTGATGGCGGCTTCCAAGCCACGCTGATCCCCGAGAAGAATATGCTAGGCGCTATGGAATATAGCGAGTCAATCGGACTGAAGCTTAACAAGAACGGCTCGACGAACTATGTGGTTAAAGGTGGTAAGGTATTCCTCCCCTACAGCCATGTGGTAGAGATTGAGCAGCCGTATGCTACTACCACGGAAAGTATTAACCCGTACCTGATCATCAAATGGAATCCCCAGATGACGATGGCGCCTGCCTCCGATTCATGGATGGAGACCAAATGGGAACCTACGGTTACGAACGTTACTAACCTTTCCAAGACCGTTACCCGCGACGTAGTGGAAAGCAACTGGCGCGTGCAGCGTGTATCGCAGTCGCAGATTGCTTCCCAGTTCGCAGGATGGTCACAAATCGGGCCAACCAATCGTAACATTAGTACGCTGGTTAACTATCGTGAGACGGTTACTAGTGTGACGCAGACCCATGAACGCAAGTTCACGCGGTTCCTAGGGAATAGCATCATCCCCTATATGCGTAGCAGGGTTATCCGCTTCACGGTCAAGGGCGCAAAACCAAATACCCGTTACTGGGCAACATTTGACGCCACCGACGTGAATCAATGGTGCCGTCCTGTAGGTGGTAACTGGGGCGCGGCTCTAATTAGCGACAATATGGGGACGGTAGAAGGCGAGTTTGAACTTCCGCCGAATACGTTCAGCACGGGTACGAAGACGTTTGCTTTGGCTGATGTCAACGTCCTGAAGTTCCCAGATACGGCTACCGAATGTGAAGCTTCCGCTAACTACAAATCAACTGGCGTGCTGGTTACAATGCAGGAGCAGATTGATCGCACTAACGTGACGACCAATACCATCAATCGCATTAACAGCATGTCCCGCGTGACCGTAGTGAAAGACGGCAACTCGAGTCAATTTGATCTTGGGTTCAATCGTCAGCAGCAGGTGGGCGATCCGCTGGCACAATCCTTCTTCACAAAGGATATCCAGTCGGCTGGCATGTATGCTACTAAGATCGACCTATTCTTTGAGACGAAAGACCCCGAGGCTCCAGTGTTCATTGAACTACGGGAAATGGTAAACGGTATGCCCGCTAGTGAGCGTATCGCAGGCACCATGGTTGCAGTAGCGGCGGCCGATGTTAAGGTCTCGAAGGACAGCACGGTGGCGACGTCATTTGAGTTTGATGCACCTGTCTGGCTGCCAAGCGGGAAAGAGTTCTGCATCGTTGTGTTCGGCGATAGCGCAAAGTACCGCGTGTTCATCAGCCGCATGGGTGAGAAAGTGATTAATGAAGATCGCATCGTGGGACAGCAGCCTTCCATGGGCTCCCTCTTCAAATCACAAAACGCCACGACGTGGACCCCGTTCCAGCTGGAAGACCTGAAGTTCCGCATCCACCGCGCCAAGTTTAATACGTCGGTATCAGGTGATTGGAAGTTTGAAAACAACGGCAAGGCAGCAACCCGCAAGGTTCTCCTCTCCGCCTTCCGCACCACGGCAGGTAGCCGCTTCCTGACGATTGAGCATCCGAACCATGGTATGGCCGTTAACGATATCGTGAAGATCAGTGCAGAATCGGCAGTTACTATGCTTGCTGAAAGCGCGGATGCTGCTACGATCTTCAACGGCATCAGGATGTCGGAGGTCTACGGTAATCAGATTGTCAAAACGGTTAACGGGATCAACAGCTACACCATTGAGGTAGCAACCCCCGCGACTGTGACTGGCAAATTTGAGGATGTCGGCCGCTACGTCTACATTGAATCCAACATCAACTATAATCAATTCCGCCTAGTAACCGAAACATTCACCCCGCCAGAAGGAGAAGTTCGCTACTTTGCTAACCTGATTACTGGTAAGGACTTCGATGGTGGTCAGACGCCGAAGGTCAAGCTTTCCGAGTTCCAAATCAAGGATAAGGACGACAACGCATTGCAGGATGTTTGCCTAGTGCAGACCGCTGACAATGAAACATCCAAGTCCATGATGATCAGGTGTGCGGTGAAGACGGGTAACAACTATGTCTCCCCGATGATGAGTCTGGACGACAACGCAGTAGTGGTTGCTTCCCTAGCATTGAACAAACCTGATAACGACAAGGAAGAGCAGCCGAACGGAGGTATCGCGGCAAGCAAGGTGGTTACGCAGTCTATTCGCCTGAAAGCCGCATCCGATACCCTCCGCGTCTATACATCGGAGAACAAGGCGACGAATGACGACATCGAGGTCTGGTATCGCACTTCAGTTAACCGTGACATTGAAACGAAAGGCTGGACGAAGATTGAACCAGTCGCGTCTCAGGTAGCCTTCGACAATGACACGTTTACGGAGCATGAGCGTCGGGTAGAGGGTATCCCCGAATTCGACGAGTTCCAGCTCAAGATCGTTTTGAAAGGAACCAACTCTGCACGGCGGCCAGCCCTGAAGGAGCTAAGGGCCATCGCGGTAGCGGGTTAATGTAGCAAGGTTGTAATAGACAAACCCCGTCACTAAATCAATGGTGGCGGGGTTTCTTTTTTTCATAGGTGAGAAATGGATATCAAAGTAAAGGACCATGATGATGTGGTTAGGGATAGTAGCACTGGAGTTATCCTTAACATTGATGAGGAAGAGCTGCAACGGTATCGTAAGCGGAAGGCCGATCTTCTACGCGAACAGGACAGGGAGCGGGAATTCCAGACCCTGAAGAACGAGGTAAAGGACATGCGGGCTATGCTGGCCGAGATCTATCAGGTCATGGTCAATAAATAACCTAATAGAATTCTATTCGGAATTTCAACTTTCTTTGATCAAAGAGGTCTATAATGGCATCATTCTCCCTGTCGCCGAGTGTAGAGGTTAAAGAGACCGATCTAACGCTGATCGTCCCTGCCGTCTCCACGTCAATCGGCGCGTTCTCTGGTGTATTCCAGTGGGGTCCTGTTAACGAGGCCACTGTTATCGATAATGAGAAGACCCTAGTGTCGATCTTTGGTGAACCCAACGATGAGACCGCTACGGACTTCCTGACCGCTGCCTCATATCTGGCCTACAGTAACAACCTGCGCCTAACCCGCGTAGTCGGTCAATCTGCACGGAACGCCCACGACGGCGGTACTGCTCCCCTGATCGAAAATGCAGACGATCATGAAGCGAAGGTTGGCGGCCTAACTGGTGTTAAATTCATCGCCAAATATCCTGGTGCTCTTGGTAACTCCATCCGCGTTTCCTTCGCCGATAGCGCGACCTTTGAAACGTGGAAATACCGTGAGCTATTCGGCTCCGCCATCACCCAGAACAAGGTGGGTAGCTTCAACACCACCGACGCCAAGGTGACGTTCAAAGGTGCTGTTACTTCAGCTAACCTAGCTGTTGGTATGGCGGTTAAGGGTGTCGGTATCGCCGAAGGCACGCATATCAAGACTATCACCTCCGCTACCGAGATTGAGCTGGACAAGACTCCGACCGCCGAAGGTACGGACACCGCCCTAACATTCACTACGTACACTGGTGCCCCTGCTACGTCATCCTATGTCGCTTCAAAAGGCGGCAAGAACGACGAGATCCACCTAGTGGTAATTGATGAGCTGGGTAAATGGTCTGGACAGGCTGGCACCGTGCTGGAAAAATATCAGGGTCTATCCAAAGCCCGCAATGCCAAGGATTATCAAGGCGCGCTGAACTACTATGCTGACGTACTAAACCGCTCATCCAAGTTTGTCTGGTTTGGTGGTACGCATGAAGACAGTTCATTCGGCAAGGACGCCACCAGCACATTCGGCTCACTAACCGCTGCCTATGATAAGCCCCTACTGAACGGCAAAGACGACAATGGTGAAGGTGTTACCGTTGGTGATCGCATCAAGGGATATGCCGTTTTCCAGAAAGCCGAATCCATCGATGTTAGCTTAGTGATTGTCGCTGGTCTGGATACCGCCGAAGCACAAGCCACGCTTTCAAACTACGTAATTGACAACATCGCCAATTATCGTAAGGACTGCATCGCGCTGGTGTCCCCGAGCAAGAACGCGGTGGTCGGTAATAAAGGTGGTGAGCTACAGGCCGTCCTGAATGACCGTGCGGCTCTACCGTCAACGTCATATGCTGTCATGGCCTCCAGCTGGAAGCTGATGTATGACCGCTACAGCGACCTGAATCGTTGGGTCCCGCTAAGTGGTGATATTGCTGGCCTATGTGCTAACACCGACAACGTCGCCGATCCTTGGTTCTCGCCTGCTGGTCGGTCCCGTGGTCTGATTCGCAACACGGTGCGGCTTGCTTATAACCCTGGTTCTAAGGCCGAACGCGACACGCTGTATCAGAACGCGGTCAACCCTGTTACCAGTCAAATCGGCGAGGGTGTGATGCTTTATGGCGATAAGACTCTACAGACCAAGCCCAGCGCTTTCGACCGTATCAACGTCCGTCGCCTGTTCATCGTGCTGGAGAAAGCCATTGCTACGATGGCCAAATACGTGATGTTTGAATTCAACGACGAGTTCACCCGTTCCCAGTTTGTTGCACGGGTTGAGCCGTATCTGCGTGAGGTACAAGGTCGTCGGGGCGTTACCGACTTCCGCGTAGTATGCTCCGATGTGAACAACACGCCAGAGGTCATCGATGCAAACGGGTTCGTGGCCGATATCTACCTGAAGCCAACCCGCAGCATCAACTATGTTACCCTCAACTTCATTTCCACACCCACGGGTGTTAGTTTTGAAGAGGTTGCATAATCTCTAGAGCATTAACAAACGGCAAAGCCCCCTTTCCAAATCGGATCGGGGGCTTTTTTTCGTTTAAATAATGAAGTGTACATTTCTCTTTTCAAAGAGGTTATAACCTATGTCTCTAATGGAATTTAAATCGGTGTTCCAAGGCGGCGCGCGGCCGTCTCTATACCGAGTGTCCCTAAGCTTCCCCGCTGGTGTACAGGGAGCTAACCCCCGTAAGGCCGAACTGCTGTGTAAGGGAGCTCAACTGCCCGCTAGTAATATCCCCGCCGTGCCTGTGATGTATATGGGCCGTCAGACGTTCGTGGCAGGAGATCGAACCAGTGAAGAGGTGACGCTAACCTTTATCGTTGACACCGACTTCGAGCCGCGCACTAGTTTCGAGAAGTGGATGAACCTAATCAACGGTACCCGCTCCAACCTAGGTGTAGTGAACCCGAACCAATACAAGACGGATATCATTGTTACCGCGCTTGGTCGTGATGGTAAAGCCCTGAAGACCTATAAGCTCGAGGGTTGCTTCCCCACCAACGTTAGTGCTGCCGACCTATCCTATGATTCAACCGATACGGTAATGGAGCTAACGGTGTCCCTGAGCGTAGACTTCTGGACTAACGACAGCGTACAGTAAGCATTATCAAGGCTGCCCAAAAAGCAGCCTTTTCTTTTGCTTATTAAATAACCATTAACATCACTAACTAAATGTGACCCGATTATGGCAATGTTCGATTTTTTTAGCCAGTTTGGCAAGAAACAGGAAAAGGCGCTAGAGGAACCCGAGATCAAGGATACCTCCTTCGTACCTCCTACCGTAGACGATGCTGTCATCATCCAGACGGGCGGCGTGGTTGCCCACGGTATCGATTTTGGCGCGACGTCGAATGAGACCAATGAGGTAGAGCTGATCAATGCTTGGCGTGAACTGGCCTCCCGTCCTGAGATCGACTACGCCATCCAAGAGATCGTCAATGAGGCGATTGAAACGGACTATGCCAGCTATCCTGTGGACATCGAGGTCCCCGAAGAGCTGAAGATACCGAAGAAGGTGGTGGATAAGATTCAGGAGGAGTTCCTAGAATGCCTGAAGCTATTGGAATTCAATCGGACGGCCACCGACAAGTTCCGCCAATGGTACGTAGACGGGCGTATGCTGATTCATCTAGTCCTAGACCCCGATGACAACACCAAGGGCATTACGTCCATCCGAATCATTGACCCGCGTACTATCCGTAAGGTAGTGGAGACCGAGAAGGTCAAGCTAAAGAACGGAATCGAAGCGGAGAAGGTGAAGGATACGTACTTCGTGTACACGTCTTCTACTAATGGTAAGCAGGCAAACCTACTAGGAAAACAGACGCAATCAATCAAGGTGCATCCTGATGCAATCGCATATGCCAATAGCGGCGTGTTCCGCGACAAGGGCGACGGGTCAACGATTGCAATTTCCCATCTTGATAAGTCCCTGAAAGTAGCCAATCAGATGAAGCAGCTGGAGGATAGTCTGGTGATCTATCGTCTGGCCCGCGCCCCTGAGCGTCGTATCTTCTATGTTGACGTCGGCAACCTCCCCCGCACCAAAGCCGAGCAGTATCTGAATAACGTCAAGAACAATTTTAAAAATAAAATGACCTACGATACGGTCACGGGCGAGGTGAAGGATAGCCGCCAAACGATGTCCATGCTGGAAGATTATTGGCTTCCACGTAGGGATGGCGGACGAGGCACCGAGGTAACTACCCTGCCTGGTGGTCAGAATCTAGGGGAAATGGATGATGTGGATTATTTCCACAAGAAGATGTATCAGGCATTGAATATCCCGCGTACCCGCCTAAATCCTGAAGGTACGTTCTCCATGGGTCGTTCTGGTGAGATTACCCGCGAGGAGATCAAGTTTACTAAGTTCGTAAACTACCTTCGCAACAAGTTCTCCATGATCTTTGTTCAAATGCTGAAGGCGCAGTGCGTCGCAAAGAACGTCATCACGGCAGAAGACTTTGAAGCCATGGCCCCAAGCCTAACCTTCAAATGGCAGTCTTCAGCCTACTGGGATGAGTTGATGTTTAATGAGATGTGGCAACAGCGCGCCGCCCTTCTACAGCAGCTTGAGCAGTATAAAGGTCAATACTTCAGCAAGGACTGGCTGATGCGTAACGTCCTGAACCTGTCACAGGATGAGGTGGACGACATGCAGAAACAGATGGATAAGGAGAACAAGGAAGACCCGCCTGACGAAGAGGAAGGTGACGATGACGACGACCCCGACTTCATCGACCGCAATAATGACGGGATTCCTGATCGCCAGCGCATCAAAACGGCAAAGGCCGCGCTTGATGGTGTGAATTTCTAATATCCAGATCTTCCTGATAGCAAACGCTTACAACCGTCTAAATATTCATAGACGGTTGTTTTTACCTTCTCAATAACTACGGAATACCATGATGTTCGATAAAGACGAAGTGCTAGACGCGCTGGCGGTCAAGGCGAATGAGAAAATCGAAGAGATGCGCCATGAGATCGCTCAAGCGATGTTTGACTCCCTATCAGAAGAGGCCTTCTACGTGTATAGCAAGAAGGGTGATGAGGTGGTAGCGGGTCCGTTTGATTCAAAACAACGCGCAGAACGCGAACGAGCCGCTGGCGACAAACATGATCTGATCGTCATGACCGAGCGCGATATTCAGAACAAGCTGGGTCTATAATCCGAAGAGGTAGCGATGTTCAATAAAGAGGAAATTCTAGAAAAACTGGATGCTCTTCTAGAGGACTGGAAAGCCGCCCATACGCTAGAATTCCTTGATGAGGTGGCGATGAAACGGGTTGTTCGCGGTGGCAAGATTGTCCGCAAGGTCAAGGTCAAGCGCAAGGGCTTTAAAGTCGTTCGGAAGGGAAATGTCGTTAAGTTTGTTCGCATGACTCAAAAAGAGAAGCGAGCACGACGCAAAGCAGCACGTAAAGCGTGGCGTGTCGGGAAAGCGGCACGTAAACAGAAAGCCAAACGGTCTATGATCCGTTCAAAAGTCCGAATGAAAACCCTATACGGAAAATAATCATGCTACTGATTGAAAATGAACTAATCGCAGAATCCTCCAAAGAAGGTAAGGACTGGTATATTGAAGGGGTTTTCGCCCAAGCCGAAACCGTCAATAAAAACCGTCGCATCTATAAAGAGGCAACCCTAGATCGGGAGGTGAAACGCTTCTCCGAGGAGTATGTTGCCACGCGGCGTGCCGTAGGTGAGCTATCCCATCCTAATGATAGCCAAATCAACCCAGACCGCGCCGCCATTCTGATTACGGAAATCGCCAAGGAAGGCACCGATTATCTTGGTAAGGCCAAGGTCCTAGACACCCCGTGTGGGAAGATCATCCAAGCAATGCTTGAAGGTGGTGTGGTCCTTGGCGTATCAACACGTGGTAGCGGCTCGGTTAAGGCCCTGAAGGAAGGCATTTCAGAAGTCCAAGACGACTTCCGCCTGTTTACCGTAGATGCCGTCATGAATCCGTCAGCCCCGAAAGCACTGGTTAATGCCGTCTATGAAAATGAAATGGCAATCGAAAATGCACTAGGGTCCAATCATGCTCTATTTGAGGAGTTCATGCAATTCCTAGAGCAGAAGAAAGCCGCAAAGAATATCCCAAGCAAGGCCGAACGTGAACGGGCCATGTTTGAATCCGCCAAGGCCGCGCTGGCCAAAATCATTGGCGGTTAAATAGTTTCATCAATGAATCATTTCTGGAGGCATTATGCCAAAGATTAACACGGAAGCCCGACTGAAAGCCATCCACGGCCTTGATAAGCTTCATGAAGGCGAGAAGGATGACGCCGACGATAAAGATATGGTCGACGACAAAGACGACGCGGAAGACAAGGCCGACGAGAAGGACGTCAAGGAAGGCAAGAAGCCTGTCAAAGAATCCAAGAAGAAAGTCAAGGAAGAAGACGCGGACGACTCCGAAGACGATAAAGAAATGGATGACGACGCCGAGGATGACTCCGAAGACGACGTCAAAGAAGGCAAGAAAGGTGGTAAGAAGCCTGTCAAAGAATCCAAGAAGAAAGTCAAGGAAGACGACGAAGATGTCTCGGATGATGAAGACGACGCTGAAGACGATGACGCTGAAGATGATGAGAAGGACGATCTAAAAGAATCCTTCGGTACGCACTTCAAGGCAATCTTTGAAGGCACCGAACTTTCCGAAGAGTCCATCGGCAATCTTTCAATCCTATTTGAAAGCGCCATTGGTGCCGAGGTGAATAAGCGCGTGAAGGCCGCCACCAAGCGTCTACAGGAAGAGAAAGAGCTGGAAGTTGCTGCCGCTAAAGCCGAGCTGGAAGAGCAAGCCGACCAGTACCTAACCCATGTTGTCAACGAATGGGCCGAAAAGAATCGGGTCGCCCTGCGTCATAGCGTGAAGGTGGATATCATGGAAAGCTTCATCGGTGGTATTCGTAAGCTATTCCTCGAGCATAATTTCAATATCCCCGAAGCCGATATCGCCAAGGTAGACGAGCAGGCCGAAGAAATCACCAATCTGAAAGATAAACTCGCTGAAGCTGCCAAGGAAGCCGCCAAGGTTGAGAAGGCCCTAGACGACGCCAAGCGCAAGATCGCCTTCACGGAACTAACCGAAGGTATGTCAACTCTTGACAAAGAGAAGATGCGCGAACTAGTCGAAGGCAAGACCTACACCAGCGCCGAAGCTTTCGCTCATGGTGCCAAGATCATCAAGGAAGGCTATTTCACCAAGAAAGCCCTGAAGATGGTAGCCGAGGAAGCCCCGATCATTTCAGAAGATGAAGAGGTCCCTTCCCCGCGCAAGAAAGCATCAGACGACTACATGACCCGTCTTGCTTCCATGATGCGGTAATTCTCGGCGCTATATAAAGTCATGCGCAGAAGACACGGATACAACCAAAGCCATAGCGTGCATACAGGCCGTTTGTCTTCTGCCTCACTATAAATAAATTTGTCAATTTTTCAAATCCCTCCGAGGTAAACAAACATGGATGAATTCCTAAACGAGAATCAAGACCCCACGCTGGTTGCTAAGTGGGCTCCTATTCTTGAGCACGCTTCAATGCCCAAGATCGAAGACGGTTATCGTAAGCAAGTAACGGCTGCTCTACTGGAGAACCAAGCCGCTGAGAACAAGCGCCAAGCTCTAAACGAGTCAACCCCCACCAACGTTACCGCTGGTACCGCTAAGTATGACCCAGTGCTGATGTCAATGGTTCGTCGTACCGCCCCCGCGATGATCGCTTTTGATGTTTGCGGCGTTCAGCCAATGAGCATGCCAACTGGTCTAGTGTTTGCCCTGCGCAGCCGCTATACCTCCCAGTCTGGTACGGAAGCTCTGTGGCAAGAAGCCAACACCGCTTTCTCTGGTACTGGTACCCACACCGTCGGCGGCGTAATGAACGTTGTTCGTAAAGGCGGCCTGACTTCTGGTAGCACCTCAGTTACCGTAGGCGACGGCGCTGGTAAGGTTGCCCAAGGCATGCTGGTTTATGGTGAAGGTATCCCCGCCAACACCACGGTTGCTTCAGTATCTGGTACCACCGTTACCCTGAGCAACGGCGCTACCGCTACTAACACTGACGCTGTTCTGAGCTTCGTCCCGACCGTCGGCTCCGCTATGAGCACCGCGCAGGGTGAAGGCGACATCGCCGCCCAGATGGGTGTATCAATCGAGAAGATCGCTGTTGAAGCTAAGACCCGCGCCCTGAAAGCCGAGTACTCAGTCGAACTAGCTCAAGACATGCAAGCCGTACACGGTCTTGACGCCGAGAACGAACTGATCAATATCTGCAGCAACGAAGTTCTTGCTGAGATCAACCGCGAAGTTCTGCGCAACATCTATAACGCCGCTAAACTGGGCGCTATCAAGGACACCACCATCCCAGGTATCTTCGACCTACAGAAAGATGCCGACGGCCGCTGGTCAGCCGAGCGCTTCAAGGGTCTGCACTTCGCCATCGAGCGCGACGCTAACGGCATCGCCTTCGACACCAAGCGCGGTAAAGGTAATATCCTGATCGTTTCCGCCGACGTTGCTTCCGCCCTGGCCGCCGCCAACATCCTGAGCACGAGCAATCTGGATGTGAACGTTACCAGCGACTGGACTAAATCAACCTTCGTTGGTACGATTCACGGTCGTATCAAGGTCTACGTCGACCCGTATGCTGAGCATGACTTCTACTGCCTCGGTTACAAAGGCGATAGCGCCATGGACGCAGGTCTGATCTACAGCCCGTATGTTCCTCTGCAACTATACCGCGCTGTTGATCCCGCTTCCATGCAGCCGAAGCTGGGCCTGAAGACTCGTTATAGCCTTTCACAGAACATTCTGTTCAACGCCCAGCAAGCTGTTCGTAGCAACGCTTACTACCGTATCGCCAACGTTACTAACGTGATCTAATCACCTTAGCTGACTAAGCAAAAAGCCCCTAGGATTAATTTCCTAGGGGCTTTTCTTTTCCTACTCTAATACAAACTTGATTTGACCGCAGTCCCAAATCCGCCTATATCCATTACGCCAGCAGTTTTCCGCCTCGGTCTCAACGGGGTTATAATTTTCCTCCCCTAACATCTTCGCTAGGTTCCTGTGCATGAAGCTATGGCGATTGTATAGCGTCCGCCCCTTTAGCCACCTGTAAGACGGGGTGCTTAGACCCTTCTCAATAAACCCGTTATTACGATACACGTCACCATTTGACCTAGAAAAATCTGCATAGGAAACCACAGACCCTTTATACAGTTCGCGGAATGCTTTCAGACATTTTGAAAAGCCGCCGACTACCGTGGTGTTCAATGCGCTTGCAAACCGCACTAGCTCCCAATCATAGGATTTGTCAAATCGTGCCTTGTTCCAAGCCATGACAGACACCAGCTCCTCACCATAATATAAGCCAACCCATATGGAACACGGGGCTCCGCCTTGGATGTGGGTTTCGTTCAGGAAGTCGTGACCCGTCTGGTAGTCGATCATCTTCACGACGCACTTGCGAGCATGGATGCGCCGATCCGTCTTCCCCAAGATGCTCTTGATCATGGATGATACTATGGGCCACTTCGTCACCACCTCAATGTCCGTAAAATGAACAAGGCGAATCCCAGCATCTTTGGCCCAGATACTTTTTTCTAGGTGCCGTTTCTTGGTGATTTTATCCGATTCCCGATCCCACGATGAATGCCAGTAGACCCCGTTGACTTCAAATCCCACCTGCTTTTCTTCAACCCAAATATCAATCTCCTTCCCGTCTGGTAGAATGGTGCGGTTATTGGCTTGAGCTACTAGACCTAGAGCCGCAATCAGTTCATGGATGGCGTATTCGGGTTTTGTGATCAGGTCCTCATTGTTGGCAACCCATTCCTTGAAAGCATCGGATTGGAAAAAGTACGGAACTCCATACTTTTCCATACAGGTCTGCTTATATTTCTCCTGCATCGCTGCACGATCCACCGTCGAGTGGAATTCCTTCATCCGCATTTTGAAATGGTCTGTCTTTGCAATGTGGTCAACCCCGTAACGTTGTTTAATCGTCTCGCGCTGCTTCGCTATACGAGCCGCATGGTCCATCTTCGCCACCGCTTCCTTATGATGCTCGATATAATCAGGATCGGCGTCGCGGCACTTGATACTACACCAATGGGCGGTCCCCTTCCATCCGATTTTAAAGTTAGCGATCTTCAATGGCGAACCACACAGATTGCACTTCCTACATTCGACACCATTATATGTCAAATAAAGACTGGTGTTTTCGTCCTTGTGGGGGGTGACGGCCAACGCTGCCCGAAAGAATTCCGCGTTCTGCTTCTTCTTCATCCTTGACGGGTTCCCGTTCTTATCCAGCAGATACTTTTCAATGTTTTCCTTCGTGATGTCCATAGCGCAAAGACCTGTTAACCGATACCCCATGATAGCAAAAAAGGCCCGATCCTGTCAAATACAGGTCGGGCCTTTTGTTTATTCCGTCACACTATCAGCCACGTGGCTTCAGGTTCCGCGTGTCCACTTCCATCAGAATACAGTCCACTAGGCGGATTGTGGTTACCATACGCTGGACCCCGCCTGCGCTTTGTACACCAGCCGAACCACCTGCTCCTTGATTGAAATTCAGACCAAAGCCAAAGCCGCCACCTGTGGATACCGTCTGGACCGCAGTCGTTTCAATAAGACGATGTCCAAGGATGTGGTCCAGTCCCTCAACCACTGTAACGCGCTTGTATGGGACATCATCTGGGTATACGGTCTGATCTTCACCTGCTTCAAACTCCTGCACACTCATTGGGCGATTGTTCAGACCATGAACCGCTTTGCGCAGAATCTTCATGCGGGGACCACACTCACCACCAGCATAGCGCGAAACGTTGGCCGAGGGGGTGATGATCGGGGTAGCCTGTACGCTTACAGGACGAACACTGAGGTAGCGGCTATTCGTATTGTTGTTTACGTTACCACCCGTCCCTGCCGCCTGAGCCGCCGACTGGCTGTTTTGGTCTTGCTGTTGATGCTGGTGATTATTCGTCGTGATAGTCGGCTGCACGTTAGCCGTCACGCTAGGATCATTGTTGACAATCGGGCTATTCTGGCTGCATGAATTATACGCATCACAACCATGGGCATCTGCTTTCTTCAGGCTGCATGTCTGGATAGCGGCAAGCGCGCCAATCACTGCGGCCATAACGGCCAGTTTCTTCATCGTTTCCATATGTGCCACTCCTTTTAATCGTGTTTGATTGGAAGCAACCCTGCTTCCATGGTTAGAACTGTATCCTATGTCGGTCTGATTGTCAACCAGTTAGAAATAGGGTGGAATGAACGCATCAAAATGGGCAATGAGTTCATCAATCGGGACGGGTTGATACTGCCAGCAGTCTACCCCTACGTCCACCTGCTTCACCCCGTTGAAATGAACGGGTCCGTATTGACCATGGGTGTGTCCTGACAGGTAGACATGTTTTTCGTAGTCGAACCCGTTTTCAATTTCCATCACGTCCTCCACCGTCCATGGAAGATGTCGCATATGGATGACCCGCCCCCTCCGTTCCCAGTGGAAGACAGGGACCACCTTCGACCATACGGATAGTTCCTGCACCGACTTTTGATCATGGTTCCCGACGATCAGACATTGACGGCCGTTGAGCTTCTGTAGGCGCTCCTCGGCGTAGTGCCCCTTCCCAAGGCAGACATCCCCCAGATTGAAAACCGCATCATCGGGCTTGACGTTGGAGTTCCATAGTTTGATCAGGCACTCATCCATATGTGCAACATCCTTAAACGGCCGTGCGCAATAATGGATGATGTTCTTATGACCGAAGTGGTGGTCGGAGGTAACGAAGACGGTCATTTTTGTTTCCTCAGTTCGCGGTATTCGTCGGTGGTGATTTTGAAAACGATATCACCAGCGCGGCAGACGATACCTTCATTCATATCTCCCAGCAGGGTCCAGAACGCGTCCTTCTCCGCAAGGAAAAGCAGGTCGTTGCGCAGCTCTGCCCGATCCGTGATAGTAGGAAGCAGCTCGCTATCGATACTGAAAAGACCCGTGCTGAACATGAGGATGTGCTCGCCGCCTGCTGCTCTAATCATATCCATCATGATCGTATGGTACGTATGTTCATCGACTGGCATCATGCTGTCCGATTCCACAATGTCGATGACCGCAATGGCGAGATCATTAATAATCCTATACGGCACCTTGACATAGACGTGATTCATGCCGTCCTTATACCCAAGGGGCTTATAGAGCACTTCGGCGATTACCGTAACGTTCTCAGGTAAGCTCTTGACAACCAAACTATCCTCCAGTGTATGGAAGAGTTTGGCATATGCGTGGCAGCGCATGGAACGCGGGTTGTGGTCAATGAACTGTCGAGCTGACTCGATACGAGCAACCCTTGAGGTTCCCATGACGAATTTCCCGTCTTCTTTCCAGAATCGGATACCCGCGCCGTCCACCTTTAGATGAAGGTCGATCTTTTCGGCATTCAAAACGGCCTCGAATTGATCGTCTGTCAGGTTTTCCAGATGGGGGATTGAAACGCGCTTGAGATTCATGGTGTATAGTTCTCCGTATTGTTAGAAGAATCATAGCACCATAAATCCAAGATGTCAATAGGATAGACGGTAATTGATCGTCCCCTGTGAGCCCGTGATATCGTTCATCGCCGCCTTACTGCCGATTATCTGAAGTTTGGCCTCCCCAGAATTGATGAATGAAAACTTTGTCACACCGTTGCGCCATGCCGTCTTGTCCAAGTTCACCTGCCAATAGTCCTTTCCAATGAGAATCCGTCTCATTTGTTCCATGCTGCGAGAACAAGCATTCAGGGCTTCGGCTGTAGACCGACTGAAGAACGCAGTGATGGAGCTATCCAGATACTCAATGATCCTAGGGTCCACCGCTTCCCCTAGCAGCCTAATCTCATTGGATACCCGATATCTGTCTTCTGCCAAGACCCCCTCCCTGATCGCCTCATAGACTCCATAGGTGTCATGAATCCCCGTCCCTAGAATGTAATTGATTCCATATTCGTAGAGGACGTGCTTGGACTTCTGCTTTTTGAAAAGGTCTGCTGTCGTGACCCCTCTTGCTTTGGCAGCAGCCACTACCCCACTGAAGACCGAAGGTTCAAGGTCGCCCTCTAATCCACCAATCAGGATATTTGAAAAGAATGAAGCCGCCGCCCCTGCACCGTACTTACTGGACAGTGCTGTCAGCCCGTTAGCCGTCTCTACGAATGAATCAACACCGCTAAAGCTAGGATCGGTGGGGAGATAGAATGCAGTCGGATGCCAGACCCACGGACCGTTACCACCTGATAATGCGTGAACCCCAATCAGCACCTCCCCAAGATAACAGCCTAGGGTATCCCTTTCATGCGGATATAGTTCATTGGAATCTAGGACTTCCCTAATATGGTCTGGTAATCCTAGTCGGATGGATTCATTCAATACGGATAGACTAGTAAACCGCTTGCATTCCACAACCGAATCGCCCCACTGGATTGTAACGTCATCACCCAGTGAGGTGAAGGCAAGGGAATTGATGGAGGCTAGGCTATTGTTTTTCTTCAGGGGCTTGGCTACTGATCCGTCGCTAAGCCATCCGTGGTCCTTGATTCTATATCGGCCGTTCCATTCACTACAGGGGATAACGGTAATCGGGGTTCCGTCTGCTAGGTGATATTTGGTCTCCCGACCGTCTATTGTATCATAGACGGCTGATATCCCCCTCGTCTTTGTTACAACTTCAGCCTTTCCCTGAAAATACTTCCTCCATTTTGTCACCCCAGCACTCGCCATAGTAAGACCCCGCTTTTTCTTTGATGTTCAGCGGGGAAGGGATATCGATCAGTTTCAGGAGCAGTTTATTTGCCCTGATCTTTTCCAGATAATCCTGCATCTTGTCGTCCCTATAGAGGCATTGAGCCCCCTTGGCAAACATGATACGTGCGAAGGCAGTGACAACCCTCACCTTTTCTTCAACGCTGAACGTCTTGTTAATGTTATTTGCCACCGAGATAAAGGAGGTGATATCGGCTTCTGGGTCACCGAAGAGCCGCGAAGCAATCGCCTCCGTGTTACTAATGAACTGCATTTCTTTCCGTGCGGGGATTCGATAGGTTCCGTCCCCGTTCTTGATATATTTTTCACGCAGGCCCATGGGGACGCTGAATGACAGCATGTTCGTATAGACACACTCTACCCGACCGCACTTCCATAGGTCGATATACTCTGCCGTCTTCCATGTAGCAGCACGCAGCAGCCACTTATGGAAGACGCCACGAATCCCCATTACCTGATCATCCCATGAGGAAGACCTGATGAACCGTTCCCAGCCAATCGGTTTCCCATTAACGTAGCACGTCTTCTCTAGATCGATCTGGACGACCTTCCCCGTTCGTTCGTAGTGCCACAGAGTGATGGCTTGCGTGCTATCTTCCTTCATGGCAATCAACATGAACTGCTGGTCATCGATATCCCAGAGAGGTCCGAGACGTGCGGTATCGCTGATCATGAGATCAACATCGCCCATTGAAGGCTTATAGTTGAGGAAGGCCGCGTCGCTGATGTTCTCGTTAAACAGGAACTGAGTAGACCCTGATGCTACATTCATCGGATGAAACACGGGACGGTTAAAGCCGATAGTCTGGAATGGTGTCGTGCTGCCATGATCAGCATACACCACCTGATCCATGGCAAGGATTAGGTTCACGAGATCGGTTTTGAACTGCTGGCGTGTAACCGCACCGACGGTCTTCTCACTAGCCGAGAAGATGATGCGTTCAGCGCGTTTCCCGTCAATCATTGCATTGCCGCCCATAGATCATACCTCCAACAACAAAAAGCCGCTTGATACCCGTTATCATATACGGATCAAGCGGCTTTGTCAAGCTTTAAACTTTGATGAATTCTGCGAGCTGGGCTTTGTTCATCGCGCCAGTGTGTCGCTTCAGGACGTCACCCTCATCGTTCAGCAGGATCAGGGTAGGGACGCCACGGACGAGGTGTTTTGCGGCAACATCGGGGTGTTCATCAATGTCCACTTCCTCCACCTGAACGGGCAGGTTGCTTTCGGAAATGGTTTTGGAAAGGGCTTTGCAGGGTTGGCACCATTCGGCACTTAGCTTTAGTAGTTTCATAATATGTCCTCATTATAGAAGGAAACCTAGAGCTTATCACCCCAGGCTTCCGTTGTCAAATCATTGGCAGGCTTCGCAGACGTTTTCTTGGGCAGCCTTCACCCCTGCTTGGGTGTAAACGTAGTACAGGCCCTTGATATACGGATCATGAAATGCCGCTGAATGAACTTCTGCAATCCATTCAGGTTTCTCTTCCGCGCTGAAGAACAGGTTAAGCGACTGACCCTGATCAATGAACCGCTGGCGAGCCGACGCCATCCTTAAAACAGCCATTTGGTTAATTTCAAAGGCCGTTTTGAAAACCGCTTTCTCTTCATCGGTTAGCCAGTCTACATGCTGGACGCTGCCAAAATGTGCGGTTAGATCGCGCAGAACTTTCTTCGTATAGACTCCCTTCTTCTTCATGATCGCCAGAAGAGTAGGATTCACGCGGTCAACGTCACCACCTGCCGACTTCTGAGTAAACACCATCGCGGGATCGGGGTTGATGCCCTCGCTAACCCCGCCCATCAGAAGGGCCGTTGATTTGGTGGGGGCAAGAGCAATTAGATGCGTATTGCGTACACCATAACCTTTACACCATTCGGGTTCGCCGAGGATGGACGCCATATCCTTTGTTGCCCGCGTGGCTTCGGCATGAATTCTTACCGCAATCTCCTGACTAAGCATATGAGCTTCAAAGGACTCAAACGGGATCATCTTGCTTTGGAACAGGGTGTGCAGTCCACACTGTCCAAGGCCAAGAGCACGAGACCTCTCCGTAAACCGTACCGCCTTTTCTAGCCCTTCAATTTCCCGTGCGCGCTGGATGAATTCTTCTGCTACGCAATCGAGGAATACCGTGGCCCAGTATGGCGCGTCGGTGTCTTTCCATTCATCCCAGCGAGCGTCATTCATGGAAGCCAGAATACATGTAAAGATGAGATCGGAATCTGAGTGGAGCATGACTTCGTTGCACAGGTTGCTCGCCTTGATCGTCAGACCTTTGTCCTTGTAAATCTGCGGTGCTTGGCGGTTGGCCTTATCAACGAACAGGAAATAACCTCGCCCCGTGACCATCTTCATCTTCATGGCGCGCTGAAATCGCCTAACTGCTTCGGGGTCCCCGCTATCCAGACGGGCAATGAATTCATCACTAACGTTCCAGCCGATATTGCAATCATCGGGTTCCGCCATGATGTGGTCTACTAGCTCATCAAAGTCTGGGTGATCAATCTCAAGATAACCAGCCCATGCGCCGCGACGCGACGATCCCTGAGATACTTCCCGCATATCCTGAACGTGGCCTTTGAAAACGGGTACTACCCCGTTCGCCTTACCACCCGTTGAGATGGGAGCACCTCGGTGGCGAATGTTACCAAGATATGCCGAAGTGCCGAAACCGTGTTTAGTGAGAACCGCCGTCTCCAGACGATTCTGGTAGAAGCCGTGGATGCTATCCTCAATAACGCCACCTGAACATGAGACGGGTAGCGCCCGCGTAGTCCCCATATTGGCAAGCACTGGGGTTGATAGGGAGACCCATCCTTTCCAGAATAGATCAAAGAACTTTTGTTCCGCCCCTTCGTATAGCGGTGTCCCCTCTAGGTGCTTGGCCGCCGTCTTGGCGATACGTTCAAACTGACCGCGCACCGAGCGCCCGTCGGTCTGATATTCATATTTGCTCTTGAATAGCTGATAGCCACCAGTTGTATACCACTTAGGTACAAGCCCTTCTTTCTGCAGGGCCTTGCGTTCATTACTAAGACGTGTATAAACGTCTTGTTCTTTTTCAACGTCGGACATTTCCGAATCCTGTTTCTGTTAATGGTTTATGATTTAGGGCGAGGTATAACTCGCCCGTCGTTTTAATTATTTGTTTAGAACGGGATCGGGGGCCTTCCAAACAAACCCGCGTTCATCCCACTGGCGATGGTATTCACGACCTGTGCCGCTGAAAAAGTCTACAAACTGATAATCATTAATCGACTTATAGAACCACTGTGAAACAAGGTTATCCTTCTCGCTAACCTTATAGATCGGCTTCATGTTCAGCATATGAAGGACTTCATTAATACGCGACTTGATGAACACCTTCATTTGGTTCTTCGAGATGCCTTCAATCTCGCCCTTCTCGAAAACCATTTCTACGATCTGTTCTTCATGTTCGTAGATAGTCTTCGCGCCTTCCACGATAATCTTTTCAATCGCCGCCCGTTGCTCTTCGGTGTAGTCTTTCGTCTTCAGGTGGTAGCACCATGCGCCGCCGATGCAATGGAAGTTTTCATCACGCACTGAGAAGTCCAGACCGCGCACAACGTTGGCCAGTTTGTTACGGCCGTTGGCTTGGAAGCTCTTCAGGAATGCGAAGGATGAATACAGGACGACGCCCTCAACAAAGGAGAACATCGCAAGGGAAACCGCATCATCAGGATGGCCGATAATCTCGCCGATATGTTCAATCCGCGCCTTCAGGGTCTCGTTGTCCAGATATGAGAGATAGAACTCTGGCGTGTCGACGTGCAGGAGCTGATTAATTTTGTTATAGAAGGGAGCGTGAACGGCAAGTTCAAACATGCTGAAGACGGAGGCCATGCGGTGGAATTCGGCACCGTCGAATATCTTTTTAAAGCGCCCTCCCCAGTATTCGTCACCCGCATGGGTCTCATATAGGGAGAATAGTTTCAGGGTAGTGATAACCCCGTGCTTCTCAGCTTCCGTGAAATTGGTCAGCACGTCATGAATATCTTTTTCTACTTTAATCTCATCGGGAAGCCAGAACACCGATAGCTGCTGGGTAGCAAAGTCAATCGGCTCTTGGAATTCTTCAACGGGGAGCAGGTGTTTTTCAATCATTTTTAAATACCCTCAAGTCTATCTTAATCAAAATGGTGAACCATTTATGGCACAACGTGAATTGAACTTCCTGAACATCAACTCCTTCGTGATGGAGATCGCTCGTCTACCTGTCATGAAGTTTAGTGTACAGGAGGTCACCTTCCCCGACACTAGCCTACCTGAAGTGAAGATGGGCAACCCCTTCCGCGCAATCAATGCCACTGGTGATCATATCACGCAAGAGGACTTCACATTCACGTTTGTTGTGGATGAAGCCATGGCGAACTATAGAGCCATCCTTTCATGGATGAAGGGTCTATCGTTCCCAGACTCCTATGAACAATACGATAATTTTATCAACGGCAATACGGGGAGTCAAGAGCTGCTGACCCTATCAAACAGCAGGATCGGGAATCAGTATAGTGACATCACCGTAACGATCCTCACTAACCACAAGAACCCGTCGATCAAGTATACCATGAGGGACTGCTTCCCTGTGAACCTAAGCGGGTTCTCGGTCAACGTGACGGATACGGACACCACACCAGTGACGGCAACCTGCTCAATGAAGTTCACGGGTTTCGACATCGAGGTGCTTAAAAAGTAATCAATAGAGGGTGATCTTTCGTGGTCACCCTTTTTTGCTTCTTCAATGAAATCAAAGGGTTCCGTCGGAACGGAATTTCTCTTTAAGATAACGATTAAAGGAACCCTAAGGACGAATAAGGGAGCATTAGGATTCCATAACGCCCCTATCGGGGCGCATGGATGGTGCCTAACGGCCCCATCCATGGGATCAATAGGATTGAATCTATAGGATACCAAAAGGATACGCGGCGGTAGCCGCACGCCCAACGGGCGTCTATTGGACATCAAGGACCCATGACCCTATAGAACGGAATTTCTCTTTAAGATAACCATTGAGGGGACCATAAGGAACCCTAAAGGAATCAATAGGTTAACTATAGGATTCCATGAAGGGACCCTATAGGACTACAATAACCGAAGGTTCGATGGCGGCCGCTATGCGGACCGCCATCGAACGCCCAAATTCCCGCCATAGGCGGGGAATTTGGGCCTATATGGATATTAAGGACAATAGGACCATTAAGGACACCTATAGGACGATTACGGACACTATAGACCCACAACCCCCGCCCATGTGGTGGTCTGAATTGATCTTTTTTACCTTCATTGATGCCTGATTCACCAATCAACAAAAGCCGTCCTCCTCTCCTCAAAAAGAGGCTTCACAGACCCCTATTTTTCTAGATGTTTTCGTGACCTACTTTCATGTTTTCATCAGAGATAGGGTCTCCGTATCACCAAAACCATCAAAAACTCAACGATTTTCATAGAATGGCTTTCCATGCGGGTCTTCAGGCGGTCTCCAGATTCGACCCCTCAAAAACTCCCAAAAAGTGTAACTGAGATGTAACTTGGTGAAATCCGTCACTTTACCGCCCATCAGACCGATGAACGGCTATTGCTTTCCCGTCCCATGCGCGGATAATGAACATCATCGAAACGGAGAACCAGAATCATGAAATCCAAAGTCGCAGTCCTCTCCCTGATCCTTCTGGCCGCATGTGGTGGAGGTGGTACCTCCACAGAGCCGACGAAAGCCCCTGAAGCGGATATCGTCATTCCTGAGACGCCAACCACCGCCGAGCCCCACGCTGCGGTTGAAACCGAACAACCAAAGGAAGAACAACATCCGCAGAAAGAAGACAGTCTTGATTACCTGCCGTATCTGGACCCTAACGTAGGAGGCGGGTATCAGCCACATGGCGATTCGCCCTCATGGGAACACGAGGAAAGACGGGAAGGTGACGCGGAACCTTCTGATGAGATCCTCAAATGGATTAACATTGGCGTAGTTCGATCCATCAATGAGAACAAGATGACGGGCGGCGAACTTGTAGAGCAACTGGCCGAAGAGATGGAAGGTATGACGTTTGACCGCACCATGAACAAATATGTTGGCGAGTGCCAGAATCAGGACAACTTCAGCATCCTTAGCGAAGAGGAGAAAGAATCCGAGTATCAGTATCTCGGGGCTTGTATCGGTGCGGCCTACGGATACTGGGCTCTGGTCCACGGTACCGAAGAGACTAGGGGGAACCCTTATCAATGCGTTAACAAGGGATTCTGCGGTTACATCTTCGACTGGTACAAATAAGGGTTGACATGGTGAACGGGATTGGTTAATATCAACCAATCCTTAACCAAAGAGGAGATTCGAGAATGAAAGCAAAGATGATTGCAGTAGCTGTAGCAGGTATGCTGGTTGGTTGCGGTAGCGGCGGTTCGGTTGAGTTCCAAAGCCAGAAGGGTGAACCCGAAGTTCTGGTTGTTGATGAGTTCCAATATCAAGAGGCACTGAAACCAGCCACCAATGAAGTTCCAGAGGCGGATATGTCTCCTTATGGTCTGGTTCAGGAAGAGAAACCCGAATATACTGGTTCCGTGAATGGTGAAAGTCTGGTATATGATCGCGGGGAACTTCTCATCACCCAGCACGGGGAAGGCGCTTTCAATGAGGTAGAAGAGCTGGCAATCTGCGAACGCGAGGGGCTTCAGGATCAAGAGACCTGCCAACGTGCCCTATCCCTGATCGAGACTGGTATCAGCGAGGCTAAGGGTGAGTTTGATAAGAACCCACAAGCATTCCAGATTCAATCCAAGGCGATCGTCGGTACGGCCGAGAACACCATCAAGCGCCAGACGAAACGCGACGCCACCTACCCCGAGGTCATCGAGTTTCTGGTTATGTCGACGCTAGAGGAAGATACCTTTGAAAACCGCTACGCGGCAGCGGGGTATACAATCGCAACCTACTACTATGTTCGCGGAATCCCCGAAGGTCATTCCAAAACAGAGAACCCTGGCCTCTGCGCCGACAAGGGCTACTGCGGCGACCAATACCTGAAGCATCAATGGAACTAATCCATTAGAAGCGCAAAGGGACGTTAGGTGTGAACCTAACGTCCCTTTTTCGTTGATAAATTCCTATATGCGCAAAAGTCAATAGGAATATCATCATGGTTGACGTATACATTACCAAACATAGCAATGTGTATATCAGGATTGAAGCCGAACCCTCTATCCGCATGGGGATGGCGGAGCATTTTGCCCGATTCGTGAAGGGGTATCAGTTTCAACCCAAATACAAGGCCCGTATCTGGGATGGGAAGATTCGATTCTTCCAATATCAGACTGGCCTCATCTATGCTGGCCTGATCAATCGCCTGCTGGATTATTGCCGCGAGAACGAGCTGTCGGTTCGAATCGATCCATCCGTGAAGGAGATGTTCAGAGGCGACAGGGAAGAACGGGTCAACGAATACGTCAACGGCCTTGTGATGTCAGCTCATGGGAAGCCTATTGAGTTCCGCGACTACCAGAAGAAGGCCATTTCTATCTGCATGACCCAAAAGCGGAAGCTGATCCAATCGCCGACCAGCAGCGGGAAATCGTCCATCATCTACGGGATTTGCCGCTACCTGCTGGATAACGTCTTTGACCGAGGTGAGCGCATTCTTGTGATTGTTCCGACAATCGGTCTAGTAACACAATTGAAAAGCGACTTTGCCGACTATAGTTCGTTGAATGGATGGGACGCGGACGCTAATATGGTCCTGTCCACCGACGCCAAGGGCTCGCGCAACGAACGCACTCCTATCCTCGTTTCAACATGGCAATCCGTGTTTCGCCTACCAGCCGAATTCTTCAGCCAGTTTCGTGCCATCATCACGGACGAGGTTCATCAGGCAGCAGCCAATAGCCTTGTATCCATCGGTCAGAAATGTAACGCCGAGTTCCGCATCGGGTTATCAGGTTCCATCAATGAGGAGGACGAGGCCACCGACATGACCCTGACGGGCATCTATGGAACCAAATATGTCACGGTCACCACCAAGCAACTGATGGACGAAGGGACGGTGGCCAAGCTCAAAGTCAACTGCATTCAACTCAAGTATGAGAAGAACGACTTCAGCGGCACCTACCAGAAAGAGATTGAGTATATTGTTCAGAACGAGGATCGCAACCGTCTGATCATGGATATGGCCAATGAGCTGGAAGGCAACGTCCTAATCCTGTTCGGTCTGGTGGAGAAGCACGGGAAGCCGCTGAAGGAGCTATCCAAGAAATACGACAAGGAGCTGTTCTTCGTGTATGGCGGCACCGACGTAGACGACAGGGAGAAGATCAGGAAGTTAGCGGAGACTCACAAGAAAGGTTGCATCATCCTCGCCTCCTACCAGACCTTCTCCACTGGTGTGAACATCCGCAACATTCGTCATATTATCTTCGCCAGCCCTACTAAATCCTTCTCACGGGTGATTCAGTCCATCGGGCGGGGGCTACGGACGAGCTTGACAAAGACCCATTGTGACGTGTATGATTTGTTCGACGAGATTAGAGGGGATTACAAAGACCCGTCTAGTTTCAATTACACGTTCAAGCACTTTCTCGAGCGCGTGAAGATTTACGTGAAGGAAGGGTTCGAATATACTGTGAACAAGGTTGACATCAAGGTTAACAAAGAATGAATCGTCCGCCCATTGGCGGGGGATCAATCGAGGCTTCGGCCTGCTGTGCCAGCGTAGCAGAACAGCGGCCACCTTTTCCAAATTGAGGACATGTGACCATGAGTGATAACGACGAGCTGTTGCAGGACGAGGTTCCCGATCAAACTTCCCTAGTCCGATTGATGACGGGCGAGTATGTCATCGGTGTGATTGATGAGGAGCTGAGTGAGGAATTTGGGATGATGACAATGCTCAATCCATGCCTAATCAACTTCATCGAAGACGCCACCAAGGTACGGATCAGCCACTATAACAAGCTGTCCCGTGGGAACTATGTCCTATTCACGGACAATGCGATCATGCAATTTGAAAGCCCAAGCACACCGCTCCTGAAGCTGTATATCGAGTTTGTTACGGGTGAGGAAGCCCCCGAGCCCCAGTATCTGACCGAAGACGACGATGGCGAAGAAGCCCCGAAGAAGGAAAAGCGGGTGTTGCATTGATCGACGATCCGTGTTATAATTCTTCCTTTCCGTTTCATCATTGAGGTATTCATCATGACAATTAGTTTCAATCCCGAACAGGCCCTATGGGTTGAGAAATACCGCCCCGCTACCATCGGCGAATGTATCCTTCCCGAGCGCGTGAAGAAGGAGTTTCGCGGATTCGTTGAAAGCGGCGACTTCCCTTCCATGATCCTTGCAGGTAGTGCTGGGATCGGCAAGACCACCGTTGCCCGCGCCCTGTGTCAAGAAATGGGCATGGACCACATCCTGATCAACGCGTCTAATGAGCGCGGCATCGACGTGCTACGGACCCAGATCAGCCAGTTCGCCTCTACAGTCTCATTCAGTGATAACCCAGTGAAGGTCATCATCATGGATGAGTTCGACCAAGCGACGCCCCTGCTACAGACGGCCATGCGCGCGGCTATTGAAGAGTTTACCAACGCACGCTTCATCCTTACTTGCGTCCCTGCAGGTACGCGCGTTTACACACCTAACGGTTATATTCCTGTCGAGGAAATGAAAGGCGGCGAACAAATCTTTACCGCCACTGGTGTACGCGAAAATAAGACCGTGGTTAAGTCTGTTGCAAAACGGCTTATTACCATTAAGACGGTTTGTGGTAACACTGTAACGGCAACACCAGAACATCGCTTCATGGTCGGTAATGAATGGAAACGAGCTGACTCGTTCGCGGTGGGTGACCGAATCCCAGTCTCTACCATGGCTGTATATGGTAAGAACTATCAGCGCAAAAACGATTTTAAAATCCCTCCTCATTCTGAATTTGTAAAGTTTTTGGATGAGAAGATTGCTTCAGGGGGGTTGTCTGATAGAAACCGCCCAGATTACGTCCTCATGACGAAGGCCATTTGGGATAGCCTAGACCCCGTTGTCATCCCACGTCTAATTGGCTTCATGAATGGCGACGGTGGTGTGACCGAACATAAAGCGGTTCATGCCGCATCAAAACGTATTGAGTGTCTTGAACGGGTTGCTGATGATCTAATTACCGTTTTCGGTAAGGATTCGTTTAGAAGTAATGCGCTGAAAATCGCACCTACTAGAAGTAATGGTCTTAAAATCCAGTTTACGGGCGGCATGGTTGCACTTGTGTTGGAATTTTTCGGGGCAACCGTCGGGAACAAAACCGAAAACGGTATCAAAACTCCGCGTTTCTGTTTTGAATCACAAGACTTTTTCTATGGATATTTTCAGGCGCTTTATGATTGTGAGGGTAATAAAATCACAATCACGAAGAACAATAAAACGGTATCTTCCGCCGTCCTTAGAATGAACACCGTTATTGACACGGGTCATGCTGAAGATATGGTTGATCTTCTTCAACGGTATTTTTCAATCGAAGGGAATATAAGGAAGTTCAAAACAAAATATCAGCGTGCTACATTCCGTTTGCGAGAAGGAGCTGCACCGAGGACAACGGTTGCAATCCAGATTTGTGAACAGGAAAACATCATGCGTTTCTTGGGTGTTTTCGGGAATCACTATGAACAATATAAGCGCGCCGATGACTTGATGGCTTATATCAAATATAAGCTAAACTTCGACGGGCGCAGGTTCATGGAGTTTCAAGACTGGCGTGACCGATATTACGCTGACGGTATCGTTAATGACGAAATCGCAAGCATTGTTGTAGAAGATGGGGAGTTTGATGTCTATGACTGTTCGCTAGACGCAGAGCATTCCTATATCACGAACGGGTTCATTTCCCATAACTGTAACTTCCCGAACAAGATCATTGATCCGATTCATTCCCGATGCCCGTCTATCTCCCTGACGGTCGCCAAGGATGAGAAGGTTGAAATGCTCACCGAGTTCGGCAAGCGCGTCTATGAAATCCTGAAGAACGAGGGCGTCGCTCATAGCAAGCCCGCCGTAGGGAAACTGATCATGCGCCTGTTCCCCGACTATCGGAAAATCCTGAACACCCTTCAGCGTATGTCCAAGACGGGGGCGAAGCTTGATGAAGAGGTCTGCGGCCTGATCGACAAGGATCTTGATATTTCAAAACTGGTCAAGCTGCTGGCATCGAAGGACTTTCCTGCTATGCGTCAATGGGTTGCCCAGAACGCACAGGATGATGTGAACCTGCTATATCGCAAGGTCTACGACAACCTGAAGGACATGCTCAAGCCCGAGTATATCCCTGACGCCATTATCAAGATCGCTGATTATCAATATCGCGGTGTCACCTCCCCCGATCCAGAAATCAACTTCGTGGCCTTCTGCATCGAGATGATGGGTCTGGAATACAAATAAGGAGATGTGATGGAATTCGATCTTTTCAAGGAATGGATTCCATCCATCAATACAAAGGACCGTTATTTGTATGAGGATGGAAACACGGAGGCGATTGAGGAGAAATACCCCGCCTTCATGATCAATCGGGCCATGTCTCAGTATGAGGACACCGTGCTGATTGCCGCTGAGGTAAGCAATCACCCAACGATGGACCCGAAGCTTCAATATGACCTCTATTACCACCTAGTCCCGAAAGGTCGTCGGTTTTCCAAATGGGCGAAAGCCACCAAGAACGACGATATAAATGCTATTGTGGAGTGCTATAACGTCTCTGTAAAGAAAGCCGAAGAGATTGCTCGCATTCTATCAGAAGAGGAAATCAATGGCCTAAAGGACTATTTGTTTAAAGGTGGTAGAAATGGATCGAATCAAGTTCGTCGGCAATGAAAGAGCCGCCGAGATTATCGGGGATATGGTAGAGGTGCTACTACCATCATCAAACAGTTTTCATATCATCCGCGAGACCCTACGACGTATTGGTCTTCAGGAGAATGAAACGAAAGCCCTGACGCAACAATGCTACCTGCTTCATAAACGGGGCAGGTACTATATCGGGCATTACAAGCTGTTTACGGAGATGGAAGGTCAGCCGCATAGTATGACGGCCTTTGACTATCTGATCCAGCGCCAAGCGGCTTCGCTATTGGAACGCTGGGGATGCTGTTCATTGGTCAATGAGGGTGAACGGATGAAGCGCGAGGACGGCCTGCGTCTATGCGTGGTTCCGAAAGCCAAGGAATACATGTGGCGCTTAATCTCCCCAGTTCGCGTCGGGCGATAAAAGAAGGGACAGGTCCTAAGAAGACCCGTCCCTTTTCTTTTTGTAAATATCCATTAGCCTACTATTTGGGATTGATAAACCATGGTACTAAACGAGAATAGCCTATACAGCACACCGCAAGAACGGGAAGAGCTGGTGGCGGATGTTCAGAAGGTAGCGGACGCGTTCTTCATCAACTTCCTAGGGACGATGGGTCTTGTATCAATTGATGCAGGGAAGACCGTCCTACGTCAGTCGATCATGGACGACGGGAAGCTGAAGATGATGAACGTAGGGGATGCCAACAAGGATATGTCCCTGAGCGTTAAGCTATACATGGAGACGGGGGGTATCACTAGTGCGACCGCAAATGAGATCAGCCGCCTGCTATTTGCATTGAAGCAACGGAAGGTCTCCAGCGGGTTCGATGAGGCCGAACTAAAGTCCATCGTTGGCGAGATCAAGATCACCAGCCACCGCCCAAGCCCGCGTATCCTGAAGCTGGTTAATTCATGGATGGATGGTGAAATCACCCTCCAGCAGTATAGTAAGACCCTATACATGTTAATTAAGGCGCTGAAGGTCTATCAGCCCATTGCATCCGAATTCATGGAGATTGCCCGTCGCTATCTGACAAACTTCGCGGACGTCAAGGGCAAGGAAGAAAAGAAAGAACCAGTCCTGAAGAAAATCACCCTAGCAGACCTGACCATGGAACCCATGGATTCAACGGGTTATGAGCGGGGGTATCAGCGTGATAGTGACGTGAATCTATCCATGGCTGCTAGTGCAGGTGGTGCGAAGGGGTTCGCCATGGACGCGCCGATTGAGTTCACACCGTCCAATTTTCAAAAGAAAGAGCAACCCGCCAAGACGTCAAAGGGTCTAGAGCTATCCCTAGACCCCATCGAGGAGCCGAAACAGACGAAGCCAGATATCCTGTCGATCCTTAAGACAGGCGACCTGTTACACGTTATCGAGGCATGGATTCGCGCTAACCCAGACGCAAACGGCGCGGACGCAATTTCCACCTTCAATGAAGCCCTGCGATATGTTGGCGAGAAAGAACGGCTCAAGATTGCCCTCAACACGGATAATGCTTTGAAGGTCTATAGTGATTTTGTGACCGACGCGATCATGCAAGAGGTCTGGGCTCCGTTTGCTTCATTTGCTTTGAGTAAAGCCGCCGCGCTACCTAACGACAAGATGCGGCAGGTCATCGGTGAGATGTTGAATGTTGCACTTGAAGACGGGACGTGGCGAAGCGATGCGGTAGAGCTAATGCAAAAGATCGCCAAAGCATTCCTAGCCGCTAACCCTGATTCTGTTGAAGAGATTGTCAAGAACGAAAGCCGTTTCGATTATGCGTCAGTTCGCCGCCGTCTTGAGTTCCTAGGAATCGACTTTGCGGAGGCGGTTAACATCCTAGCATCGGACTATGAGGTGCGCCGCGAGCATATCGGTTTCCTTACTTCAGAATTCACCTATGGCTTTCTTGATCAAGAAACGATTGATAAGCTCCTAGACGAGATTCATGCCTTCCCCGTGGACTATGAATCATCGGACTCGCGTGCCGTTAAGTTCCTAACCAATCATCTTCAGGACCCACTGCTAGGTGTCCGTTCGGGTGATGCCTTTGAGACCTTCGCAGAGGTCTTTTACAAGGCGGGGAAGGAAGACAAGGACAAGATGAAACTTGCCGTAACTGGCACACCAGTGTATAACGACGTTATCCAGCACTTTGCAGATTCCGTTTTCGGAAACGGCTACGTCAACGATGATGCGATCAATGCGCTTATCCTGTTCGGTGGCGATGGGGTGAGGGCGTGGGTTGGCGGTCTACGGGACGATGAGATTCTACAAATCATCCGTGAAAGCGAATTCGTTAATGAGTTTGTAGAGCCGCAACGACTGGCGGGTCTCTATGCGCACGCGCTTGACAATAACGTAGACTTCTATTCATACTCACGAATTGCAGAGTTTTTCCGCGACAAGGTGTCGCCGATCAGCGATAGGGTTCTAAGGTCTCTACGTGATTCAATGGTGCGCAACCCGCACTACTGGGATTCCCGCGATTCGGTAGGTGTCCTATTCCCCGTCATCGGCAACGACGAACTGTTCGAGAAGCTTCAACCATTCCAGCAGACGGCAGTAGAAGAGGCGGTTAACAACTTCTATACGCTACAGAAGGCGATGGGGGAAATCTTCTCGGATGATGTTCCAATCAAGCCGTATGAGGGGATGACGATTGATCGCCTGCGCGAGGTGATGGCTTACAACAACATCCAGTTCCCAATCCTTCCACGCGAACAAGGCGAGAGCTATAGTGCCTTCCATGAGCGGGTAAAGGAAAATGTGGTAAATGCAAAGCCTAACGTCCTATATGCCGAAGAGGTTAGAATCACTGACGCGGAGAAGAAACGGCTTACGGTTGAGTTCGAGAGCCGTAACAGTCACAAGCACGGGACGTATTTTGAGGTCCTGCGGGCCTTTGATGTGAACATCCCCGTTCAGGCTTCGGAGTGGGTAGACTTCGCCAATGAGAAAGAGGGCAAGGAAAACAAGGTCATGAGCCCAGTTTATCACGGTACGGGCTCGATTGGTGCTAGTATGATCTTGCGTTATGGCTTCGCTGTGGTAGAATCGACCGACAAGAGTGTGGTCGGGCGTATGCTGGGGGACGGTATCTACTTCAGTGATGTGGTGGACAAGGTTGCTCAGTATATCGGGGATATTGGCTACTCGCGCGGCATCGGAACCAGGGGATATATCTTCGAGATGGATGCTCAGCTAGGCGAGCAGTGGGTAGACCACCAATCGGCAGGTGTTCCTAATGCGACCTATCAGAAAGAGGTCGTCTCCCCCGAGTGGGCGGTTTTCAAACCAAACGGCCAGCTACGAATCCGACGAGCGTATGAGGTCCAGCTAATCAGCAAGAACGATATGATGAGTATTCAGCAGAAGGCCCTGACGGAATCGTTTACGGATAATATCCGTGGGAAGGAGGTTGCCAACTATGTCTTCATGGATGGTATGATTCCTTTGTCTAAATCAGCCATCAGGCGTTTCGATAGCCTAGACCGCGTGGGGCGTGGTATAATCGACATATCAAGTAAGGGGCCGATGGTTGTCATCAAAGGGGTGAAAACTGGCGGCACCTTCTACATCAAGGATACACGGGAATGGTTGTCTGATCCTGTAAATAAACATGAAGTTCAAAAATTCCTCTCTTCTATAAGGTGAAACATGGAACAAATCAACGAAGGTCTTAAAGCAAAGTATGACGCATATAACGCAACCCTCAAACCAGATGGCGACTGGACTGTTGAGGGGCAGCGTCTGGCGTGGGCGGCGGAAAACATCAAGAAGCTGGACGACCTTGATAAGAACATCAGTAAGGATCTGGTTGCATCATTTGCCCTGACTGGCACTGGGCGGTATACTGGCAGGGATTCTAAAAACATTGCCATTATTCGGGATAACCTAAACAAGGACCTGATTCAAACGATCCTGAAAGGTGCGTCCACGGAGGCTGGTTATGTGAGCGCGCTTAAGAAGGTTAAGAAGATCCTCGACGATAATAAAGCAATCACCAGCACACTAGAAGGGGCTATCAAGCCGTCACTTATTCTTCACAGGATGGAGGGTCAATACAAGCCCGAAGAAATCAACCTAGTCCTAGGCGGGCTCTATCTCATGGACATGAAGGGTCTGGAAGGTAGTGAAGAGAGGGAGGTACAGAGAGTCCTCCAACGGATGCAAGGTGGTGCGGCAATCAGCATGGGTTATAAGACCATCGCCTCGGTGAGCGGTAAGGTTAAGCAATACTTCACCGCTGCCCGCGATGCGCTCAAGTCGAAGTATGTCATTGCCGAGGAATGCGCTTCTGCTTCCTTCGAATCTGCCCTGATCTATGTCCTCAACGAATCCGCTAAACGTCGTTGACGCGAATCGGGTGATGTAGTATCCTATGAGGTCGTGTGGTTAGCTCCACACGGCCCTTTTCTTTTTCAAAAATAGATATTGGCGTTATAACGCGCTTCGTCATGAGGTAACGATGGACAACAAAGACCTACTAGTAGAAAACAGTCTGTACAAGACGCCAGCGGAGATGAATGATCTGCTGATGAATAAGGAGGGCGTCGCCAACGCATTCTTTATTAACCTGTTCGGTACACTTGGCCTTCTGAAGATCAGCTCCAAACGTGGGACGATGAAGACCCACCTGCAGGATGACGGCCAACTGCGCCTAAGCAACATCGCGGATACGAACAAGGACATTTCCCTGTCCGTTAAGCTTGCCGTGTCTGCAGGTATCCTGAAGTTCGCGGTTGCGCAGGAAATCGCCCGTCTGCTGTTTGCCCTGAAGAGCAAGCAGATTAAAGGCGAGGATCTTCAAGACGCCCCGCTGCGCGACATTCTTTCAAAAATCCAGTATAAAGCCCATCGGCCACACGTATCCCTAATCCCGATCATTGAAGGCTTCGCAGACGGCACGCTGAACATCCAGCAGGTCGCAAAGCAAATGTTCCTAGCGGTCAAGGCCCGCAAGAAAGAGCTGCTACCATTTGCAACCGAGTTCTATGATCTGGCCAAGCAGTATAGCGTCTACTTCGCCAAGGTTGACGACACCCCGATGACGACCAAGGCACAGCTGGCGAAAGCAACCCTGGCGACCCCGTCACAGATTCAGCCGCAAGCCCCCATCCAGACACCAGCGGCAACGGTTCAGCCCGTCACCATCGTTCAAAGCACGAAGCCCGTTGCCGTTCAGACGGTTCCTGTTCCACAGCAGCCCATTAGTACGGTTGCGCCTCCAGCAGCACCGCAAGCTGCCAAAGAAACGCTTGACCAGTTTACCGCACGGGTCTGGACTAAGGACTATGAGGCAGCAGGTCTCCTGAATCAAGCGCACTATGATGAAGTCAAGAAGCAGCTAGACGATATTCATAGCGGCGGCTACGCCAAGGCCCTGATGGAGATCGTCAATAGCAAACGGACTGAGTTCACGACCAAGCACCAAGGCGACCTTGAGGACTTCACCACTGACGGCTTTGGCGCAGTTATCAAGGCGCTATCCCCCGACGCGTGGTTTGCCTATAACCTGTATTGGCTGCAGGGTAATATCACGGGTATCGAATCCGTCACGTCTGATACCGTGAAGCTGATGGGCGATCTACGCACCTCTGGTGTGAAAGACCCCGAGCTGATACGTCCGTTTGCTTCACTGGTTCAGATGATCATCGGTTTCTGGATTACGTATCTGGTGAACGCCAAGAGCCCTGCTGAATATAAGCGCGGCGTCACCAAGATTAATACGATCCTTAAGCTTCAGCCCGCCGCCGCTAATGCAATCCTGATTTTCGATCCCGTAGCATGGGCCAACATCCTGAAGAAAAACAACATCAACGAAGATGCCGCGTTTAAAGCTTTCGCTGGACCCCTGTTCGCTGGTGTGGGCGAGTTCAAGACTAGTAACAACGGGGTTGCGGACTGGAAGGGGCTGCTCAAGAATTACAAGGTCGACATCCCTGAAAAGAAAGTCAATGTCGAAACGGTCGAGGCTTGGTTCGAAGATGTTCTGGAGGACATCGCAAACGAGTTCAAGTCTGGCTGGAAGCTGTTTACCAAAGTAGGTCAAACGGTCGCCTCCACCAGCACGTACACCATCGAACAGCTATCTGCGGCTGTCTGGGGAAAGACCCTCCTCCATGCAAGTAAGCTTGATCCCGCAGATATCGCCGAGGTTAAGAATGAGCTGATGAAGTTCAACCCCGACCTGCAGTTCTCAATCCACGCACTACTACACCACAACCTAAGCGGCAACAAGTTCACCAAGCTCAGGCAGGATGAAGTGCAGGAATTCATGGGCAGCGATTTTGGTGTGATGATCCATGAGATTAGTCTTGCCGATTGGTGTGCTCTGTGGGCATGGTGGCTTGAGGCTAACGTCAAGAAGCTATCCGACTTCGACGCGGATATCTCGAGTGTCATTCGCGCAATCTTCGAATACAACGAGAGTGCCAAATACGACGTACAGGGCGTGAAGGCATATCTTGGTATTGATTCATACGCGGCTGTAAAGAACGTCTGCGAGACCGTCATGAAATCGTGGATTGAGCGTATCGATACCAGTAGTAAGGATGCATACTACAAGTCCCTGACCGCGGTTGCCAAGCAGTTCACCAAGATTGCTGTAGAATTTGTAGCTCGCAAAATTACATACCCGAACGCGGTTCTCGAATACATGGAGAAGGTTGGGTATGAGGACGATATGATCATCCGTGTCGTTGTTGGCGTGATTACGCTTCAGTACTATCGTATCCACCATTTTTGGGGGATCGAATCAGAGTCTATTGAAGCCATTATTCCAAAGCTACGCAACCATGGTGTCATGATTGACCCTCGGAAGAAGGTTATTTCTGGTCTCAAGAGTGCTGAAACCATCAACCTGCTATATGAACTCAACACGACCACGATGGCTGGTATTACCTTTATCGGCGAGGTTTCGGGGGACTATGCTGCCGCGTTTACAGGCGGATATGAAGACCTCATTCACACCATCGAGATCAACAGCGACTATGTTGCTGGGGGTGTCGTTGAAAATATCGAGTCAATGCCAGACTTCCACGAGAAGTTTGAAAAGCATCTTGTGGGTCTTCTCAATAGCACGTCGACCGACACTTTGAATGCTGGTAGAGAGGCATTGAAGACGGTAGCGCGTGTCTATGACGCCCTCTTTGACATTGCCAAGAAAAATCCGATCAATCTCGAGGGAGTGAAACTCGATACTAACAGATTTTGGAAAACCGTTGTCCAAGGTGGTGATACGGGTCTGCTTAATTCGTTTACAAGAGATCGTATTTCAGCCATTCTCATAAAACAGTATCCGTTGATTGTTAGTAAGGTGTCGCGTGAACATTTCACAAGGATCGGACTAACGGGCGAGGATCTGATTCCATATGTTCGTCAATACCTGAAAGGTGGCGGGGACCCCAGCCTCGTATCTTCGTATCTCGAGTATTACACCGACGAGCTCGAATATGAAGACATGCCGCTGCTGAAGAAGGATCTTTACACCTTCCGACGCGTCATCGATGCTGGTCTATCCGTTCTGACGGTTATTGGCGGACTAGGGATCATCGGGGCCATGGAGGTCTTTACGGCTCCCCAAAGAGAAGGCGTGCATGAGTGGTTTGAAGGTCTCGACAAAGATGTTCAGAAGGACCTTGTCAACACGGTACTAAAAGACGCGATTAAGAATCAGCAGGTTAGTAAAGACCTAGACCGCTATGATAGTGTAGTAGATTCTATCCTAGGGCGCGTCTTAGCAGTAACAGGTGGGAATCGACACGTATATCCTTGGATGTACGACTACGTGGAGGGTCTGTTCCGTCTTCACATTCCGAAGGCGCTGGATAACTTCCCGAGCGTAGAATTTGCCACCTTATATGCCGATGACGACGTAGTGGATTACATTGCACGTGACCGCCTCGTTCGAGACGTGAACAAGATCAGAGCTACGGGTGACGCCAGTAACTACAGGTCGTATGATTACGGGATCATTGAGGGGGCTGCCGAGGTAATTAAGCGTTCTAATAGACCCGAAACAATCGAGACCCTAGCAGAAACCTTCGCGGCTGTATTCACGAATCTAGGTCAGGTTAAGGATGTCAACAGTGTTGCCCGCCTAGGCCGCCTGCTGAAAGCCATTGATGACAAGAATCAGTCTGCTGCAGAACGGATTTTTAAATCAATGTCCAGCACTGCTCGCGGTAAGCTGGTGTTGTCGATTGCCGAGGAGGAGACCTTCAACACGCTGCTGAATAGACTCGTCGGTGCGCATCAAGAGATCAGACCTGAGATTGTAGTTAAGCCGTCCAGCATCCCTGGTATGCTGGCAAAGAACAACATCAATCTCACCAAGATCGTTAGTGTGGACGCCGCCAGCGGCAAGTCCTTCCGTGACGTCCTTGCGTCCAGTGTCGATGATTCGATTCTCCCCGATCCAAAGGTAGTGCGGGTAGATAACAAGGATCAGGAGGTGCTGGATAGGGCATCAGCTCGCCTGAACGGGGAGTTTCGTAGTAACAAGAAACACGGTTCAGAGGGCCTGAAGGTATTGGCCATCTTTGATACCTCAATCTCGGACGGGCCAGAGTGGGAAGCCTTCTCCGCAGAACGTGCTGAGAACGGGGACGAGAACGACTATTTCCCGACCGTATGGCACGGGACGGGTACGGTAGGCGGTTCATTCATCCTTCGCTACGGTTTCAAAATCACGAAGTTCGACCGCGAGACGATGGCTGGTCGCGCACTAGGGAACGGTATCTACTTTGCGAGGTACACGGACAAGTCCCTGCAGTATCTCCGCGATGACACTAGCAAGATTACGCGGCAGGTCGGTGGCATCGGTTATCTGTTTGAAATGGAGGCACAGACTGGCCGCCCTGCCAAACGTAATAGCCAACCGTGCGGTCCTGATGAGGGTGTAACCTGCGATTACCGTTCAGGTGGATTCGCTGAGGCAACCAACCATCAGAGCTTTGCGTCACCTGAATGGGCGGTCTTCAAGGAGAAGGGTCAGCTACGGATCAAGAAGGTCTATAAGGTCGAGATCGTTTCAATGAGCGAATGGAAAGCCAACTGCAAAAAATACGGGTATACAGTATGAAAATGAAATCGTTCAATAGTTATTTGACTGAGAAGGAAGCCCCAGAAGACGGCGGCTCCATGACATGGTGTTTCCTACAGGGGCAAATCCCTGTATCGCGGAATGAAACCGTGGATTGGGAGACGTGGAAGGTTCCGCGTGGTGTCATGCTCGACGGCGGTGCGTGGGGTATTAGCGTTATCGTACCACGAGCCGAAGAGCTAACCGACATCTATCAGGTCGACGACATTGCCCTGTTCATGCGTGATGGGGAGGGTGAGCTAACAGCTTTCCTGAAGGCCGTATACGGCAAAGTCTCTTGACCTACTAAGGTCTGTGTTGTAACATAGCGAAGCCAGTCTAGGTTATCCCTAGACTGGCTTTTTTTCCATAGATACTTTTCAATTGAAACACTAAGGGGAAGACTATATGGCGATGTCCGTCGAAGAAAAGATGATGACGAATCTCATCTATCAATACTTCATCCCGCTGGGGTTGGCGAAGATTGATAGTAAGAAGCCGCGTCTAAAGCAACTGATGAACACCCACGAGCAGCTACAGGCAAATCAGTTCCAGAATACCAAAGATCCGTCGGGGGCGTTCAAGGCCATCATGGCGGCCTCCGAGGTGGGTATGATCAGCGGTACGGTGCGCGATCTGATGCTACGGACCCTGCGCAACATCCGCAAGAACAAAGCCATTGTGGCATCGGATATTGACGACGATGACCTGAAATCTCTTCTGATGAAGATCAAATATATGGTCAATCGCCCGCATCCGCTGGTTTTCAAACTGGTTGACGAGTTCGTAGAGGACAAGATCAACCTAGAGAAGCTAACGGCCGAACTCTATCAACTGGCGAAGACCCGTAAAAATTAATTCGAGGACTTCGCAGGGAACGTCATGCAAATTTCCCGACAGTATGTTCGCCAGCTGGCGGCTATCCGTGGAGATGATGGCGTAGAAGATGCCGAGGGCGCGGAAGAATCAGACCCGTTCGCTGATGCGATTGAAGCCGTGGTCCTTCAGGACGGGGACGCGAAGGCGAAAGCTCTGGTGAAGAAGCTTCAGGAAACCAAGAGCAACGAAGAGATTGCCAAGGCCATCATTGACAAACGATTCCCCGACGAGAATAGCATTCAAGCCGTTACGCTATACGCTATCAATGAAATCGGTGTCCTGAAACTGGTCAAGACGCTGGACCCAGAGCTATATGACGTGGCGCTAGCAGTTCTAACATGTAACGCGCTAGGGAAAGAGCTGAATACGATTCCTCTACTAGCCGACGTGCTAAAGAATAAGAATCTTGTTCAGTGGATGACGAACACATCCAACAAGACAATAGCTGGGCAAACCGCTTTTGACGCATATAACGATCTGGTGGAGAAAGCCGCGCTGTGGTTTGTCAATAGGATAAAACGGTCACGTCCCGCTAAGCTGTTTGATAGCCGTTTTGAAATCGAGGCGATGCTAGAGCAGTTCCCAGATATCGCGGACCCAGACTTCCTGCATATGGCAACGAACGTCAGCGAGCTCTATCAGGATAAGAAGGACTTACTATATGGTATCCTGAAACCCGCTTTTGCGGGGTTTGATCCATTCCCAGATAATCTGGCCAACGGAACCTATGCACAGTTCCTGCGGATGGCTGGCGCTGAGATGACCGACGACGTTATCGGCGGTGTCCAAAGCGAAGAGCTGCAGCAGCACCTTGAAGGCATCCTAGACGAGTTCAAGACCAATCGTTTTAGCTTGCGTCTGGCTGATGATCTAAAAGGCGAGATCGTCGCTTCCGTGCTGGTGGGTGTCAACAAGCTTCTACAGGCGATCTACGACGTTGGTTTCGGGTCTGGTGAGTTCCCACCAGTTGGCGAGATCGCAGAAGCGGTAAAGGCCAAGGCCGCCGACAGCAAATCGCTTTTGAAATTCGCCGCCGAGATCATCACGACCACCGACGCGGGTAATAACAAGATGAATACCTTCGTCTCGTCACTAACGGATGCTCTGCTACCAGAGCTATTGAAGGTTGACGCACGTGGTTCGAAGGCCTTTGATCATGTTCCGTTTGAAAGTCCGATCATGTCCTATATCAAGGGCGATGATCTTTCCTTCCCTCTGGTGTCAGAAACGGCTATCCGTGCGCTGGTGGAGATGTTCCTGTTACAGAACAAGGTAGCCGCCGATCTAATCGCCAACAACTATGGGCACTTCGAACGGTCCCATATGTCAGAAGACTTCTCGAAACAGTTTGTTCGTAAGTGGTATGATGAGGACGGGGATTATTTCCTTGAGCTGAATGTAGATACCATGTCAGGCGAATCCATGCGTGCGCTAACGATTCCAGAGTGGTGGAAATATCTGTCCAACCCGAGGAACAAGAACGATGCGCGGTTGAGCCATTTCAACCGTGGGGTGAAATATGGTTATTTCACGGGCGATATCGTTACCGAATACATCAAGGAGGGATTCAAGGGCAATACCCCCATCACAGCGCTAGTGGGTAAACTGATGACCGATATCGGTAAGGAGGATATGCGGGAAATTGTCCAGAACGCGGCAAAACGCATCGTTTCGCAGGCCGCCAGTGATATGCGGATGCTTGGTCTGGCCAATGAGCTGTTAGGTAAACATGGTCTAGCCGACGCCATGCGCAAAGCTATGGAAGGTATGTCGGGAAGCTGGCGGCATGACTTCCTGCGGAATATCCCGTTTGAATATGCGGCATCCGTTCTTGGTCAAGACATCTTCATGGACAAGTTCCGCCAGTTTGTCCAGAAGACAATCGACGACAAAGAAGACCAAGGCGACACGTATGACGACATGGAGCCCGCCACAACGGCCGCGTCAGAGTTCGCCGCATTGCTTCCGACTATTGGTGGCACTATCAAGAATGTCGGCCTCACTGATGAGAACATCAAGGAGGTGCTAGGCGAGATGAAGCGGGTAATGGGCGAGTTCGTGGATCATAAGGACGTGTTCATGGTGGCCGAGTTCCTGAACGGCATCGTTGATCGCGTGCCTGAAGCTGTGGACGATCTGATCGAATGCGACGAATATACAAAGCACTTCACCCTAAGCCGTGTTGCCGCCGCTGCACAACTATCCCTTGTATCCGAAGCACTAGACCAAAGCCCGATCAAGCCATACAATAAGCTGACGCTGGATGAAGCCATGAGGTCCCTGCAGTTTAATAACATCGACCTAGGGAACGTGATGAACTTCGACGACGCCAAGGGTAAGAAGTTCTCACAAGTTCTGATCGAGGCACGGAACCCTGCCCTTAGCCGCCTGAAGCTGGAAGATCTGAAGGTTAAGGAGGTGGAGGTTAGCGAAGTCGACAAGCTGAAAATCACGGCCGAGATTGAACGCTATAACAAACATCGCCATACCAAATCCCATGGATTCGATGTTAGCATTCTGGTGAAACGGGTGTTTGACGTTTCGATTCCCTCCCAGCACGCAGCGTGGCCAGAGTTCGCAGAAACCCGCGAACGACGCCATGAACCAAACCCCTACATGAAGACGGTGTTTCACGGGACTGGTTCGGTTGCCGCATCCATGATCCTACGTTACGGGTTCACGGTGCCAGAGTTCAACCCCGACGCAGGTATGGCTGGACGGGCGCTAGGAGACGGTGTATACTTCACCGACGTGGTTGACAAGACCAGCCTCTATATTGGTGATAGCGGATATGCCGAAGAGACGACGGGCTATCTGTTTGAAATGGATGCTCAGTTAGGGCGTAGGGCGGAAACAAACTCGCAACCAAATGAGCGCGATGGTAGGGACTGGGACTATCGGTCTGGGGGTTTCCCTGAAGCAACTAACCATCAGGACTTCATTTCTCCCGAATGGGCCGTCTTCGATCCGAAAGGGCAGGTACGAATCCGTAAAGCCTATGAGGTGACCCTGATTAAGGCTTCCGAGATGAAGGAGATCATGGAAACGAACGGGGTTCCGTTTGTCCGTGGTGATGCTGAGCTAGAGGAGAGCTATAAGCCGATGAGCTTTAAACAATACCTGAAGGAAGAGGCCGAAGAAGGAGCCCGAGTGGTGCGCTGGTTCTTTGCCGACGGTCTGGTTCCTATCGGGAAGGGAGCGGTTGCCCATGGCAGAAGGTAGTTTTGCCTAATGCTACGGTGGAAGGAAGTGCCATAGGTGCGATGGTAACAGTTCGCACTAATGACCCTGAAGTCAAGGGTAGCCGTGAGGTTTCGGGTCTGGCTTTCGTCCACACTGGGAACTATGTCACGTTCTGTAAGGCAGTAGGAATCAAGCGGTAAACAGGAAGCCCCTAGGTGTTGACATCCTAGGGGCTTTTTTGCTATCATGGACCATTCCTTTTGTCATTGGAGATTCTATGTCCTTCTATACTCACTTCCATCAAAGAGGCGGCGCGATCTTCCTTCGTTGGGTTGATGATCAAGGCAAGCGTAGGACTACCGTTGTCCGCGACTTCCAGCCAACCCTATACGTGAAAACCAACGAGGAAACAGGTTACACGTCGATCTATGGTGATAACGTGAAACCCATCCAGCAGGAGGGTATCCGCGAGGCAAAGGAGTTCATCCAGCGATATGAGGGGGTAGATGGCTTCACCCTGTTCGGTAACACCAACTGGGACTACTCCTATATCAATGAGCGCTGGCCGATGGAAGAGATTCCCTATAACCGCGATCAGGTTAGCGTCTACATGTTCGACATTGAGACGGAGGTGGGTGACGAGTTTCCTGACCCGATGTTGGCCGAGCAGCGAATCAACCTGATTACCATTCTAACGGGCAAGCGGTACGTTATCTGGAGCTTCCAAGACTTCGACGAGACCAAATTCGACAAGCTCTATGATTTTCCAATTGAAAAGCGGGTCTTCAACGATGAAGATTCCATGCTACGGAACTTCATGGCATTCTGGACGGGTAACTATCCTGATGCACTGATCGGCTATAACTCATCGCGGTTCGACGTACCCTATATCGTGAATCGGGTACGCCAGCGACTAGGCGAAGAGGTGATGAAGACCCTATCGCCAGTGGGGCGGGTTAAGGAGTATCAAATCGACGTGAAGACGACTGGTTATCGTCTGATCGGGGTTGAGCACTTGGATTACATCCTCATGTATAAAAAGTTCATCCCTGGGGAGCGGGACTTCACCCTAGATGCTGTGGCCGAAGACCACCTGCATGAGGGTAAGCTCGAGAACACGTATGCCACGTTCCGCGAGTTCTATGAAAAGGACTTCCAGCGGTTCGCACAATATAACTGCCGTGACGTACATATCCTCTACCGTCTGGATGAGAAGCTGCGGTTCATTCCACTGCTGATGGGCGTTGCGTACATGACCAAGGTGAACTACGAGGACGTGTTGGGGACCGTGAAAGCATGGGACGCGTACATTCAAAACTACCTCTACGGTCAAAAGAAATTCGTGCCAGCGACCTTCAGTCCAAAGCAGCCCGACCGTTCAATCATTGGCGGCTACGTGAAGGACCCGATTGCAGGGCGCTATGAATGGGTTGTCTCATTCGACGCAAACAGCCTGTACCCATCCATCATCCGATCATTCAACATCAGCCCAGAGACGATTCTTGCGGAGCACGAGGTTCCAGCCGAGCTGCAACCATGGTATGATCGTCTCCAAATCGACACGATGGCCCATGACGAAGAGCTAACCCCTCTACTGGAAAAGCACAACCTTGCCATGACGGCCAACGGGCACTTTTTCAAACGGAACAAGCAGGGGGTGATCCCCTTCCTCATGTCCAAGGTGTATAATGACCGCGTGGCGGCCAAAAACGACATGAAGAAGCACAAGAAAGAACTGGTTGCTATTGAAGCTGAAATGAAACGTAGGGGTCTGGTATGACGGATTACACAACACTATCCGATGAAGAGCTGAAGGCGGCCATGCTGAGGGAAGAGGCCGCCATGTCCAACCTGAACATCAAACAGAACGCCCTAAAGGTGTTCCTGAACAGTGGATATGGTGCGCAGGCTTCCCCGTTCTTCCGATTCTTCGACTTCCGATGTGCTGAGGGAATCACGTCATCGGGACAGTTCTTCATCAAGACCGTGGGTGAGCAGACGGCAGAATACATTGACGGATTGTCGGGGGTTAAGGATTCCCTGATCTATTCGGACACCGACTCCGAATATCTGACCGTCAATAGCCTGATCAAGAAATGCGGGCTTGACAAGCTCCCGAAGGATAAGCTCATTGACGCGGTTGACAAGATTTGCGAGCAGAAGATCGGGAAGGCGGTTGACCGTTCGTGTGGTAACGTAGCCAAGCGTGCTAATGTTTTCGAGAACCACCTAGCGGTCAAGCGTGAGAAGATCAGCGAATCGGCCATTTTCGTACAGAAGAAAGCCTACGTTCTGCTGGCATGGGACAACGAGGGCGTCCGATACACGGAACCCGAGATTAGTGCCACTGGTCTAGAGGTCAAGCGATCCAGCACGCCGAAGTTCTGCCGCAATGCTTTGGCCGACTGTCTCCGAATCCTGCTGACGGGCACCGAGCGCGAGCTACAGTCATACGTCAAGGATTTTGAAAAGACCTATCAGGAGCAGCCCCTATACGAAATCGCCATCCCGTCTGGGGTCAAGGGCCTGGACAAATACGCGGATGCCAAATCGATCTATAAGCAGGGTTGCCCAAAGCATGTCCGCGCTTCCCTACTTTATAACCACTACCTGAAGACCCACAACATCGCTGGTAACTATCCTCCGATTCAGGAAGGCGGAAAGATGCGTCGGGTTGCCCTAACGCTACCCAATCCCATCGGGGAGGATACTATCGGTTTCGTGGATAAGCTCCCGCCAGAGTTCGGCCTAGACAAATACGTGGACCTCCGTGAACAATTCGAGGGGTCCTTCATCAAGCCATTGGAACGTGTGACAAAAGCCATCCACTGGTCGTATGAGCATAAGGCAACCCTTGACGACTTCTTCGGTTGAGCGTATGATAGCGTCACTTCCTAATCATTGAGGTGACGCATCATGGAACAGTTCGAAACCATTCAAGCGGCCTTCAGCTGGCTTGCAAACCAAATCCGCACGAAGGGCATCTATCAGGAGCCAGTCGACTCAAAGAACAGGATGGATAACTGGTCGGTTGATGAGTGGGTCTGGGGTGTCTTCAAGTTTCAATTGATGGATGGTGGATACTACACCCGAATCCGCCATACGGTGGACGGCTGGGTGGCGGTGGAGCGTATGAGCTTCGGCGGTATGAAGGTTGAGGTCGAGGCAATAGGCGAGGAAGAATTCAAGGCGATTGCCTCCCTGCTGAAAGACGCGGTTGACAATGCAGGTTGATTAAGAGAAAGCCCCTATGCCGTGATGGCCTAGGGGCTTTTTGCATTGTGAAACGGACTTCAGAAATTCGAGGGGCGTCAAAAAACGGCAAGGGGCTGGAAACCCGCATGGATAGCCAATCTGCAGAATTTGAGGCCATTATTTTGCATGTTTGAAAACCGAGGTAATAGGGTGACCCCACCTAGGTGTTAGAGCCCTCACCAAACCCCTATAATTATAGACTCAAAATGATCTACTTTGAGCGAGATAGGATCGTGGAACTCCTTGCTATTGACATGCCGCGAAAACTGATCTAGAATGACTGCATTGAATCATTAGAGGATACCTGAACATGAAACGAATCTACGTCCTTCAATACCCAGATGGGACCTTCTGGGATGGGTGGGAGAAACACACGGACCCACTGCGAACTAAGTGGTATGATGACTGGGAGAAGGCTGAAGCCGAAAACCACGAGTGCTGTGGTGGTATTATGAGAATCCGATCCCTGATCATCCGTACCGTTGAAATCGAAGAGGTGACGAAATATGATTAACTGTCTGTCGCACACTGGTGCTTGGGTGAACGTCCAAGCGTTCTCCAAAGAGGCTGGTCGTCGTGTCTGCCAAGAGCTATGCACGCAGGTGGCCATGAGTCGCACCTACAATTACCTGAACGTCAGTAGCAAGCCCGCTGTCGAGGCACTTGAAGCTATCAGCTGCATGGGATGGACGGAGACCGTTATCGACCTAGGCGACGCTGGTCGATTCTGGTTTGATGAACGTGTCATGGATATCTTCAAGGTTGCACTACGCGAAGGAGCCTTGATCATCAACCACAGCTCTTCCCGCACCGTGTTTGATGATGTATTCTCCTCCATGGTGAAACGGGAAACGATCAAGGCAGCCGAGTATCTGGCCCAGCGCGACCACATCCTGAAGCTCGCTCATAAGTTCGCCGCCGAGCATCCTGATATGGTAGAGCAGGTGGGGTCTGATATTGAAATCCAGTTCCCAGACTGGGGTGTGGTTGGCCTCTATGAAGAGGATGGGGAAGGAGGGGTCTATGTTCGCGGTCTCAGTGGCCCGACGGATATCGTCCTTCTCCTAGCTGGATGGATTGACAAGCGGAAACAGTAAGGGTATCATGGTCCCATTGTCATCATTAAGTGAGGTGTCACATGTCTGAACGCAAAATGGTTACGTATCGGGAGATTGACCGCCTGTCTCCCATCGCTGGAGCTGACGCGGTTGAACTGGCTCACATCGGAGGCTGGCAAGTCGTGGTCAAGAAAGGCGAGTTTGAAGCAGGTGATGAGGTCGCCTACTTCGAGATCGATTCATGGATTCCGCATGAGGTCGCCCCGTTCCTTTCAAAGGGGAAGGAACCCGCAGTGTATAATGGGATCGCAGGTGCCCGCCTGAAGACCGCCAAGATTCGCGGCGCACTGTCCCAAGGTCTGGTCCTCCCCGTCAATAGCGTAGAGTATCTGGAAATGGGTCAGCCCCTGCTGGGTGATGATATTTCCGCATACTACGGGGTCATCAAATGGGAGCCCCCTGTTACCGCGTCTCTGGGCGGCCAGCAGGCTGGTACATTCCCCTCCGAGCTGATCAAGACCGATCAGGAACGGGTCCAGAATCTGTCGGATCAATGGTTCATCGCCATGGAGGAGCTGGCCAACACGTTCGAGGTAACGGAGAAGCTCGACGGCACGTCTGCCACCTACTATCTGGACAGTGACGACAAGTTCCATGTCTGCAGCAGGAACTTCGAGCTGCGGGAAGAGGAATGTAACATCTATTGGAAGATTGCCAAAAAGTACCACATCGAGGAACGGATGCGCGATCTTGGCATGCAAGGCTATGCGGTACAGGGTGAGATCATCGGACCCCAGATTCAGGGCAACAAATACGGTCTGAAGGATCAGGAATTCTTCGTATTTGATATCCAGCGTGCGGTTACTTTCGAGCACGTCCGCCCGAACATCCGCAGGAGCTGGGTTGCCGAGATGGGTCTTCAGCACGTCCCTGTATTGGAAAAGCACGCAGGCCTGAAAGGTCGTGATCAGATTCTGGCCGAGGCCGATGGTCAATCCCTGGTCGGGACGAAGCCGAAGCGCGAGGGTGTGGTCTGGAAGGCATGTCGGATGGACGATAGCTTCAAGGCGATCAGTAACGCTTGGCTGCTAAAGAACGAGTAAAATATCACTTGACCTACGCGGCGGATTGGGTATAATGGTATCCAATCCATCAACAAATGAGGTGATGAACATGGCAAACTACCCTGCTTCGATGGTTCTGGAATGGACCCTGCCTTGGGACGAAGAAGAGCTTTCCCTTGAGCCCATGCAACCCACTGCCCGCACCATTGACTTCGACGACATCCCCGAATCGATGGAACCCATCGGCGCACTTCTGGTAGCAGACTATGAATGTTAAGCGACGCGGCTTTGTCGACCTGTATGACAACACCTACAAGCTGGAAGGAATTGCAGGTCTGAGGGACAAGATTGCCGAATCAGCCGTTAGACGATTCGGGGAGCCTTATATCAAGGTGAAAGACCTGACCGACCTTCGCGGTATCGTGTCCGACATCTTTGATCTTGACCTACATGAGATGGTCCTCCTCCTACCCGAATCGATTCATGATGAACGATGCGACGATCAGTTTGCAAAGGACATCATCCGTGCGGTCAAGAAATATCAGACAGCCTTCTTTGTTCCATATAACGGTAAAGATGGATGCTTCCCTTCCCTCTTTAGAAAGGGTTCGCTGGACTACATTGACCATTGTGGCGGATGGGGGTATGAAAATATCCCGCTGTATGTCTTTACCGACCTACAGAAGTCTGGTACAATGCACGTAGAAGAGAACCTAGCAGGAACCTACATCATTTCCAAAGACCTGAAATGGTCTGCCAAACTCACTGATAGGCAAATCACTTTGAACAATATCAGCGCAGAGAACTTCATCAAAATTTGGGTGAATACACCATGAAACGATATATTGTCCGTCACTCTTCAGGTGACTTTGTGCGCCTCGTTAATCAACCCGCTGGCGAACAAGACCAACTGGTTCCCCTGTTCGTGCGCTTCCGCGAGGACGCCACCATCTTCGAAACCCCGAAGTCCGCGCTGCTGTCGATCTTCGGTAGCAACACCCTGCCGCTTGGATACGAGGTCATCAAGGCCGACGTCGCTATCACCTTCGACGACAGTATCCTCCCGCAGGTGGACGACTGGGCCCCCGAGCAGGAGTTCTGGAACGTGGTCGCCATCGACTATGGTCACGACTATCTGGCTGAGCGGGACATGAAAGAGGTTGCCGCCGATCATGGTGCGAAGTGGTCCAGCCTCCATCGGATGACGAGCACCGAGCTGGCCCTGCGGATCAAGACAGGTCAGCTGAACCTATCCGACACCGATTACGTCTATCTGGGTGAACATGCTTGGCGGGGTGTTACCGCCGAACTGGTCAAGAAGCTGGTCAAGGACAACTATCAGGCACTATTTGTCTTCGACATCGGTGGCACGAAGGCACGCGGTCGCAAACCGATCTTCCCCGAAGGTTCCTATATGGGCGTGGATATTGAGAAGCAAGAGCTGATCAACGACTGCGACTGCTAAAAACCCATTAAAGCAAAAAAGCCCGCTTTCCATACGGACCTGTAAATAGGTTCATATGGTCAGCGGGCTTTCCCGTTTCTAGAGGACTAAAGATGAGTTATATCAAGCTACGACAACAATTTGAAAAGTTCAGACGGGAGAAGGGAATCGACGGGATGTCCCGCGAGGCTATTAAGTGGTTCATGGAGAACACACGGGCTCTTAGCGGTCATGCCTCCCTGAATCGGACTAGTAAGCTCGGTAGAATCACCAGTCAGCCAATCCCAGGTAAGTTCTATGCTTACATGTATGATCCGAAGACGAAAGAGGATATGCCATACTGGGACACCATGCCCCTCGTCCTCTGTACGGCTGTTACGGAAGATGGATGGTATGGGATCAATTTCCATTACATGCCGCCTGCCATCCGCATGCGGATTATGGAGGGGTTCCTAGAGGGCCTGCACGCCAACACCACAAAGCGCATGAAGCTACGGATGAACTGGAAGCGGGCGGAGTATGTTGCCTCCAAGGTAGGCGCGTCCAAGTCCCTAAACCATTCCATTAAACGATATCTGGCCAATCACGTTAGAAGCCCTATCGTTGATATTGATCATCAGCACTGGGTGATGGCCGTGTTCCTGCCCCTGTCCCGATTCAAACGAAACCGTAATAGAAGCTGGGATTGAAAAAGAAAGCCCCTCGGGAGATGATCCCTTGGGGCTTTTGTCATTTCTGGATGGGTATCACGCGGTCAAAAATCTTGGCGTTGATATCCTCCTGATTGTTAGGAAGGCATACAACATAGACAGGATCATTCTCCGATAGATCGATTGAATAGGTCCCGTCTGCCTCCGATCTTGCCATACCCAGCAGTGTGCCGTCGGTGCGGGAATGGACTGCTACGTATCGCTGGATCGGTTGGCCTGTATGATCAAGGACCTTCCCAGCTACCTTATAGGATTTTGGCTTAGGTGGCTTTTGCGTCTCTTCCTCTAGGACGACATCCAAGACAGCGGGGGCCGTTACGTCAATAAATGCTTTGTAAGCTTTGCCTCTGCCGTCCTTGACGAATACGGAATAATTCCTGTTTTCGCGTAGGTCTCGAAGCTCAAACAAGCCGTTGGGGGTTTCAATTTGTTCCCTCTGGTAGTTGCCTGTCTCCTGATCGGCAAGGAAGACGACTGCTTCGGTATATGGGCGAAGGATACCATTCTCGTCTGCCTTCTTAACCGTTCCCGTGATGGAATGGTTTCCGCCGATTAGGGTTCCGCCACGAATAGCAGGAAGCACGTCCTCCAATACGTCATAATGGAACTCGCCGAAGTCCCGTTGTGATTCTTCGGGTTCGATTGCGGTTAGAAAGTCTTCCAGAACGACGAATCCTATTTCTGGTGCGTCTTCCGATGGGTCTGGGATTCGTCGTGGTAGATTCTGCTTCGGTTCTCTGAAGCCTTCATACATCTCCAGACCCGCAATACCGCCGTCGAACTGCGAATCGACTTCTCCATTATGACCGAATCCGATTCGCAGACCTAGGCTAGTATTAATATTTCCACTGGCGTTTTTTTCGCCTGCCTTGTTTCCGTCGATCCACAGTATAAACCGTTCAGCGATGAAAGCATATGCAACATGATGCCACGCCCCGTCATTGACGGGATTGGTTGACACGATCATATCCGTCTGGGAAACGTTGTCGGTGGAAATCGCAACCGAAAGAACAACCCGCCCTTCGGTATTGATTCCACAGAAAGGATTCCTGTAGTTATTAACGTGACAGAAAAGAGACGAATAGCCGCTTGCGGGAGGGACGTTCACCTTCACCCAAAATTCAATAGTGAACCATTTGTTTATCGAACCATGGTCAATCTGGGGAATCTTCTTTGAGAAGTCCAGATAGTTCGTATTCGGAGGAATTGCGTCGTCGGAACGCCAGTTCAAAACGCCAGTGTATGAACCTTTCGTGGTGCCGTCCAGATAATCATATAATGGTAGGAGCTTCATGGCGTATTACCACTTTGTTGCGTTTAGGTAGATCCCCACGTCATATGTTGGCATCCAGATTAGTAGATTGTCTGGTTTGACCGCTGTAACATCCTCAACAAAGAACGGCTCTGATGTATGCGGTTTGTATATCATAGGGGAGTAATATAATCCAGGCAGATATCCATATGCGACTTTATCCGAAACCCACAACGGTCGTTGAATATAAACCGCATAGTCGGATTCATTAACAAGCCCAAAAGAACGTCTACCAGCCGTAATTATAGGGTTGATATAAATCGATCCACCGATGCTGGTGTAGTTTTTCTGTATAATGATAGAAGAAGAAGAAGAAGAAGAAGAAGAAGAAGAAGTAAACACACCGTCAGAAGAACGGTCGCCTGTTGTAATCATTGAATTATAGTAAGAACTACTATTAAGAGCCCCTCCAAAAACGCCATTATATTTGTTATTAGCCTTCGTGGTCTTCATTGAACCGAAACAACAAATAATAGACCTAGCATAACCACCACTTTCGGAGAAACCCGCGCCTGAATCGTTATTATACATTTGATAGCTGAAATGATCGTTTGCTACCATCGCCCAAAGTAGGTTATTTGTTTGATATGACTTCTTCGGACACTTTGCGCGGTATGCGTCTTCTTGGCTATTATCATAACTTTCGAAGTTCTCAAACCGTGACATTGTAAAGACTTTGAAACTATACTGTCGCTGGTCCGTATCATCTACCATAAAAAATGGCTGATCAAACCCAAGGCGTTCGGACTTATAGACTGCCTTGAAACCATCGGCAGACTGGGCCACCTTCTTCCATCCAGCAGGCGCATACTTGATCTTGATGGTGCCCGTGGCGGCACCGTCAGCCACACCTACCGTCTCGAACTGGAAGGTGTCCTTATAGGATTTTGTGACCCGATGTTCTCCGTTCAATTGCGCGGGCGTTGCTCCAGAGATACTGACGACGGTGTGTTTCCAGAAATCATGCCCCGCCAGCGTAACGGTGGCAACGTTACCAGAGACGGACACGCTAGTAGCAGTCTGTTCGTTAAACCCGTCGACAAGAACGGCATTCAGCCACCTAACGACGCTCCCTTTCTCTGCTGAGATAACAGGGGCCCCCTTCATCTTATGGTGGAAAAACTTAACGTCTGTACTCACTGGCATGTTTACACGTCCTTAATAGAAAGCCTATAGATGAAAATATCTATAGGGCCTCGTCGTTTATAGATTGATGACCTGCCACTGTGCACCGTCTTCAAACCCGTCGTCGTTCCCATCATCAAAGAATCCAAATGGAGCAAGCTCCTCCATCATGGCTTCCGAGTTCTCCTCGATGAACTTTGATTTGAAATTGGTGTCGTTCAGTTCCTTGAAATAGTCCTGAGTGGACGCCCATGCGAAGATGACCAAGGCCATCACTAGATCATCATGGGTCCCTTCATCGGCGGCATAGGACTTGGCCTTGGCGATGAATGAGGTTAGCTCCTGAATCGTGTCCGCGTCATTGATGACCAGTTTCCGTGATTCGATCAAAGCCTTTAGAGCCGAACACCCTACGCTTTTTGATTTAACCGTGGTCCGTAGACCATTGACACCACCTTTCCACGCGCCTAGGGTTGTTTTCCCGTGAGCATTCCCCGTGGTGAGGACGTTCTCATATTCCTCTTCGGCATGAAGCGAATCGGCCACCGCCTCACCTACGTCATTAGTCTCAACAAGGATAGCCGCGTCATTGTATTTGTGGCCAATATCCGCAAGAATCCTTGCCATCATGAGATAGCTCGTCCGATTATTCCTGAAGACGGCAACCTGTTTATATGGTAGCTCAGTAATGTCGACGACCTGTGCCACCGAGTAGTCCCCGCCTACGCCACGCGAAATATCGGCCCCGATGAAATATGAACGGCCCTTCTTCGGCTCTTCATATACCTTGACCGAATCGGAGACCCTGATGGGTGTTTGGTGGGTTAGTGTCCGCAGGGTAGCACCATCAATCAGCGTACCACCTGAACCTAGGAATTCGCATGCATATTCCTGATCCCACGTCTCTTGTCCCACGTCCGCAATCGTCTTCTTTTTAAATTCCTCATCGCGGCCAGGTATCTCGTGCCATTCGACGCGGAACGGGACAAAATCGGATCGACCTTCTTTTGCCTCCGTCCACATCTTGTAAAAGAAGTTCATTCCCTTGGGGGTCGAGAAAATGGTAATCTTCGATTCTTTACCAGACGAGATGGTCGGGTAAACGGATTGGAAGAATTCTTCCGCCTGATTAGTCGGAATGAAGGCGAATTCATCCAGCACTAGCCACGCCACGGACTGACCACGGATTGCGCTGCCACTGGTAGCAGCCGCGAGTGCCTTACACCCGTTGCCGAGGACGATGCTACCCTTGTTCCATTCCTTGACGCCAACCTGCATCCAATGGGGGAGGTTCTCATACATGTCTTTAATACGACCAAGAATCTCCCGTGCGGTTGCCGCCTTGTTGGCGAGGATTGCAACGGTCTTGCTTTCATTAAAAAGGATATAGTGCAGAACAGCAGCCCCCGTGGTGGTGGACTTACCAGCCTGACGCGGAAGCACCATGATAACCTTACGATTTTTCAATTCAAGCTTAACAATCTCTTCCTGAAAATCGTATAGGGAGAACTTAATCACACCCTTGTCAATGTTGGTGATATAGACGTAGTTTTTGATGAAATAGATCGGGTCCTCATAGCACTTCCTGAGTTCCTCCACCTGACTTGCGGAGAACTCGACGTCAACCCCCGTAGACTTAAGCTTGGGGTTGTTCATGTAGACTAACGGTCCGCTGCTGGTCGCCATCCTATTGACTTCCTATCATGAAATTGATAACATATCCGTATCTATAGGAAACAGCTATGAACGTGAAAGCCCTATGCGGTTGTGGGAAACAGGTCGCCTTCATCCGTAATAGTGATGAAAGCCACGCCCAGCTAATCGAAAGCTTGACGCTCCAAGGATACAAGGTTATGATGTCGGAAACCTTGGAACCATCACCCTTCGCCATTGAACCGTGCTATGAGAAACAAGACTGCTGCTTCAAACCCGTTTTCACACACCGTGCAGGCATTGTCCCAGTATCCGAAAAGCCGAGAAACTGCGGTGCTGTCTTTGGTGCAGCGATACACCACGGAAGCTCATCAGACCCTTCAGAAGAAGATGGGGCATCGGATCATTCTTCCGAAGGTCAGATTGAATGGTAGACTATCCGTGACCATGGGACAGGCCAAATGTGACGGTAAAGAGTTCTGGGTTGAAATTTCTTCTAAGATGTTCGTGGAAGATAGCGAGGTTCTAAGGAACGTCGTCTATCACGAGATGGCCCACGTCGCCGACTATAGCCTCTTCGGGGAATGGGGGCACGGGGAATCGTGGCAGTGCCTGATGAAGCTCCTCGGGCTTCCTCCTGATCAGTATGCAAAAGAGGAAGAGTATGATGCTATCGGCTGGGATGTTGTGCAGAAGAAACGGATGAAATAAACCGATGAAAGGGGCTTGACGGCCCCTTTTTCTTTTTGTATGATTGTTTCAATGGAACCCTATAGAGGAACCCACCATGAAGATCATCACTGACAAGCAACTGAAACGGAGACTTGCCGTCGCCCATACCTTCGGCAAGATCCATGACAGCCTCCACCATCACCCCCTGCTGATTGACCTGAATGATGGCATCATGGATGAATGGGGCGTGGAGACCTATGAGCTGAACGGCTACTATCTCCAAGTGATCGGCGATACGACCACGGTCGGCAAAGGGACCCCTGATTGCCACGAATGGGAGGTTGTTCGCCGCTATAGCTGGTATGGAGACGAGTTCACCCTGTACGGTATCAACGAAGAAGACTTTGTTAAAGGGGCGTGATCCATGTCACTAGTCTCCTATGTCATCGGTTACGGGATCGCGTTCCTTTTCCTTGCCCTCCTGTCCATGAACGTGTATCATGCTCTTGGTCTATGGGCGCTAGTCTTCTGGCTGGCCTGCTCCTACGGACTGAAAGACAAAGGGACGCGGAACATGATCTTCTACGGGTTTCTTCTGGTCTCCCTTCTCCTGAACATCATTGAGATTATTTGAAATGAAAGCCATTCTCACCATCGGTGTTTCCGCCAGCGGTAAAAGTACGTGGGCAGATGAGTTCATTAAAGAGAACCCCAGTTTCCAAAAGATCGAACGGGACTGTATCCGCAAGGGGATTATGTTCCAAAAGGGCTATGACGGTCTCGATTGGTCTAAGTGGAAGTTCCAATGGGAGAAGGATGTCACGCGGGAGCATGAACGGCTGATCGATGTCGCCATTCAGAACGGGCGTGACATCGTTGTCAGTGATACTAATCTGAACCCGAAGACTCGCGCTTCCCTTACCCGCCGATTCAAGGAGGCGGGGTATGAGGTGGAAGAACGGATGTTCCCTATCTCCTATGAAGAGGCGGTTGCCCGCGATAGCCGTCGGCGCTATGGAGTCGGACCTAGCGTGATTGCCCAGCAGATGGAATCATGGGACAAGCAGTTTTCGAAGACCTATGTCCCCGACACCACCAAGCCCCAAGCCCTGATCCTCGATCTGGATGGTACCATTGCCCACCATGACGGGAAACGGGATATCTACGATACAGCGGATGCTATCAATGACCGTTGTGATGGTGAGGTGAAGGCCGTCGTTAACGGGCTTCACCATCAGGGATGGTATATCATCGTTCTGACTGGTCGGAAAGCTGCCCATAAGCAGGCTTCCTTGGACTGGCTGAAGAAGAACGCGATTCCGTTCTTTGAGTTCCATTGCCGCCCTGAAGGTGATGAGGGACGCCATGACGATGAGGTTAAGCTTGACGTATTCTGGCGTGATATCGCGCCGCGCTATAACGTGCGTGCCGTGATTGAAGATCGCCCCCGCGTCTGCCGTGCATGGCGCTCCATTGGCCTGAAGACCTTCCAAGTCGGGAACCCGCATAAGGAATTCTGAGATTGACAAATCAAACCCGTGTCGTATAATGGCGACACTTTCAAAGCAGTAACCCTTCCAACAATTTGTAAGGACAACACCATGAGTGAAACCGCAACCCCCGCCGTTGAGCAATCCCTATCCCTGATCATTGAAGCCATGGAGCTTCTGGTTAAGAATCAGGAAGCCATCACCACGCGTCTGGATAATCTGGACGAATTCGTTACACGGCTAGATCAAGACCTGCAAGCTCTTGAATCCATCGTAGCAGAGGCTGATAACAGTCCCTCATGGTATACGGAGATGGTTGCTCAAGAGGCCCAGCGCATGAAACCCCACTGGACGGAGATCATGGACAAGAATCATGACTTGTCACCCATCATCTACCGCTATAGCCGTTATGGTCTACGTGACCAGCATGACGAGCTGCAGTATGATGAAATCGACAATCTCGGTGGCGTAACCTACGCTTTCCAGATTGATTATGCGATTAATGAGGTCTATGCGGGGGTTGCGGTTTGCCAGCGGGACGATAACTTCAACAAGACCCTAGGCAAGACAATTGCCCGTCAGCGTCTAGACCGCGAGCCGTTCGCCTTTGAATACACGGGCGAAGAGTCACTAATTAAATCCTTCTGGTCCCGTGTCTATAGCATGTATAACAAAGACGGTGAAGATGATGCGCTGATCCGTGCTCTGGTGGGTATTGATACAACGGACTTTGTGACTGGTGAGGTGGATCGATGAATAAGGATCGCGTGGACGCATTGAACATCATCCGCGCAGTGACCAATTCAACTGCTGCCGATCTGGTCAAGAACTGTAGCAGTGAGAAATTCGTCAGTGAAGCCTTCGATATTTCCATCAAAGAGCTGAAACATTTCCTTGAGCTAGAGATGCTACTGCGGGACTCGATGAATGGAAACTGAAAACAGGGAGGGGATCGGGCGATTCTACCTGACCCCTAAAGGAAGCTATCCCTCTGTTACCACGGTCCTTGCCGCGTCACAGGATCATTCATTCTTGGATGAGTGGCGGGCAAGGATCGGGGAAGAGGAAGCTAACCGAATATCCAAGGAAAGCACGGACATCGGAACCCACCTTCACTACCTGTTTGAATGCGAGCTGCAGGGGATGGAGAAACCGACACCCGAGAACGCTGAACAAGAGACGGCTACGCGGATGTTTAAGGTCTCGCTCCCCAAGCTTCGTTCATACGTAAAGGAAGTGGTGGCCATGGAAACGCCCGTATGGTCTGATCAGTTCAGGGTAGCGGGACGCTTCGACTTGCTTTGCGTGAACAAACACGGTAGACTGTGCTTGTTGGACTTCAAGAATAGTCGAAGAGCAAAGACGGTCGATCAGATTCAAAATTACCGCCAGCAGCTAGGTTTCTACACCCAAATGATCAAGGAAACCCTGGGGCGCGTGGTAGAGGATCAAACGATCTTCATGGTTACACGTGAAGGATTTGTGCAACAGTTCCAGTTCAAACCTTCCGATACGCCGCGATCCGAACTTGTGACCATCCGTAAACATTTCTGGGAAATTCATCATGTTTAAAGAAGCACGCAAAAAGTATGTCGGTCGTCGTAATCTGGTCTGGGAAGCCGTCGAACTGGTGCCCCTGCTGACTGCTATGAGCATCCTCTTTGCCTTCGTCATCTATCTTGCATTTTTCGTCATGGTCTAACATTATGAGTAACAAACCTACACCAGATTGGATCGAGCGCATGGACTTCGCCGAGGAAATCGAGCGAATCGCGCTTGAGAAGGAGATCGGGATTCTGGACGCGGTGCTAGAATTCGCCGATATGATCGAATGGGAACCCGAATGGCTGACACCATATATCACGGGCTCCCTGAAGGAAAAACTGCGACTGGATGCTGTGGAACGCGGAATGCTCCGCGCCGAATCCACGCCTCAATATCAATTTGAATAGGTGATTATAGATGAACGGCGCTGGTCTCTATGCAATCTTCCTAGGGATGAAACTTCATTTCACAAGCAAGCCATATGATTATCCCACGTATGGCCCTCGTCCAATTGGCGAGGAGAAGCTTGGGAAGTACTACGTGCTCGCTAATGCTCTAGCTGGGAAGTTTCAAACCAAGGCAGCGCTAGAGACCCGCCTAATCGCCCTTTTCAAAAACAAGACGGTCTGGCTTGATGAGCTAGATACCCCTTCTGCAAGGAAGGCGGAAGCCGATCATCTAAAGATTACGAACGGTTTCTTCTATCTGTTTGAACAAGAGCTAGAGACGATCAGGAACGACCAAGGCCAAATCCATCGGGCACTGAAAACCCCCTCTTCATTTGAGGTTCCTGCTATCGGCCGTCTGCTTTTGAACAATCAGATAAGCATAGAGACCTACGTTGCTCTAGATAACCTGATCCCGTTTTCCAAGGACATTAATGACCTGATCTGGTCAGCCAATAAAATCAGGGTAGAGAAATACAAGGCTTTCTTCAAGCCTGATATGAAGAAGGTGGCGAAGATCGCACGCCCCTTCTTTGACAAATAGGGCAGCATCCCTTATAATGCTATCCGTGGTCGCTGATCTTGGCCACAAACATCCAACAATCAAAGGAACAAAACAAAATGACAGCTATCAATCGCAGCGCGCTAAACCGTTCATCCGCTACTAGCCTACTGAAGAAGATTCAGGAAGGCGCGAAGAAACCCGCCTTCAACAATGGCCCAGATAATCGTTTCTGGAAACCGACGGTTGACGCTGCTGGTAATGCTTATGGTGTGATTCGCTTCCTGCCCGCCAAAACCGAAGACACTATGCCGTTTGTCAAGACCTATTCACACGGGTTCCAGCATAACGGTAAATGGTTCATCGAGGAATGCCCGACGACGATCAATAAAGAATGTCCCGTGTGTCAAGCCAACAGCTCACTCTGGAACAGTGGTTTTGAGGCCGACAAGGAGGTTGCCCGTTCACGCAAGCGCCGCCTGAAATACATTGCCAACATCCTTGTTCTGAAAGACCCGAAGAATCCCGAGAACGAGGGCAAGGTTAAGCTATTCAGTTTCGGTCAAAAGATTTTCGACAAGCTAATGGCTGCAATGAACCCGCCTGCCGATTATGGTGAAGAGCCCCGCGATCCGTTCGGTTTCTTTGATGGCTGTGTCGTCAAATACAAGCAGAAGAAGCTTGCTGGTTATCCTAATACCGACGACACCCAGGTCGAGGCCACTGGTGATCTGTATGACGGTGATGAAGACAAGCTGATGGCTGTCCTGGAAGAGATGGTTGACCTGAACGAGTTCCTCGCCGAATCTCGTTTCAAGACCAATGAAGAGCTGCAATCCCGTCTAATCAAGGTCATCGGCACGGGTTCGGCCCCAGACCATAATGAAGAAGAGGTTGAGCGGGTCGCCAAGGCAACTGGCACCGAGTACGGTGAGTCATCCAAGATGGATGCTCTCCGCAAGAAGGCGGCCAAGCCTGTAGAAGAAGAGGCCGAAGAGGAAGAGACAAAGCCCGCACCTAAGAAGGCGGCTCCGAAACAGGAAGAGGAAGAGGACGACGATCTGGCTTTCTTCCGCTCACTGGCTGATGAGTGATAAGTTAGATTGAACAAAGAACGGGGATGGGTTATAATCACCTATCCCCGTTTTCTTTTAGGCAAATATTATGATTTTAATTGATCTATCACAGACCCTGTTCTCTGTCCTGTTTCAGAATCAGAAGAACGGTCTGTCCAAAGACCTTGCCCGTGGTATGATCTTCATGACCCTGCTCTCCTATAAGAAGCAGTTCGGACAACGTTTCGGTGCCCCCGTTCTTGCTATCGATTCAAGGGAAGGATACTGGCGGCGGGACGTGTTCGAAGGATACAAGGCCAACCGCAAGCGGGACCGCGAATCCAATGATAAGGTAGACTGGGAGCTGTTCTTTGATATCGCTCAGACGGTTACTGCTGAAGTGCAGGAGGTCCTCCCGTGGAAGTCTGTCTATGTACCCAAGGCCGAAGCCGACGACATCATCGCGGTGTTAGCCAACCAATTTGGGGATAATCCTACGCTGATCTTATCCAGCGACAAGGATTACAAGCAGCTGCATACTAAGGCAGGCATCGCCCAGTATAGCCCGATCATGAAGAAATGGATTAACACGGATAACCCGAAGCGCGATCTTCAGGAGCTGATCCTGACGGGCGATGCCTCTGACGGTATCCCCAACATCCGTTCCGACGCCGATTCCATCATGACGGGGAAACGGCAACTCCCCATCACGAAGAAGCTGAAGGAGGAGTTCCTAGATAATCCTGCCAAGGTATACCGCGACCATAAGGAACGATTCGATTTGAACGAGAAGCTAATCGACTTCTCCTTCATCCCCGAAGATATCCGTTCCGCCATTCTGGAATCCTATAGCGAGAAGCCACGCGGTAATATCCAGAAGCTATATCAATTCTTCATCGCCAAGCGCATGAACCGCATGATGGAGGACATTAACCTATTCAAAGTCAAAGAGGGTGATTATGAAGCTATCGGCTCAACACTTGATCAATACGTCTGATAGTGTCAGTCAAGACCTGATTGATCTATTAGGGGCTAGGGGGTATCCTGCCGTTAAGGCGGTTTTTGAAAAGGCCCGTCGGAGGGTTCTATTGGAAGACCTGATGCGCCGTGCTGATCGGATGAACTTCATTGAGATCGGCCCGAACCCTAACAAGGACAACAACGTCCCCTATCAGACCATCGATAAGGCACTGAAGGAGCTTGATCATTTCACGGTAGAAAGCGATTACTACGGGAAGCTGGCACGGAAGCAGCAGAAGCTCATGATCCTGCTGGATTCCGTCCTCCATCTAGAGGCTGATGCACTTCATAAACTTGTAACGAAAAACTACGATGTCAAGGCGGTGCATCGTTATTTGTTTCCTGAAGACTCTAAGCAGCGCGGCAAGAAAGCTAATGATAGTCTAGAATAAAAAAAGCCCCCTCGGGATATTCTCCCTTGGGGGCTTTGTCGTTTCTACAGGTTAATCATGGATAGTGGTAGCCTTACCCGTGATGGTCTTCCCTACGTCGGCCGCATGGAACCTTACGGAACCGTGCTGGTGGACATATACTTCACCCTCCAGCGGCGCGGCTTCGTTCTGGTAGTTTGACCGATGGTTTGTTGCTAGTTTCCCGTCCAGCTGGATGCGGAAGTCGGTGTCATAGTAGTTATCAACCGCAAGGAACTTCCGATGATATGCACCATTGGCTTCCCTCGCGATTCCTACTTTTGAAACATAGTCCGCGCCGTTGTATTCGACGTTCACCAGAGGGCAAATGATCGGGTCCACGTTATCATCCAAAGCCACCGACTCCTGCCAGAAGGCAATGTAGTGAAAACCTGCATAGTCCGTCACTTCTTCCAGTTTCACCCAGACGGTGGACGTCACCTTCGGCTTGTATTCAGTGATGATCTTGTTTGTGGTAAGGTCTTTCCTGATACGGAACGCGAAGGCGCTTTCTAGCGTCTGACCTAGTTTCCATTCTTGCATCCATGTCTGATAGACTGGTTTGCCGTCTTGGTTTGACGCCCCCATCCGATAACCGATATCTGTTAGGTTACTGATATAGGGTGCCGAGGTGACACCGAAGAACAAGCTAGGTCTCCGCTTCCTGTGTTTGAAAAGATTCTCATCAAAGTAGCTGAAGACCACCGACCAGTTGCCCACCAATTCCCGCTTTCCGATAATGGAACCCTGATGATGTGTGTTGGAAAGCTTCAGACGCCATCCACCGTAGTTATTGCTATAGGTTTTGAACGGCTCCGTAGGCAGGGAAAGGTTTCCGTTGTAACGACTCTTGCTTACCGTGATCCTGAGATCGGACATGTAACCATGATAGCCTAGGACGGAACCCGCCAGCAGATTGGAATCATATGGGATTAGCTGATCCTCCGATTCGCCGCTATCGGCATAGGGTTTGGCGGCATCGCCCTTGTTCAACATGGGGCACGAGAACGCTACACCTTCCATTGACAGGCGAGCTTTCGTTGGTGTGGTGACTTTGAACGGCATTACCAGTCTCACCCATCCATCGGTTAGCAGTTCACGGCTTCCGTTTCCCGTTAGGCTGTCACTAAACTTCAGGTATGATAGTTTGTAGGTCTGACCCTCGGCTTCTACTGTGATCGAATCGTTATAATTATTTCTGGCTTTCACATATACACTGAAGCAGTAGTCCCCTGCCTGCAGGTCAATCTCTGGGGTGTATCTGGCATAACCTCCCACATCGAAGGCTTCCCGTCCTGTGATCGGCCCTTCAATGGAGGTCGGATTCACGGTATTCCACATATTCAAAACGGCAAACCGTTTCCCTACATTCAGACGCTTGGGTGTGGTGAACGTGATGTTCTGAATCCACGTAGCCAATACGAAACCGTTAACCGCTAGTTCCCATTCATTCCGAGCTTTCCGTGATAGGGCGATATGGGACCATTGATTCAATGCAAGAGGTGCTCCTACGCCGCCTTTCTCACTTGTGCCATCCCAGAAGACTACCTGACCTAGTTTGTTGATACCAAGATATCCCGCTTCGCTATCATCAGAGTTCCGTAGATCAACAAGGATTTGATTCAGAGAGGTCTTAGGGAAGCTACTGGGACTAACCCATAGTTCAATCGTGAATTGTTCTTGACCAAGAACGTATTGATTACCCGTGAACGTAATACCGCTTCTACCATTGAAGAACGCGGTATCCACCTTAGCGCCACCTAGATGGGTTAGCTGATGGTCACCCGATACCGTGACCGTTCCTGTTACTGTAGACGTGGCCTTGAAGTTCGACTTGTCCTTGATATCCTGATCATTCAGCGGCAGGAGCGCCACTACGTTGTTATAGTCGTCGTCCCCGTCCGTGACCGTTGGAGAGCCCTCATATTTTGTTGACGGGAGGTTATCAATGTTCCAATCAACGTTAATATTCGCACTCGCCATTAGGCCGACTTGAGCCGTCTTGTCCACTAGGGTGACTACGCTGGGAGTGAAGTCCGTGATGGTTTCCCTGCCCTTGATATAGACCGTATCGCGGATATAGAGCTTGGAGCTATTATCCTTGAATAGACCGTCAAAGCAGGTGACCGTATATTTGTCGGTGGCGACAAATGATGTAGTTCCCGCGGTACCATCTTTCCATGCAACTGATAGTCCCTTCACTACGGGTTCATATAAGGTATGACCTTTCTTGGAACCGTAGAAATCCTTCTCCCACTTTGAGCCGTTCCATCCCCAGAACGTTGCGGTCCATTCCCTTGCATTGTTTGTAGTGTCCGCAATGGGGCGGAACCCTTGCATGTGAAACGGTGTGTTTTGATTGTAGTGCGCGCCCAGATAGAACATCCGATTTGGACCAATGAAAACAACGTTACTTTGATTTGATGACGAAATCGAATAGTTAAAATCCTTTCGTTGGCGGATAATGCTTTCGTCTAGCTCAACATCGAAGACCTCGCAGAAACAGGCTGGGTTGTTTCCACCACCAGACGAGAACGGCACTAGGACTTTCTCTGTAACCGCTGCTTTCAAGTCGCTCCATGATTCGATGAGCTTCATGCTATCGTAAGCATAGGAACGAAACACTTGAAACCCATACATGCTGCTAGGTCTGGCATTGTGCTGGAACGGAACATAATCAATCTCTCGGTACATTGAATGAGACTGTCCGTCAAGTGCGCTTGTTCGCGTGTTGGCTTGGAAATCGTTACTAAGCCACAACCACTTATCATGTCGTTTTGAAACAACAATGGGACTAACAATATGTGGATTGTCCCTGATCAAAGCTAGGGATGTTCTCATTTCACTATTAGTAATCCCCGTAGCGGTGGCGGAAATCTGATCATACCAGCAGCCAGCCGTCATCGAACCCGTGTTTTCGTCTGTGCGCTGTAGTAGCAGAATCTGGGCGTTACCCACCTTAGCGTCCCTATGCGGATTAACCACGATGCGATTAACAAAGCGCCATTTGGAATCAAGACCGCCTTGATCATATTCGGAGAAGTCTGCGTAATTGATAATGGCGTTGACCCACGTATCACCTTCGTCTGACGTATAGTGCAGACCAAGGCCCCACCAGATAGCAAACAGGTTGCCGAAGTTATCCGTATCGATTGCAAAGACACGGGGTTGGCAGCCTGGTGGCGTCCCGATTTGCTTCAGTGTCGTGGTGTTCGTGTCCTCATCAATCTTCAGCATCCATAGGCCAGTAGCCGCACAAGCCATCCAGATATTCCCTTTGATATCCACGCGGACGTTCCGTAGGTCCGTAACTGGGACTGGTGGATTACTGTTCGCATCAAACGGGGTCAGCGTACCGTTATAAAAATCGTAAATCGTGATCCCCGTTCTATTGAAGAATATCATGCTACGGTTTTCCTGATACGCACAGAGACCGTACCGCGTATAGTCTAGGTGGAGGTTATCTGGCTTGGAATAAATGGTAGCCTTGATGTTATTGAAGGTCTGTTCGTTAATACTAGCAGGGATGAACGGAGATTTTTCCTTAGGGGAGTCGTGGAACTCGTAAACGCGATATTCCATATCGGCAACGTTCTTTGCCGTCTTCGTGATGGTGACTTGGAAACGGCTGGGGAATGCGTTTTTATCCTGCTTTCCCGTCCATTGACCACTAGCAAACATCTTCCCCGAACCTACGGGGAAATTAGCTGGATCGAAATATTTGCTATCAGACTTTGCATTAGTAGCGAAGACGTTTCCGATTCCACTTCCAGTTTCAGGAACAAACTTGAAGGGATGAACCCCGATTAAACCATTAATTGCGCTTGGGACACCGCTGCCACCACGGATGATGGTATTCAGGTATTCGCCCATCGATTGATTATATTGATTTGGGGCTGCTGACGGTACGTACTCGTTTTTCTGGGCATACTGAAGACTATTATTCATGGCTTTTGGATACACGCTGTTTCCACTATATGCCTTATTAACGTCCAGCACCAATAGGTTCACCCATCCACTTTTTCCTAGGTCCTGATTGATCCTGAAAGCCGAAAAATATTTCTGTTCCGTGTTGAAAAGGACTTTCCGATAGAACGTATCCTGTAAGAACAACTCGCGGATGTAATCACTGTTCTCCGTATCTTTCGGGTCCTCCTGTAGGATGACGCGATAATAGATGTTCAGGTATTCCGTAGGTTCCTGAAGACATGGAGGGTTCAGGTTGATAGAAGTAAATCGCGGTGGATTATTTACGATGTCTCGAATAATCCCGATGGCTGGAATCAGACGAGTTCTATCATCAGGTAGGAACATGCTATAGAACTCGATATACGCGGGACTATCCGTCGTCTTCGGAACAAACCGATTTAGAGGAATTCCACCAGACTCTTGACCCACAAGATACGTTCCGTCATCGTAGTATTGGCTATAGCGGTTTCGATATGGAAAGATATCCTCATTAGCGCCTAGGATTGCTACGCGACTGAGATAATCACTACTATAGAACAGACTGTTAATCTTGTCACTGTGGAAGAAGTTCTCGCGCTGTTCCGTGCGCACCCCCCCCGTCTCCTGATTAACAAACTCTAGAGTTACAATGCCGCGTAGTTTCATTTTCACCCACCGATATTAATATTAGACAAGTCTACGTATTCAACGTTAAGGTATGTATTACCGCCGAACACCCTCGGCCATAGCTCATCCTCATAGACCAATGTCGTTAGCTTCAACTCATCGTATTCTGTCATGGCGGTAGTGCAGCGTGAACCATACGGGGCTGCCTCTAGGATATCATCATAGACGTAACGGACGACCTGAAGGCTATCCGTCTCTGCGATAAGCGTAGTAGTCTCCGACCCATATCCTAGTAAGGCTTCGTGGTCCGCGATGTTGATATAGGGGTTCCTATTATCAAAATGCGCTTGAAATGGAATCAGGTAGGTCTCACTAGGTCTATGGGTCCTCGATTGACCTTCCTCCGTGAATTCCAGCTCTAGGACAAACTGGTTCGACTTCTTGCTGATACAGTGGACTGGAACCGTAGCGCGGATAGGAGCCGACAGGATATGTGGAGCTCTTGTATTGAACCGTCTATCCGCCCAGCGCATCGTATCCAGTGTATAGCGCCCATCCTCCGTTTCCAGCCACACCTTTATCTGTTTGATATCAGGATAGTCGTAGTCGAATCGGAACTCGAAGACCGTCGTTCCCCGTCGTAGTTCGGTCTCCGTCAGATTGAAATCTGTCGTGTTCAGTTTGACCGCGTATCGTGGATCAGGTGAAATGACAGGAATATCCATCGACCGCGACTTGGAGACTTCATATATCTGGTCAATCCGTTCTCCGTCACCTAGACCGAATTCCGTGCGACCTGTTAGGAAGCTAATCGAATCGCGGAAGGTTAATGTCGAATCCACGACCTCCACGTAGGAAGCAATCACGCCACTGGACGACGTGATATCGCCTATGGTAGAGGAGCCCTCTACGTTCTCAACTTCGACGATTCGTCCTTGGGAAGTGATGCGGTCGGAACCGTGGCGAATCCAACCGTAAACATAGCGTAGCTCTAACCCGTCCTTGGGTTTGGTGAAATCGGCCTCACCCACCGATTCAATAACACCTTGATCATTGATACCACGGACAAGGTTGATAACATCAACGAAACCTACGGAATCGATGATGATAGGTGTGTTACCTGTTACACGGACTTCCTGATAGTGTTCTGCTCCACCACTGCTGGTAATGGTATTTGGTCGAATGGTTAGGACGCTATCTACTACCCTGACTTCTCTGTAGTGGATAGCTTGTCCAGTTGAGGTGATGTCTGGGGTGGGGAAGCTACCATCTTCCACCATACCAAACCACCTGACTTCTACCGCACCTTCGCCTTCAATTGAAAGCGTAGAGTCGCCCTTGACGGTAACACCTTGATTGGCAATACCACTTGACGTGATATCACCTGTCTTGAGATTACCAGTGACAGACAGGAACCCGACAAATTCAGCACGGCCGCTTGACCGAATCTCCCCGCCAATCTTCCCTTCAATTAGGGTGATGACTTCTACGCGCTGGGATTGAGATGTGATATCGCCAGTCTTGATATCACCAGTGACGTTAAAGAGGACTTGTACTAAGCCGTCTGATTGGATGGCTAATGGCGCGGAAGCGATCCCACGGACGCTGTTAACCACTTCAGCATAACCGTCTGACTGTATGGGTGTATCAATCACCCCACCAATGAACGGATAATCAATGGTATCGGCTCGGCCAGTAGACGTAATCTGATTGAGCTGATTATCGCCACCGATGAAAGCCTGTGCAGCGGCAAAACCACTGGAAAGGATGAGGTCGATATCACGGAACCTTTCAACCCTTACTTCCTGATAGAACGTGGCGCTACCAATAGATGCAACAGGTTCAAAACCAATTCTACCACTAACAGCCGTGAAGACTTCCGCATAGCCGTCTGACTTGATGTTGCCAGTCTTGATATTACTATCATAGACTGACGGGCAGTGGGTTATTTCAGATTCAAACCGTCCACCGTCCAGTGTCGGTTTCCCGCCCACTACGATATTCTCATAGTGGGTTGCTTCACCGTTGGACGCGATCGGTTCGGTAGTGATATGACCTTCAGCGGTAATCTCTTCTAGTGCTACGTCGCACTTCAGTTCAAAGAGAATATCACCACCAGCGGGTGTGGTATATGCTTCATTCCCTAACTGAAATTCAACAGCATCACCAGCGGGGATAGAGGGGATATAGCCGCACGATGGGCCGCTAGAAACGCCAACAGGGGCAAAGCCATTTCTGGCCGCCCCTGTTCTCGCGTTTTCTTTCTCTTCTGCCATATCCCCGTGTCCTCTTGTATTGAACGTTCAGGGATATTTAAACCACTACATCACGCCCCAGGCATCGTCCATTGCAGGGACGAGAACCGAATCGGACCGTTAATGATGATGTTAACCGTGTTCATTTGTAAGTCGCCATTACCACCTACAACTGAAACCGATACGTCTGCTACAGCTTTACCCGTACTATCGTGAATCCGTGCCCATGTGGCGGTCCCCGAAGCATTAGCATTCTGGTCCTCGCTGATAGCACTGAACGTTAGAACCCCGTTTAGCGCCGTGCCGCATGGATGACTTAGGTTATGCTCGGATAGCACTTTCTGTGATACCACAGCGGTATCAGGGTTGACGGGTTGCGTGCCGTCATAGATGACAAGTTTACCAGCAGCGCCGCCAGCATCAATCGCTGCGATGATAGACTCTGCTAGTTTTGTGCGGGTTGATGCTACTAGTTTGACTGCCATTTGTTCTATACCTCTTATCAATTGTTGCGGATGACCTTCACCCGTAATTCCTTATTGAATACGTTCTGATGCCAAAGAAGAATCGGACCCGTATCATGCACGTGGATATTTAAATGGTTGTCGCTTTCACCGTAGCCGACTGGACGTGGAACATGAACGATATTTTCAAACGGGGTTCCGTATATGGTTACGTCGTAGTGTTTCTCATACCGCGTACCCTTGGAAATCCAGAAGCGGAAGGTACGGTCAGTTTTGATTGCACCGATTTGAACCGTCATGCTGGGTTGATTCTTCGGCGTCAACCAAGTAATTTCCGTGTCGTCACCTTTAATCTGTTCCCAGAGGAAGGTATGACCTTTCGGATCGCCTACTAGCCGTGGTGTGAATGTAGCGTGCGTCAAACAGAATGAGACGATGTCTTCGGGCATGATGGCTGCCAACTCATTGTTGACGATATCAAAGACCCATTGATCAATCCGTTCTGTAATCTTGGAACCCTTGATGACTGTCAGCGATCCGCCTACGTCACCAACTTTCCCATAGCCGTCCCAGATATCCCCACCAGACTCCGTTACGTTACTATTCCTCGGAACGGTCTTGAACTTCCCGTCCTGTGTCTGGTATAGGCCCTTCTGTGCGTCAGGGATTCGTGACTGCTCAGAAGGCAGGTAGTAATCTGCTACGTTTCCTACCTTCGGTGTTGGGGTGAACGATACGGAACCGATGTCGCCGAACAGTGACGTGATGTCATATGCCTGTAGAGCCGCTGGATTTGGGATTCCTGCATCCGTATTAGTGGGGACTGGTGGGGCGATATCTTCAGCAGGGACCACGGAAGCCGTGATGTTAAACCCTTTGAAGGAAAGGCCGCCGCCCCCCTTATCCGCTTGGCTGATGATCCCGTCTTCATCATATACGGTCCCGTCCTCCAACACCGCATAACCATACACCGCACCGTTGTTATGCTTGATCGTCAGTGTAACGGGTCCGAAGTAATCACTAGGAGCCGTGTATAGGATCAGGCCGTTGCCGTAGGTGAAGGAACCGCGCGTGACGGATATGTCATACTTGTTCCCGTCCTCATGGTTCAGGATACGGATAGTAACGATATCGCCCCTTTGAATCTCTTTAGGTATTTCAAGATTCAAAGGAGCCGACTCGCCTTCCTTCCTCCTATCTGCTACTAGGTCAACGTCCAGTTTAATCGGCTGGAAGACCATCATTCCTCCTATTAAGCAAAGACGTTGTTAGAACCCGAAGCAACCTGATCCGTACACGATACCCTGTCACCTATGCGACCGATCTGCTTTCCATTGACATAGACCGTGCTGGAACCTGATACTAGGACGCCCTGATGACAATGCTTCGTACAATGAACCGCGAAAGCATCCCCTTGGCGGACTACGGGCAGGAAGTTCGCAAAGACGTTAGGGGATGCTTGGACGGAAGGGACTGGAACAAAACCTTTATGACCAGTTGAGAGATCGCCAAGCCTAGTTACCGCTGCTGTCATTCGTACACCTTGCCCATTTGATTATCGCGGAACCCACTGAAGTAAGTACGTAGGTCGGGGGTTGACTTCTTCTGTCTCCGATTACCTTCCTTGTTAAAGGAGATATGGATGACTGGTGCCTTACCGTGCCGCTCAAGGATGCATTGATCCCACCCATTCGGTAGAATCTTCGTAATCTCCTCTGCCCTGTGTACGTATTGATCTGCGGGTAGCTGTGGGAACTGGATATCTACGGCCTGCCCCTTCGGATGCTGCGATCTGGCGTTAGCTCCAACTTCACGGAACGCGCTGGTGATGATGAAGTTATTACCATACCTTGTGCGGATCGGCTCTAGGACGTTCTTAGCCAATTCAGACAGATTATCGAAAATCTGACACTTCGTTAGACCCGCCTGAGCTTTCAACTTCACCTTAGACAGCACTGGGCTAGTAGTCAGGTCGGCAAGCTTATAGTTAGTGCTCAAAGGATCAGACCCGAGAGCATCATCCCCGTGGCACTTGACCTCCTTCGTATCGGCGGCTTTCGGCTTCAGGTCTGCAATATCAGGATCGGGTTTGGTCTGACTGATCATTTCCCCGCTAGAGGACTTGATCGGCGCGGTGGCTTTGTCATAGGTGATGGCACCAGATTCTACGGCTTTCTGGTATGCAACCTCTTCATTCAATGCTTCCACCGTCGGTGCCGATTCGTCATCATCAAAAACTTCGACGCGAATCTTTCCGATTGCATAATCACCTGCGGTAACGTTCTGTGGGAACCATGAACAGTTCATCATGATATTCTTGGCCCCTTCATGTAGGTTTCCGTTTGATCCTAGGTGAAGGTCGGCATTAGAAACAATCTCGGCTTTCCCCTCTGCCCCGATATAGAGGTTAGCGCCCGTCTTGATCGTCATATCCCCGTCGCTTTCCATGTTCAGGGACCCTTGACTATAGATGTTGGCGTCACCCTTTACCGTGATATTGCAGTTACCGCCCACGTAAATGTTCCGATCCTTGACCGTAATCTCAAATTGATCTTTAACCGATTTGAAAACTACGGTACCGTCTGGATGATATTCAGTGAAGGAGCCCGCCCTGTGGTAAACATGAATCCGTTCCGCGTTCGGGCTATCGTCCCATTCCTGCACGTGACCGCTTTCTGATTGATAGACGTGGTTAAGCGGATACTTTGCATCATACGGACTCTTGGGTTCATCCCATGAGCCGCCGCCTGCAGTCCCCACACCCTTGATCAGGGTTGCTTCCTTGGAACGTAGAATGGTCTGATCGGTCTTCTCGTTACGTGCAAGACGGGACGTGTCCTGTTCGTTCAGCCATTTCTTGCGCGGGTATAGATCAAACGGGTCTTGGAATCCACTGCGATCATTGGAAGCAATCGTTACGGGTTCGGTGACACCGCTTGCAGGGATTGCTTGCCCTTCGCGTGCTTTCCGCTTGATGGCCTTTACTTCCTCTTCCGTCAGTTTCCCGTCATCACCAGCTAGGTCGGTTAGAGCTGCCTTGTCGGCGGTAGCCTTGCGCTTGATCAGGTCTCGTTCTTCAGAGGACTTCTTTTTGAAATCATCGTCAAGGTTCTTGATCTTACTGTCCTGCACCGCTTGGATAATCTCGGCGTCGGATAGCAGCGCGACTTCTTTACCAGCTAGAGCCCTTGTGATGGGATATGCGGAACCGTATTCTGTTACCGTGTTGAAGACCAGCTCTTGGACTGCTGGACCACGATCAGATAGGTCTACACCAGAGGACCTCATATCATTGACCGCTGGCGTGACCGTATCCTGTGCGTGGAATTCCCGTTGTTTCTTTTCAAAATTGGAATCCGATGCCGCGATGGATTGCCACTGGGTGTCAAATTGACGTGACGCTGGGACCAGACCCTTGAACTGTTCGGGATATTCCTGACGGACAAATCGTAGGGCAGGTGAATTGGCAGCACGGTTTGTAGTCGGCCCATCCTCCGTCATGTATGAAGGTAGCCCGTACTTACCGTATGTCTTACCCGTGGTGGTATCGCCCGACGATACCGCGCCAGCAGAGGTCTTGATGCCTGATGACGTGTATTCGCCGATGGAGAACTGTTTTTGCTTTTGGGTTTGTTTGCGGTTTCCCTCGCCATCAACCTGCCGTAGGACGTTACCGCTACTGAACGGGGAGTTCTCGATTCCAGTAGCCGTCTGGTTATCATCCTGTTCGGTGCCCGCTTCCCCATCGCCTTCTTCTACGTCAATGCCGACGATGTCCTTCACCCCATCATAACGAGTTCCCGCCGTGCCGCTATTGCGATCCTTCAGATTCTGATCTTTCGATTCAGGAATACCCGACAGGGTCCCGATCATCAGGGGCTCTTGGAATGTGCCTTCATCGCGGAAGATGACGACGACGAAAGTGCCCTCTACTGGTCCAGTGGGTGAAACCCCGATCCCGCTAACACCCGCCGACGTAATGGGTTGCATAGGGACGCACCATGGAAGGTCTTTGGTCGGCAGCACTGCGGTGTTTTCTGTGTGAACGCCAATGACACGGACCTTGCACCGCCCCAGTTTCAACGGATCGGCCCGTGATTCCACTACACCATAGAAGAAGGTATTCCCTAGCATTTCAATTCATCCAAATTAAACTTTCTTGACGACTTCCACACTAACGTGATAGTCCTGCGCCTTGAAGATGTGCCGCACGGCAGTGATGAGATATTTACCGCTCAGGGCCTTGTCCTCGGCGTCTTCCTTGTTTGTATCAGTGATGATCCGTGTCTGCAGGAACTTCATGTTCAAGGTCCTGCCTACAATGAGTTCCCGATTACCGAAAGCAAGGAACCTGATCTTTTGATTACCAAACCGACGCATTGAGGACACCTTGTTCTGGATTGCATCATAGGTGTAGTCCTTCGTTTGCGTATGGGTGTTGCGCGTCTCTGGCTTGAAGACCGTTTCTGATCCGAAGACATCCCTACGCGCTTTGAGATCGATCCCGAACCCGTTGGAGTTCACCACGCCCTCTGGTTCATATCGACGCTTGACGATTTTCTTCCTAACGAGATCATGGGTCCAGAGGGTTGTGTAGTCCTCCTTCACGCCCTTGACGGTATCGCCCATTGATACCACCTCATATTCCCTGATGTTCGTAATGTCCTTTTCGGCAGGGTTCCCGCTGACGGGTGAGTAGTGGTAGGTCTGGTCGGGTTCCTCTTGAAGCAGGGTATCCAGACAACGGAAATTGAACCCACGTAGCGTCTCATAGAAGAGGAAGAAGGAACCCTTGGATTCCTCACTGACAGACCGTCCAGCATAGAAATTGATGGCTTCGAATGGTGTCCATGAGGGCATCACAAATTTGAATTGCCCGTGGGTCCCCTCCACACCTAGGGTCTTTGAAGACCCGATATAGTTCCTGAAGATCGAACGGACCGTTTCGGCGTTCGTCCCAGTGAAAGCCGAATACAGGCGCGTGTTCTCGTTCAGGATGGATTCAAGACTACAAAATTGAAGCTTGTACACCTCACTGGTGTTGTTGTTCCTGATCCTGTTAGTGGTTGCGTAAACATAGAACTCATGAAGTTCGATGTTCTCCCCGTTGAACAGCTCAACCGTAAGCTTGTCGTTCCCAGTGACGTTCATGATATCAGACGCCCCATTCCCGTCTGCTATCACCAGCTCCCCAGATAGAGTGTTAGAGAAGATGTCTTCAAAGATCGATAGTTCAGCAACCATTGAAGTTAGATTATAGACCAATCCCTTGTTGTTTGTCAAGCGTATCGATCTAAAGGTGTTGATGAATGGTAGCGTCTTATCCATATGATCCGTTGATGTTCCTTTAGGTTCCCTTATTCATTTATTGATAGGATTCATGCCCTAATCGGGCATTCATCCTATGTACGTCTGGCGTCCGCTAGCGCGCCCGCCATCCGTACCGTCCTTTTGGGTTCCCTTGATTCAATCCTATAGATCCCATGGATGGGCGCGCTAGCGTCCATCCATGCGCCCCGATAGGGGCGTTAATAACCTATTGATTCCTTTAGGGTTCCTTATGGTTCCCTTAATCGTTATCTTAAAGAGTAATTCCGTTCTATAGGTGTCATGGGACCTTATGGTCCTCATGATGTCCTATAGGTGTCCTTTAGGGTTTCCTTGATGGTTATCTTAATAAGAAATTCCGTTCCGATGGACCCGAAGCTCCAAAGGCAAAGGGGCCAGATTCCATCAGGAACCCAGCCCCTCATATCACCCCAGCTTCCTCTCAACATCGATCAGGAACGCGGTCATGTATTCCTTGCGGATCGCCCTTACCGTCCGTCTCCGTTCATTGACTTCCTCTTCATACTGCTGATTTGACAAACTACTATTTCTTGTGGTATCGTGCTTCATATTGACGGTACCGAACGGAGACCCCTTGTTGATGATTCGTGATGTCCCAGTATCATTGGTCACGCCATGGGTTCCCATCGGGTTATCGTATTTGGCCTTCACGTATCTGGACAGCGTATAGTCGTCCATGATCCAGTCGGACGGGTCAACGATATCATTCACCAGATACAGGGTCCAGAATAGGTTGGAATCCCCATACAACCTATGAGCTAGGACATCAGCACGTTCGGCGCTGTTCAGGGTAACTGTGGTCAAGAAAGCAGGGTTGTCCCTGAGGGATTCAAGCAACCCTAGTTTGATAAAGACATTCCTGACCTGAAGCCAGTTATCTTGACTGAAGCGGTATTCGGTTAGCGGTAGTTTTGAAAAAAGCTTCATCGCGCAACCCCTTTAGGATTAGATGCTGATTTGAACCTGTCGCGGTGGAGGAATTCGGCTTCCGTGAACTGAATTGTAATATCGTAGCCAAGTGGAGCCCCAGTGCTATCCATCCCGATCCATTGCCCTGCAGGGGTGTGGTTGACGATCATGTTGGTCAACGCACACGTCGAAGTCCGATAAAGCCATTCGTTCTCCCGATTGCCTTGCATGAAGGTGATGTCGAACATGGCAGGCATGAGGTAGAAGTTACCAGCCGTAGATTGATCGAGTTCGGGATACATGTAGAGCTTGAATTTCTCAATGATCCCCTTCAGGGTCTTGGCTTCCTTGGGTGAGCGCGGGATGAACTTCCACTGAAAGTTAAAGCTACGGTTGTTCACACCATCAAACAGGAACTCGTTACGCGGGTTGGTGGCACGTTTCGTTAGTAGCTTCAGGTGGGTCTGCGCCCCGTCTAGGTCTAATTGTGATAGTAGACCCGAGACTCCACTGATAGCACCTAGGCCAGCGGTCTTCGCAACTGCAGTAGCCCCATCACCCAATCCGCCAGAAACAACCCCGTCACCTAAGGCAAGGACATTGGAAATCATCCCGCCTTCTGCGCGGGACCATGATGCGGCATGATCAGACACCACGCTATCGGGCATCGGCATTGCGATAATCTCATTGACTCGCTTAAGCGTTGGGGTGAGTCCTTTAACGTCAAGGTTCCGTGTTTGGCCAGCATTAGTCCCTAGACCCTGTGTGAACCTAGGCTTGAACCCGTCATCAAAGCCAACCTCCCTAGCACTATCCCCGCGCACCTTGCTGGTAGACTTCTCAGTATCCAGAAGGTAGACCTCAAACTTGACATAGTATGCGTTAGGGGTTGAACCTAGGTCGTCGGGATACCAGATAGCACCTTTCTGATCAAAATGGAAATCGGAATCAATGGCAGAATGATCCTCGGGGCGCTGGCTGAAGGTCTCGGAAGTGGACTTCTCAATGGACGAAGCGTTCTCCCCGTTCGATTGTCTGATAGGTGGACGGTTCCCAAAGTCCCGCCCATCCCCCGCCGACTTGCGGATGGAATCCTGAGTGATGGCCATGAGCAATCCTAGAATGGTTACAGTTAAGGATATTTACACGGCACCAAAAGAAAAAGCCCCGCAAGGGGGCTTTTGTTGTTTCTGCGGTTTGATTAGTAGGCGAGATCAAGGTCGCGAGGGTCAAGGGTGAATTCGCTGTAGTCTACTTTCTGGGCTTCGGCTTTCTTGTCGGCGGCGTCGAAGGCTTCGGCTACGTCTTCGAAGAATGCTCCGATGTTCTTGCGGATCAGGGCTTGCAGGTCGGCGGCGGTAAGTTTGTTGAAATCGATCATTTTGGGTTCCTCTATTCCGTTTGGGGTGTGTTCCCCGTGTTTCGATGGTTGTCATTATACGCCCGATGACGTAGAATACAACAACCGTTCATCAGGCCGACAGACGGTAGGAGATGTTACGAAATTGTTATCAATTGTGCCTAACAATTGTTAATGTAATGACTTCTTGACAACCTATGCAAGATACTGTATAGTTCCATCTTTCGTCAACTAACCCACTATAGAGCATTAATCATGGAAACCCCTAAGCGAAAGCTAAAACCGACTACAATCCCTCCAACCCCAAATAGTAAGAAGAAGGTCACTAACTACGTGGACAATGAGCGGCTGTATGCGGATTTTGTCGCATGGTATGCTCAACGCAAGGAAGCAGAGGAGAAGGGTCTACCCGAGCCGCAACCTCCAGCATACCTTGCGCAGTGTATCATGTTGATTCCTACCCACCTTGCAAACAAATTCAACTTTGCAAGCTACACCTATAAGGACGAAATGATCGGTGACGCGGTCGAGAACATCGTCAGATACTTCAGGAACTTCGACATTAACAAATCAAAGAACCCGTTCGCATACCTGACGCAAATCACCTATTACGCATTCATCCGTCGCATTCATATTGAGAAGAAGAATTCGTACATCAAGCACAAGCTGATCCATTCCGCTGATATTGATGAAATGGTTAGCATGCTGGACGACGAAGACCCTGATTTTAAAATCGGCTTCATGGAGGTCCTACAGCAGAACAGCAACCCCGATCTAGAAAGGCTATTCGAGAAAGCCCCGAAGAAACGGAAGGGCAATGACTTCGATATCCAAAGTCTGCTAGAGGGTGATGATGAGGTGGCGGATGATGAAGAGTGAATGGTTGATCTTAGGAGACACACACGTCGGAGCAAGCGGAGATGCGAAGCCTTCCCGTGAAATGATGGCCCGATATTTCAATGAGCAGCTCTTCCCGCTGATCGAATCTCGCGGTATCAAAACCATTATCGGGATGGGTGACTTCTTCGACCGTCGGAAGTTTATCAACTTCGAGACCTTGAAGTTCGCCAAGGAGGTGTTCTTTGATCGGGTGAAGGCAATGGGTCTTGAGATGTATATGATCATCGGGAACCATGACACCTATTACAAAAACACGAACGCGGTTAACAGCGTGGAGCTGATCGTCACGCCCACCGAATATCCAAACATCCATGTCTATAGCAACCCCGAGACGGTTACGATTGACGGTGTCCGCGTGCTGATGCTCCCGTGGATCAATGCGGAGAACTATGGTGATTCTGTCCGCCTTTTGAAGGAGGCGGACGCGGCATACGTGGTCGGTCACTTGGAGCTGGGCGGTTTCGAGTATATGCGTGGTATCATGTCCGACCATGGTCAGATTGACGAGGCACTGCTGGGGCGGTTCACTGCCGTGTGGACGGGTCACTATCACCACAAGTCCAGCCGCGGGAACATCCACTACGTAGGCACGCCATACCAGCTAACATGGAACGACTACGGGGATGTCAAGGGGGTTCACATCTTCAACGGCTCCGAGCGGCTAGAGTTCATCCCTAACCCCGAGGAGCTGTTTGTTCGCGCGGTCTACAATGACACGGACAAGAAGGCCGCCGACAAGATGATCAAGGAACTGCCTTCGTATGCTGGGAAGAAGCTGAAGGTAGTAGTCCGCACCAAGAATCACCCCATCATGTTTGAGCGATACCTTGACGCAATCATGCAGACGGGTCCGCTTGACGTGAACGTCATCGATGAGACGAACGCGGTGCGAGTGGCAGAGAACGCGGTGGACGAACTGCCAAAAGATACACTTGAGATCATCGGGCAATTCATCTATAATGATCTAGAAACTGATTTGGATAAGGGCCGCCTGCTGTCCAAAATCCAGCGTATCTACGTAGCAGCTAAAGAGATTGCCGAGGATGAATAATGTTCATTGTTAAACGTGTTAGATTCAAGAACTTCAGGAGCTACGGTAATCAGTTCACTGAAGTTATCTTGGACAAGGTGGGGTCTACCGTTATCACGGCCCCTAACGGTAGCGGTAAGTCCACTATCCTGATGGCGATTGAGTTTGCCCTATTTGGTCGGGTTAGCAACGGGATTGCGAAACCCGACCTCGTAAATTCAATCAACAAAAAGGACTGTCTGGTGGAGGTTGAGTGCGAGACCAACGGGCGACAGATTCTTGTGCGTAGGGGAATCAAGCCCGCCGTGTTTGATATTGAGATTGACGGGAAGCTGGTTGATCAGGACGCAAGCAGCCGCGACTATCAATCGAAGTTTGAAGAGGAAGTCCTCGGGTTCAATATCGCGTCGTTCCGTCAGGTAATCTCTATCAGCGGCGGCAGCTATACTCCGTTCCTTCTACTATCGGCTGGAGCGCGTAGGAAGATCGTTGAGGAGCTACTGAACCTGACCATCTTTTCAAAAATGGCCAGCCTTCACCTTGCAACGATCAATCAGAACAGGGAAGAGCTTGCTAATGCTGAGAACGAGATCGGACGACTACAGGCTTCCATCCAGTCGCTGAAGAAGGGCCTCGAGACCCTTGCCGAACAAGAGGAAGGGTACCGCCTGACGATTGAGGCCAACATCAAAACCGCCGAGGAACGTATCGCCGCGTTTCTTGCGGAGAATGAGGAGGCTAATCACCGCATTGAGGAGTTCAAGCCCGTCCGTGACAAGATCAAGCAACGGAAGGAAAAACGTCAAAAGCTACTGGACTTCAAACGGGACATTGAGAAGAAGGTATCCCGCATTGATGAATTCGTGAAATTCTTCCATGATCATGACCACTGTCCTACATGTAAGCAGGGCATCACCCATGAATTCAAAGAGGAATCGATCAGGCCGAAGGAAGCCAAGAAAGCAGAGTATGCCGAATCACTTCAACGGCTAGAGGACACCCTGAAGCAGACGCGGGACGATATCGAGAAGCTGGAATCCATCCTAGAAAAGACGCTAGAGCTGGAAAAGCAGGTCCATGCGAACAATGGCCGTATCCGCGATCTTCAATCCTATATCACCCAGCAGCAGAAGATGCTAAAGAACTCGGCTGGTAGTGGTGATGAGATTAAAGGAGAGATCAAGGCCAAGTCAGAGCAGATGGAGAACCTGAAGGACCGTAGGCTGGCGTTATTGGAAGAAAAACAGTATAATGACATTATTACCGCGATCATTAAGGACAACGGCATTAAGAGCAAGATCATCGCCCAGTATGTCCCTCATATGAATGCGGAGATTAATCGTTATCTGGAAATCCTGAACCTGAACCTCTCGTTTGAGATTGACGAACAGTTCAATGAGAAGATCCTCTCGCGGTTCAAGGATGAGCTGGCTTATGCTTCATTCAGCGCTGGTGAACGGGCTCGGATTGATATTGCGATCCTGTTTACGTGGCGGGAGCTGGCGAAGCTGAAGAACAGCCTGTCGTGTAATTTGTTGTTCCTTGACGAGATTTTTGATAGTGTCTTGGATGAAGAAGGGTTAGAATCATTCATCAACCTTCTACGATACAACCTGAAGGACACCAACGTATTCCTGATCAGCCATCGCCCAGAGGTAGTGGACAAATTCGAGAGTAATCTACGAATCGAGAAACAAGGCAACTTTTCAAGGATTGTTTGAAATGACCATTAAAAGCAATGATGAAATGGGGGCGGTAGAGACGGTCGAAACCCCCGCGCATGAACAAACCCATGTTGACGTATTCGAGAAGATTGCCAACATTCACCTTAATGCGGAGATCGATGATGAATCCGTCCAGCCCGCCCTAGAGTTCATCCTGAATTCAAACATGGCTGGCGAGGATATCACGGTCATTAATTTGTTCATCGATTCGATGGGTGGAGACCTTTCATCAGCCATGAAGCTGATTGACGTAATCAGGATGTCAAGAATCCCTGTGCGCACGATTGCGTGGGGAAATCTGGCAAGCGCGGCATTGATGATCTTCATGGCTGGACATGAACGGGTAATCAGCGTGAACTGCTCCGTCCTCTCCCACTATGCCTCCATGCAAATCGGAAACATGAACATTCTAGTGGCAGACCCGTCGCGTCAGCAGGAGTTCAATCTGATCATTGAGCGGCTTCATTCCCTATACGTGGAATGCACGGGTAAGCCCCTGTCATATGTCAAAAAGCACCTGCTGAAGCCCCACGACGTAGTGATGTCCGCTACCCAACTGATCAAGCACGGCGGTGCCGACACCCTGATGCCTCGTTCAATGGACTGGCTGACGGCAGGACTTGACTCCGCTAAGAAAGCCTGATAGACTTCTATTCATTGCAGTAACCAATCCCCACTATTGAAAGGAAACACCATGCAACTGTCAAAACGCACCCTCGCCATCCTGAAAGGCTGGAGCTCCATCAATTCATCAATCGTTATCAACAAGGGCAAGAAGCTCTCCACGATGGCGATTCCTCGCAACATCCTTGCCGAGGCCGATATTGAAGAGGACTTCCCGCAAGAGTTTGCGATCTATAACCTGAACGAATTCCTCGCCGCTATCTCCCTCTTCAATGAGCCCGAGCTGGAGTTCGCGGAGAAATGGGTGAACATCCGCGAGAAGGGTAGCAAGAAAGGTGGCATCAAATACTTCTATAGCAACAAGGCCCTTATCGTTCACCCGACCAAGCCACTGAAGAACATCGAAGAGTTCGCGGTCGAGTTCACGCTAACGGAGGACACCCTTGCGAAGCTGACGAAAGCCGCCGACGTGCTGGGGGTGAAGGACGTCACCATCGTCGCCGATGATGAAGGTATCAGCCTAGTGGTTCAGGATCGCAAGAACGACAGCTCGAACGATTTTGAGATTCAGGTAAGCGACAAGCCCGCCAAAGAGTTCCGTGCGTACCTGAAGCGGGATAACCTGAAGATGATCAGCGGCACGTATCAAGTGCGGGTAGCCGAACGGGGTATTGCCCTATTCACCCGCGAAGACGGCTCCATGCGCTACGCGATTGCTCTGGAAGCCTGAACCTGATACAATGAAGGTGTTCTAACATGAGCCCCTTCCTTCATGAGGGTAAGCGACATGGTCTTCTCATATCACGATGGCCGACTGATGGAACTCCTTCAAATTGTCGGCGACCACGCATCAGACAGGGTTGACTTCAATATGGCAAGATGTGAAATTCTTAGCACGATTCCAAAATATGTCATTGACTCATGGGCGCAATATGAGTATGATGATTACCGTGTCAACGATGCATTGAAGTTCATCCAACAAGACTATTACAACGTCTGAGGTATTGAAAAATGTTCACCATTGTCATGCATTACATTGAGCAGCACCAGACCATCGCTTACCTGATCGGGCTTGTCGGATTCTGCGCGGGCTTTGTCCTGATGAAGGACGCATACAAGAACGACGCACTGACCGATGAGGAACGCGCACTGCGGCACTATGTCGCAATCAAATACGGGACGAACAATGGCAAGCGAAGCAGGTAAAGGATCAGCTCCGAGGAAGGCACGCGATGACAAAGCATACGCAAATGGATGGGACCGCATTTTCGGTTCCAAATCCAATCAAGAAAAGAAACCCGACAGTCCTCCCCCTTCTGACAAAGAAGTCGGGGAAGCACGCTGACAAACGGAAGCAGGTCAAGCACAAGCATCGGGAATTTTGAAAAAAAGAAAAGGCGGGATAGGAATTAACCTATCCCGCCTTTTTGCACTGCAAAGAACGATCCTTACTTAACTTGGAAGAGTGCGACGTCGACGCCATTCGTCTTAGCATTATCGTATAGTGCAAGGGAAATCTCCAATTCCGAAATACGCTTGTTAGCCTCTTTCAATTGCGTAGTTAGTAGGATGTTCTGCCTATATTGATCATCCAGCTGACCACGTAATTCCCCGATTTGCACCTGATAGTGCGCGATGTCCTCTGTCAAGGTCTTGATTTGATCCGTAAGCACTTTGATCTGGGCCATAAGACCAGAGATCTGCTGACCACGGATATCATCATCAACCTTGCGGACTTCCACGTTCGTCTTCTTCTCCTTCCATCGCACTCCGATTAGAACCAGCAGCACGATGATGAGGGTTGAAACCGATTGTGGAAGCCCCTCCAGTAGTTTTGGGATGTTCAGGACTAAGTCACCCATTTTATCACACCCCTAGATTGTGAAATCAAAATCACAGTTATATTTAAATGTGAAATTGTCAAGTGGGGTTTACCCGTGTGTTAACAATAGTGTCAAGGGACACTTGACGCGGCGAGTTAGTAGTGCTATAGTTCTATCCATGGGCGCAAGATGATCGGCGTGAACGCTAGAGTATAGGCGGTATGAAACAGGGCCGTCGGAACCTAGCAGTAGGATCGGTTTGCGGCCGACACCAGAAACCGCGATCCGTTGGACGTATGGGCCACGGTGGGACTCGGAAAACGAAAGGGCCGTCTCCAATTCATCATAGGGAACTTGTATGAAATTCCGTACAGCAGCTATCGTGATTGTGATTCTTCAGGGGTGTGCTACCGTTGACAAACCACAGCGCGTAGAGTATGATCCTGATATGGACTTCCCATTCATTTGCGGGATGTACGCATGCCCGCGCCACAATTAATGCAATTCATTAAAGGACTTTGCCATGATTGAATTCCACCGCGACCACACCCGTCCCGCCAAGGGTCAAGTCTTTGTCTTCGGCTCCAATGAAGCAGGTATCCATGGCGCAGGGGCAGCGGCCCTTGCTCTGGAATACGGCGCAGAATGGGGCAAGGGCGTCGGCCACTACGGCATGACCTATGCGATCCCCACGAAGGATCGGAACGTCGAGACCCTGAACCTTTCCAAAATCCGCCCGTATATTGTGGATTTTGTCGCATACACCAAGGCGCATCCTGAGCTACAATTCTTTGTAACACGGGTAGGCTGCGGTCTCGCGGGCTACGAGGACTACCAGATTGCGCCCCTCTTCAAAGGCGCGCTGCATTGCAGCTTCCCCGAAACGTGGGAACAATACGTCAAGTAAGGATTCAACATGCTCTCGAATCGCGCCGAGAAGTGGTATGCAGGGATGATCAAAAAGGCCGCTCATTTGGGTCAGCTATCCGACATGCCAGTGTATAAGATCGGCGCGATTCTTGTTCATAAGAAGGGTATCATCGGAATGGGTTTCAACAAGAAGAAGACCCATCCGCTGCAGCGCGAGCTGAATCAATATCGGGAGGAGGGGAGAAGAGACCGCAGCTATCTTCATGCGGAGGTTGATTGTTTGACGGGGGTTAGGGACGTTCCTAATGGGTCAATCCTTTTCATTGGACGACTTGATCAAACGGGCCACACAGGAATGTGCCGCCCCTGCCAAGCATGTATGCACGCCATCCGCTTGCGTGGAATCAAGGAAGTGGTCTACAATACTCCTTCTGGTTACGCAATTGAGCGAATCGATTAATTGAAAGGGATTAAACTATGAGTAGTCTAATGGAACGGCTGAAGAAGAATTCAAAGATCAAGGAGACGGCAAGTCTGCTGGAATCGAAGTTCTTTGAGGCGAAGGATCAGGTCGTTACCGACGTGCCTGCTATCAACATTGCGTTATCAGGTAGTCTTGATGGTGGTCTACAATCAGGACTAACCGTTGTGGCTGGCCCGTCGAAACACTTCAAGTCCTCTATCTGTCTGGTAATGGCCGCCGCCTATCAGAAGAAATACCCTGATGGTGTTATCCTGTTCTATGATAGCGAGTTCGGCAGTCCCCAGTCCTATTTTGAGGCGTTCGGGGTTGATACGAATCGGGTTATCCATACACCGATTGTGGACATCGAACAACTGAAATTCGACATCATGGCCCAGCTTCAGGAGCTGAAGAAGGGCGACCATGTGATGATCCTGATTGACTCCATCGGCAACCTCGCTTCCAAGAAGGAGGTGGAGGACGCGCTGAATGAAAAAGCCGTGGCTGATATGTCGCGGGCCAAGCAGCTAAAATCCCTCTTCCGTATGGTGACCCCGCACCTGACGATGAAGGATTTGCCAATGGTCTGCATCAACCACACGTATCAGACGCTCGAAATGTACAGTAAGGCCCAAATTTCAGGTGGCACTGGTGTCCTGTATTCCGCTAACGACGCATGGATCATTAGCCGTTCGCAGGAGAAGGAAGGCACGGAGCTAGCAGGTTATACATTCACGATCAATATCGAGAAGTCCCGCCGCGTGAAAGAGAAGTCCAAGATCCCCCTGACCGTCATGTTCGACGGCGGCATCACCCGCTACAGCGGTCTGCTGGACCTAGCCCTAGAGGCAGGCATCGTGATTAAGCCATCTATGGGATGGTTCCAGAAGGTAGACCCTGCTACGGGCGAGGTCCTAGAGGGTAAGTATCGTCTGAAGGACACGAACACCGCCGAGTTCTGGGAGCCGCTGCTGAAGAGTAAGGAATTCAACGATGCCGTCCGACACAAGTTCCTGCTGGTCCACGACGCACAAAACGAAGAGGTGTCCGACGATGAGTAACAAGGAAGCTCTACGGGAGCTGCTGGAAGAGGTGAAGTCACGGCTTCCATCTTTTGAAAGCATCCCCGTCCCTGCCGATCTTGATAAGCAAGCGGTTGCGGTCATCCGCCTGACCAGCGGGGAACACGCTGGGGCGTCCATCATGCTACAATCTATCGTCTTCGATGGTGATGATATGATGAACGTGGACTATTCGGCTGTGGAGAAGGACGGGTCCAGGATTCCCGACCATATCGCCCAGCCGTTCGTCTCCGATCTAGTGAACTTTTTCCTAGCGAACGCGGCTCTAGCCGACGCTGGATTGACAGAAGAGTAAGACCGTAGTAACATAGGGAGGATATCAAAATCCTCCCTTTTCTTTTTCATGGGTGTTGATGATGCAAATTGAAGACGTTATTCTAGAGAACCTTCTACACAATGACGAATACACACGACGGGTCCTACCATTCCTGAAGGACGAATACTTCACGGACAACCCACACAGCATCGTCTTTAACAAGATCGTTAACCATTTCAACGATTACAATAACGCCCCTACGCAAGAAGAGCTGCTGGTAGAGATTACAAATCAGAAAGGCATCGGTCAGGGCGACTATCAAGCGTCCGTCGATTTGGTCAACACCCTTTCGCGTCGGTCGAAGGCTCCCGCCTTGGATTGGCTGATTGAAAACACCGAAACCTTCTGTAAGGACAGGGCTCTTTACAATGCCGTGGTCGAGGCCGCCTCCCTGATTGACAATAAGCAGGAGGTGGGGAGGATTCCCGATTTGATGAAGGATGCGCTGTCGGTGTCCTTTGACAACAATATCGGCCACGACTTCTCCAACCAAATCGTCGAGCGGTATAAGCTACTACACCAGACGGTTGAGTATAAGGTCCCGTTCGACCTAGAGTGCCTGAACAACATCACGGGCGGTGGTCTATCACGCAAGACCCTGAACGTCATCGTAGCAGGCACTGGCGCGGGTAAGTCCCTGCTGATGTGTCATATGGCAGCACGTGCTCTTCTGGATAACCGCAACGTCCTCTATATCTCGATGGAAATGGCCGAGGAGCGCATTTCAGAACGTATTGATGCAAACATCCTAGGATTCAGCGTCAATGACCTACCGAACATGTCCCAGCAGGATTACGTCACCAAGCTAACCAAAAAGCTGGAGGGGTGTACGGGGCGGCTGATCGTCAAGGAGTATCCGACGGCCTCGGCCAGCGTGAACCACTTCCGATCCCTGATCAACGAGCTGAAGCTCAAGAAGGAGTTCACGCCAGATATCATCTTTGTCGACTACCTTAATATCTGCGCATCAGCGCGCTTCAATGCTTCGATGGTTAACAGCTATCAATATGTCAAGGCCATCACTGAAGAGGTGCGCGGTCTCGCCCAAGAATGTAATGTGCCCATCGTCTCCGCAACCCAGTTTAACCGCAACGGTCAGACCAGCAGCGATGCTGACCTAGGTGATATCTCCGATTCATCGGGCATCAGCATGACCGTAGACCTGCTGCTGGCCATGATCCGTTCCGAGGAGCTGGACGCCCAGAATCTGGTGATGTTCAAGCAATTGAAAAACCGATACGGGGACATGGCCAAGAAGCTACGATTCGTCTGTGGCATTGACAGGGACAAGATGCGGTTGTATGATACGGAGACGGATATGGTTCCGAACTCGAAAGGGAACAGCAACAAGCCCCAGATACAGAAGAACCATCAGCCACAAGACGACTTCGATAACGTCAAGTGGAGTCCCATGCCAGTACGGAAGCCGTCTGGCCCACGATTTACGAATCTGAAGACCGAAGAATGATTAACTTTTTGAAACGGGTAGCGGTGTGGTTTTCATATTTCATCGCCGCCATTGAGGGGAAGAAACATGTTTGAAATTCTGATTGGAAGTCTGCTGGTCGCACTAATCTGTGTGGTGCTTTATTGGTCGGCGCTGGTGAGTGTTGTCCTCTATCGTGATGTGAAGCAGGAACGGAAGGAGGCGGTGGTGGATGCCCCGACACCCAGCGCCGTCGTTGCCGACGTACCAGAGACAGTGAAGACCTTCACCACGGGTGACGGGTTCGAACTATGGTGCGCACTGCGCAGCGTCCCCAAAATCATCAAGCGTCCGACGGTCAACAAACAACGGATTGCCACCACCGTCGATGAACGCCACGTTTATGTCGGCGGGCTGGACGTCACCCTAGGTGAAGACATGGGAGGCTGTATCAATGTAATCAAAGCAATCAAAGGGAAGCCCAGCGACGTTCGGAAGTTCATCGCCGAGCGTTATAACCAAGACATGCAAGAAATCGTTTTCCAAAAGTGGGGACTATGAAACTCGAAGAGATCATGATCGAGGTTGAGAAGGCCCTTGCGATTGATGAGACGAATCTCGCACGCGAAAGCTTGGAGACCCCGAAGATTTACGGTAACATCCTACGTATCCGCACGAACGAGAGCATGCTCCTGCACAAGCACAAGCATGCTCTAAAGCAGCTATACGCGGATAAGCGTGATTACTATCTCGGCCGTGCCGATCCAGCCGTCTACAAAGAGAAGCCGTTCAACCTGAAGATTCTGAAGTCGGAGGTTGATCATTACGTAGACGCCGATGGCGATATCGGGGATCTGAAGCTCAAGATCGAGGTTCAGACCGAGAAGGTCGAGTTTCTGGATAGCGCATTGAAGCAGATTGCCAATCGCGGTTTCTGTATCAAAAACGCAATTGACTTCCAAAAGCTGATGAGTGGTGGATATTAAAGGAGAACGTTATGGTTACGAAGGTTGCATACGTAGTGCGAGATAGGGACGGTGCATTTTTCCCGAACACCTATAGCATGTACAAGGCTAAGTTTTTCGACACCCCGTCGGAAGCATTCAGGGCGGCGCGTGACGTTGAAATGGTGCTTAAAGTCACGTATGAGGTGGACCCTAATACAACATACGAACGGTCAATCATGTTTGACACGATTGCACTGGACCATTTCAGCTCAATCGCACAATTCTTCTATACGTTCGATAACGCCAAATTGTTCACCATCGACGAACGCGGATATAAGAAGATCGAACGAAAGAAGTTCCACCTGACCTTCAGACACCAGAACGGGACGTCATCAATCATCTATGAAGGCCCGAACGGCAAACGTTGGTCCGTGTCGAAGACAAACGACATCCTTTATTATGAAGGAATCGACTTTGAGGACTTCATGAGATTCACGGTACAAGACCTGCTGATTTACGGTTAAAAGAAAGCCCCAGTCCTCGCGGATTTGGGGCTTTTTTTTGTTGATTGTAGAGACGTGTTAAAACAGGGGGTGTACTTTTATACAGTATACTGCCTGGAACCCCGCATGGATAGCCAATCTAGCCCCCGAAAACATGATTTAAATGGCACTTTGAAAATCGAGGTAATAGGGTGATGCCACCTAGCCTCAATAGAATGCGGCACGATATTAGGCCGAAATTAGCAGCAGTTAGCCCCTGTTACCCCTAAGACCCCAGAATGATCGCGGCTGATAACCGACGTTAAAACAAGAGTGACTTTTTCATCAAATTTTGAATTGACATACTCCTTCCATAGTTCTATACTCTTCTCATCCTGAACAACCAAGGAATCACACCAAAATGAACCCCTCTAAACGCGCCTTCGATCTTCTCTGGTCCACGATCAAACATCACGGTATCGGAACAGGCCGCTCGGCTATCGCGGGGCTGGCAGAACGCGGGATTCTGGTAACGTGGTGGACGGGTGACCATCGGGCAAACTTCTACATTAACAAGCGCGTAGAGATTGAATGCGATAGCCAGCGGTGGTCGGTTTCGGTCAATACGGAAACGGCTGAAATGACGTTCAACGGCATCAGCGAGGAATCCTTCACGGAAACCTACGATGTCGCTGGGCGGCTGGAAAAGCTGATGGGCGGTATCGCATCCAAGTGATAGGCGAGCTATACTGGCTTCATTATCAAACATCAAGGACACCTGAGAAATGAAACTGGCATATGTGAATTTCCACGACGGCATCGAGACCCGCATTTTCGTCAAGGAAAGCGAAGAGGCTACCCTTGTGAAAGACTGGGAGGACCACGGGGCTTCCTATGAGTTCTATCCCGTTACGGAAGAAAGTATTCTTGATCGGCTGGCCGAATGTCATGATGTCTTCGAAGCCCGCTGGCTGATGGAAGAGATCGACTTTTGGTCCGAAGACCTGAAAGAGTATAACCTGCCATCGTATTTGACGGAAGCCGCGAAGGCGATCTATCACGAGGATGACGGTCTGAAGTCCGCCAAGCGGACCCGCGAATTCCTGAATGAATATCTGTGGTGAAATATGAAACTGGCAACGATTTTCAACCCGAAGGGCGAGCGGGTCTCCTACATGATCCTGAAGGACAATGAAGTAAAGGGGTTCACCCGCGAGCTGACGGAGGACGGGCGGCACGCTTCCTATACGGAACTGAATGATGATAGCGTGGCGGTTGCATTGAGGGAATGTGAAGAGGTCGGAGCGTTTTTTCCTCGCAACCTGCCTCTTTGAGGCGATCTATGAGGCCACCATATTCCTCGGCCTATGCGACATATCGGATAAGCTCCATATCACGGCACGGGCGATCTATGACATTCGGAAGGTGGAAGACCGAGTGGCGGCGGCGAGAGAGGCTGTCCGTGATATTGTTCACGGCACCTGATGAATGGCGGTTGACCACAGACTCAATCGGCGTATAATGGAAACCATCGCAAGGCCAACATACAAGGAAAGCCGAAAATGAAAGCCCAAATCGTCGCAGGTATCAGCACCAAAGGGTTTGCCCTCCAATCGGTGATTGCTTTCGAGGACGAGGTAATCAATGAATGGAAAGAACATTTTGCCATCCGCGACCGCAAGCCCGAAGTCTGGGAATTCAACCTCGAGAACCTGATGAAGACAATCAAGAACGGGGCATCGGCGGTCACGGTCTTCTACAATCTGGACGAGGTCGGCCGCATGATTCTGAACAACTACCCCGAGGTTCAGGACTTCCCCGAAGACCTGAAAGAGCTCGCGGAGCGCTGCCACAAGCTGACCTGCTACGCCATGATTGAAGACATCATGACCTACCAGAAGAAAGTCAACCGCGAGTAATAGGAGAACAATGGAAATGTACAAAATCGCCACCGTAATCGATCAGGAGGGCGTGATTTTCCAGCACGCCATCCTCGACGAGGAAGACATCCCCTTCTATGAAATGAAACAGGCCGCCTTCGGATATCTGGTCCTCACCCGAGACTTCAACGACGAGAACTTCCTAGCGGACGTGAAGGACGCATACTCGCCCGAGTGCATCGATGTGTCCCGCTGGCTAATTGAAGACGTATATGAGGCCAAGCTGTTCTGCAGGATGAAGGAGTTCCCGATCAGCGAGGGGCTTTACAAGGCGGCTCAAAAGGTATATGCTGCTAAGAATCTGGTGGACGCGGAGAAGCTTACACTGGAGTTCATCAACACCTACTGCAAGTGAGAAACAATGCAATATGTTATCAATCGGCGCGGATGGTACATTGTGGAAATGGGACCAGCTGGAATCATAAAGAAGTCTGAAAACAAGGCGGAAGCCAAGAGGTTCGACGAAGAATATGCGCGGCTGCTATCTGGTACCTATCTGATGTTCGCTAAGATGGAACCCGCTGACGACGAAAACAACTGAAGAGAGAGAGAGAATGCTAATCAACCTGTCAACAAAAGCCCCACCAGTTCCATTCGGCGGTGGGAAGAAAGGTGCCCGCAGTGTTGTGACCGAAGCGTTCTATGCGCTTGATGATGTCGAGGATATGACCTCCATTGACTTCTTCGGCGGAAGCGGCCTTCTATCACAGTGGGCGCTTGAAGCCAGATTCAAGAAGGTCGTCTATAACGACTTCGACGACTACCTCGGGCGTATTCGTTATAGTAATACTAAGAGCTATATCGAATTCGCCAACTGGCTTTCATGGTTCTTCTATGAAGCTTGCGGCCTTGAGCAGCGCGTTCGTTGTCCTGAAGAGCTCGCCGAATTCGTGAGGAAGCGGATGCTGGATGAGTTCGCTAGATGCGATGAGGACGGCCTTGACCCTAACGTGTTCGAGTATCCTCTCCTTCAGCCTGTCGCGTTCCAGACGAGGCCGTATGATGCCGACGTGAGGGTGAAACGGAATGCCATCATCTATACCGCAGCGAGATCTGGGAAAACTAGACCCACTGGTAAGGACTGGTGCAAGGGCGCGGTGGTAGAATCGACGGATTACAGGGAACTGCTTAACAAATACGAGATCAATAGCGACACCCTTTGTTCGATTGACCCGCCGTATCCAGACACCCTGCAGTTCGCATACACTGGCGGTGTTACGCTTGACGACATCGCTGAATTGGTGAAGCGATGCGTCGACAAAGGTGCAAAGGTTATGGTCTACGGGAACAAGCAGTCGGGGATTTATGACACGATTACGAAAAATTTCCCGTCCATTGGTGTGTATGAGTTCCTCCTCCAGACGCACAACAAAGATGGTGTGGACTATCTTTTCAGGAACTTCTAAGACCGTTCGTTCCCGATAAGCGGTAGCTTGACAATGGAGACGAGCTACCGCATAATGATGACACTTCAAAGCAACCCGCGAAGGAGCGGAAAATGATCAAGACCCAGAAACGTGCAATCAACCATCGGACCGACGAGCAGCTGGCCGAGGAGCGCGCTTCAAAGCAAGCCAAGCAGAAGACGGTTAGCCGCCAGCGGTACGAAGAATCCTTCGACTTCGATGAGGATGACTTCGACGCGCCTGAAGGGCTTGCCCGCCAACTTGACAAACTCTATCGCAATTACCGCTAAGGAGAACATGGCCATGATTCGAGAAATGATCATGGCCCTTCAGAACGAAGGGTCAAAGAACGGCAAAATCAAAATCCTGGAGACGGTGGGTCTTATTTTCCAAGATGTACTGTACCGTGCGTACAATCCAGAGTTTAACTACTACATCAAGTCTGTTCGGCGCCCTGCTAACTACGGCCAGAAGACGATCTATGAACTCTGGCTACAAGCATGCTCCCTGCTGATCAAACTGCATAACCGCGTCATCACGGGTAGCAGCGCGCATGAGGCTGTAACCAATCTCATGTCATGGATGAAGAAGGAAGAGGCGGAGATTTTTGAAAACATCCTGAAGCGCGACCTACGCTGCGGGATCAATGTTGCAACGATCAATGCCGCCATTGAAGGTCTGATCCCCGAATACCCGTATATGCGGTGCTCCCTGCCCGACAAGTCCAATCTCGGGAAGTTCAATTGGAAGACTGGTATCATCAGCCAAGAGAAGGCCGACGGGATGTTCGTGAACATCATCAGACGGGAAGGTGGCGAGATTCTGATTCAATCTCGTAATGGTTCCATCTTCCCGATGAATGAATTTGGTACACTGGTCTCTGGCCTCCAGCAGCTGGAGGGGTTCCTTGATGAGACGGTCTTGCACGGGGAAATGGTTATCACGGATATCAGCGGCCACGTCCTCCCCCGCGAAGAGGGTAACGGTGTGCTTAACAGCGTCCTGAAAGGCGGCGAGTTTCCGTATGGTCTCTACCCGACCGTCTATCTGTGGGACATGCTCCCTCTGGTGGATTACAAGAACGGCTTGTGCGAAACGCCCTATAATACCCGCCTCCATAGACTTCAGACTATGGTAAGGGACTGTCTGGCAGACTCGATCCGCGTGATTGAAACCCGTGTGGTTCATTCCATGGATGAAGCCCGCGCCCACTATACGGAAATGACGGAATCGGGGAAGGAAGGCACCATCCTGAAACACCCAGTCTCAATCTGGAAGGACGGTACGTCCAAGGACTGCGTTAAATTCAAGATCGAGGCTGAGGTCGACCTGCTGGTGACTGGGGTTAATGCGGGGAACGGGAAGAATGCGGCCACCTTCGGCTCTCTGGTCTGCCAATCATCGGACGGTCTGGTGGAGGTGGCTGTTAGCGGATTCACGGATGCAGACCGCGAACGGATCGCTGGTGAGCTGGATCAATGGATCGGAAAGCGCATCATTACGGTGCGGGCAAACAACCTGATGCCGATTCCACAGAGTGGCGGTAAGCGGTCCCTGTTCCTCCCCCGCTTTGTTGAAGAACGGCTTGACAAGACCGAAGCGGACTCCCTAGAGAAGATCGAGGGGGTTTTCAAAAACGTCCAATGAGACAGACGGCGGCCAGAAGGTGACAAATGTCATTGACTGACCGCCTTTTTCGTCCTATCATGCTAACCATGATGAATCACGGAGTAGCTGAAATGTACGCGATCCAAAACCACAAAGACCGCTTCTACGAGGGCGAACCGAAAGCATACTCATGGACAACCATCATCCGCTTTGCCCGCGATTGGGAAACCAAAGCGGAAGCGGAGGCTTTCAAGAAAGAGCACAAGATTCGCGGGAAGGTTGTCAAACTGGAGAAGTAATCATTATGAACGCAAACGGAGTAGCCGAAATGTACGGAATCCAGAATCAGCACGGTCGCTACTATGCAGGTGATATCCTCGCCTACTACTGGACCAGGTTTGCCGAGGACGGTCGCTCATGGCCCACGGAAGCGGAAGTCCTTGCTTACATGAAGAAACACGAGATCATCGGCAAGGTCGTCAAACTGGATATCTGAAAATGGACGCGAAAGAGACCTTCGATCAATTCCTAAGCATGTTCTATCTCCATCCGACTTCGGTATGGGAGGAACCCGATCCCGACGCCGCCACCGCGTTCATCCCACTGGATAATGGCGAACATGCTTGGCTGGTCATGCCACATGAGGACGACTTCCATTCCCAAATCGGCTATGATCGGTGGTTTGCAACCCGTAACATGGACGACAGCATCGAATTCTTCGGAATCAATGAAGACGGGTTTGAAATCGCCTTCCGACATGTAAAAGTAACCGCTGATCGGAAACAACAAGAATTTGTTGACAGGTATCACCTGAAGGGGTAATATAAACCCCATGGCAAACAATGAAAGGAAACCGAATCATGTTTGAGCACAAATCGCAGCACGGCTTTCTGGTCTATGACCCCGAGCATCGGGAATATTTCCAGTCGAAGGACGATGACAAGGATTCCCAGCAGTGGACCAAGGATTCGAACGAAGCCCACATCTTCCTGACCGAGAAGGAAGCGCGCTGGTTCCTTGAAACGGAAGCCATGATCAATCGGGAAGATGGGATGATCTTCAGGGTCCTGCGATCCTCCTCCGTTATGGTGATTGAAGAATGAATCCAATCTACGTAATCCGTGAAAGGGAGTGGGGCGCGTTCTGGTGTCCCATTAACGGTAAATGGAACTGGACCGACAATGTCCGTGCGGCTATGATGTTCTCTTCCAATGAGGAGGCAGCCACCGAATTCCGACGGGTTAAGCTGGACGCCTTCGGTTATATGGTTTCAATCATTAGCGTCAGCCTTGACTACCTCGGTGACCCTGTTGTGAAAGATCGCACATTCCGCCAAAACACGCTTTCATATCCAGACTTGACAAGCGAGGTGGCTGAGCGTAATATTATTTCCATGGGCGGCAGGGTGATCAAGTGGCGATATAGCGACAGGACCATCTACATGCCCGAGTGTACGATTGAAATCGAGAACGACGGCACGATTCGCGTGAAGGGTATGACCGAAGAAGAGTTTGACCGACTCTACATCAAAATTACTGGGAATTGAATTCATGGGCACGAATTGTTTCATTATCTGGAATCCACGGAAAGATGAATATCTGACCCACGACTTCGAATGGTCTCGGTTTGTAACGGACTCCGCGTTGTTCCCAGACCATGGAAGCGCAATGTGGAAAATCCGTGACTTGGGGATTGGCGGTCTCCGCGTCAAGGAAATGTGGGTTTGCTTCGACCCAGTCTCCCACCGCGTCCATGTAGGCGGTTATGAATGGTTGACAAAGACCCCCGACTTCGATAAAATCAAAAGACTCGGAGGGGAAGTCTTCGGTACGAAACACCTTGTCATCGGGTTCCCCGAGTTCGAGATTCGCTACTTTGCAGGTGAGAACTTCTTCTCCGTAGAAGGCGCGCCTGAAGAAGTATTCAAAAAGATCATTGAAGAGAAGCTGAACAACCATGAGTAAGATTCTCCCCGTCGCCATTGAACCCACCTTCAATGCCCTTCAGTCCGAGCGGATCGACTTCATTCGCGGCCTGAACTATTACGCCAACAATCACACGGCAGAGGATTCAAAAGCCTACGTGCTGAAGTGGGTGAAGAAGCACATGCCAGAGATCTATCCGCAGCTGAAGAAGGCGGATGACTGGAAATTCCAGAACTACGGTTTCATCCTACGCATGCAGGAGCGCGGCTTCTTCCTGACGGAGAAGCAACTGACAAAGATCATGGCCGAGTTCCGCATCATCGCGGGCGGAATCGTGACGGAAGAACGGGTTAAGGAGGTGCCCGTTCAGAAAGTAAAAAAGTCACTGAGCGCCCTAATCTTCCGCTTGAAGCAGCCGAATATGCTCTGGATGGAATCCTACAGGAACGGGATGTTGATTCGGTAAACCTTGGCCTGAACGCCAAGGATATCACGGAAGTCATCCAATGGGCGAAGAAGACGCGTGATGATTTGGAAGCGGAACCTACGGACTATCGGAAGGGGTTCCCGTTAAGGGCCAAGCGATTCCTGCGCGACCTGATCGAACGTTGTGAGGTGGCACTAACTTCCGTCAAACAGCAGTCAGCCAATAAGGTTCCGTCGAAGCGCAAGCAATCTCCCGTCAAGCTGGTTTCAAAACTTCGCTTCAGCATGGAGGACAAGGAAACGGCCATCACTGGGGTAAGACCCGAAGGGTTGATCGGCGCGAAGCGGGCCATCGTCTGGAATGCTAAAGATCGCATGGCCGTCTACTACCAGAGTGATAACGGCTTCACGGTGTCAGGTACCTCCCTGAAGAACTTCGATATTGAGAAGTCCTTCACCATCAAGGTACGGAAGCCTGCCGATATGAAGCTCGCATTCCATGAACAGACGGTGGCAAAGATGCGGGACTGGCTGAAGGGACTTTCCACGGTACCGCGCCCTGCGAACGGACGATTCAACGAATCTTGCGTCATTGTCAAGATTGGTTGATATGGTTTCAAACCGTAGTAGTGTGATGGTGTCTCCATGGCACCATCCGTGCTGACTCTCCTGCAGCACGTTATAACCCCTAGAGGATAGTGGTCACACGGTGGTTAAGCAAGGGGTTGCTATAGGCGGTTTGAGGGCTGGATTCTTCGGAATCTAGCCCTTTTCTTTTTTGTGTGACGGAATTCATGCTAACCGATAGTCAGCTATTGTATTCAGGTTCGATCCGCGTATAATTCTATTCACGGTCAACAAACAAAGGACACCGAAACCATGAAGCTTTACACCTATATCTGCACGGTTGGCGGCGAAGATGAATACCTGATCGCAAAGGATGATCAGATTGTCCCTGAAGCAGGAGCGCATGAAGAACGGACGGTGGAGGAACTGACGGAAGAGACCTTCATGAACGCCTTCAGCAAATCTAGCCTTCAAGGGGCAATCTATCTCTTCATGACGGCTTGGGACAATCGGATTTACAAGGACTTCCGAGCAGCGAACGTCTCGAAGGAATTCCAGACCGATATGCGGAAGTGCATCGAGGCATGGTCCACGCGAGACCAACAGAACATGCACAATAAGTGGGCAGAACTGGTACAGGAAACCTACGATAAGTGGGTGAAAGTAGCAGACAGACGGGATTGACCACGCCGAAAGACATGCGTATAGTAGCATCACCCTCCACGAACAAGGAACCTTCACCATGAAACAGACCGCAACCCCCGCCCTGCTGGAAAAATTCGATTCGATCTTCGGTGACCTGACTGACGGCAGTATCACCCCCGAGGTTCAGAAGCTGGTGTTTTGCTCCCTCGAAACCTACCGCAACGGCCCATGGTTTGCCGAATGCAAAACGGACGGGGACGAATACACCATCGGGATGATCGGCAAGAACGGTCGGCGGGAATGGAGCATTACCATTGTCGGCAACTCCCGCGCCCCCGAGGTTCGATTCAACGGGGTTGACGAGGATGAATTCCTGAATCTGGTTGCCTGATAGGAGAACGGACATGCGAAATCAAGGCTATGCGGTTGAATACTGGTATCTCTACGGGGACAAGAAACATACGGAGTGGGTCTATATGACCCCCGATGGTCTGCCGACGGGAACCGACCGACTCTTTGCCTGCACGCTTTTCAGAACGCGGCAGGAGGCGGAAGAGATTGCAAAGGATATCGAGAACGCCTCCATCCATCACGTCGAATTCATGGTAAGGAGCTTGGATGAGTGATACCTCGCACTGGGACGGTTACTGGGCTGAGGAGAAGCTCGCCCATAGCCTCTACAGCCCCAACGAATACCTAAACCTGAAACAGGAACCCCGACAGCCTAACGAATACGATGAGGCACGAGCGGAGACCCTGATCAGGAAATATGCCGCTAACATGACAAATACCGCCGATAGTCCGAAGGTGTTTGACAACGGCAAGGTAAAGGTCTATCATTGTTTGGGTAGACCGATGCGGAGAAACATCCGCGTTGTGGTGAACGGGGAACGGAAGACGGTAACGTACACTTCCCTTTTCAAAAACACGGTGGTTCACTTCATCATTGATCCAAAAGAGGTGAAAGGTTATGTCAACGGTAAACGGGTCTCCCTCATTGAGGCTAACGCATACTGATGAGTGGTATCAGGATGTGAAGAAAGCCTATCATCACCTCTACATGTGGTTGCGGGGCGGGTAGACGAGGAAACGGATCGACATACTCTGTGGTGGCGGAACGGATGGACCCTTCGTTCTTCCATGATGAGATCCACCGCAACCTATGGTAACGAGAGTGCAACGGAAGCTCTGGAGTATCTTGACGGCGGTGGACGAATCGTCTATACTCTAGAGAACTTGGGTATTGAAGAATTCTTGGACATTGTTTTCTTGACTACGGGTAAATGGAAATGAATAATCCTACGATCAGCGGCCGCTTTCAAAAACTGACCATCAACCTGAAGGACGGTGTTCAGCCACCTGAATATGGTAGCGAGGGGGCTTCTGGGTTCGATCTTCGCGCCAACAATGAAAACGATATCGTTATTGAACCCAACTGCACGGCATTGATCCCAACTGGCCTGTATATGGCTGTCCCAGCGGGGTTTGAATTACAAGTCCGCTCACGGTCTGGACTGGCGGCGAAAAATCAGGTATTCGTCCTGAACACCCCAGGTACAGTAGATAGCGACTATCGGGGTGAAGTTAAGGTGATTCTTCACAATGCCAGTAGACTCCCGTTTGTTGTTCATACGGGAGACCGTATCGCACAGGGGGTTATCTGCCCCGTAGTCCATGCGGTTTGGAACATTGTTGAATCGCTGGAATCGTCCGAGCGAGGTGAAGGTGGTTTCGGTAGCACGGGAGTGAAATAAGTCTCAAAGGGCCGTTTGTCTTCGGATGAACGGCCCTTGTCTTTTGTAGCCGCGAGCGTATAATTCTATTCACGGTCAACGAACAAAGGACACCGAATCATGAACGCCCAAGAGAAAATCCAAGCCGCCTTCGACATGATCAAAGAGCACGTCATGAAAGGCGGGGTTCTGATCAGCGATGAAGACGGGGTTGAGCAATATGTCTTCGGCTGCACAACCCTGACGACTTCCTCGGTCGGCTCCCATATCTGGTTTGACCCCAGCAGCCACCTTCCGAAAATCGAACTCTGGAAGGGGGCGAAGAAAGCAGCCATCATGCGCACATGGATCAGCGGCGAAGCAAATACCCTGTACAAGCTTGCACAACAGTACGTGAAATACTGCAAGTAACCCGACAAACGGGGCTTGACCAAAGGAAGGACAAGCCCCATAATAAACCCATCGCAACAAAGGAACACCCTGAAATGGATACCAAAACCCTGTCGGCCATGATGCTTCATTTCCAACTGGTTGCATCGCGGATTGTCCAGAAGGAAAACATGGATACGGAGGTTGATGAAGAACACACCGTCTCCATCTACTACCGCAACGGCAACAAGTGCTGGCAGCATGTAGCCCGCCAGAACGGCATGGACTCCATCACCTTCCTGGATGCCGAGGTGGGCACACTCTGGACCGTACACGAGATTCTGGAAGAAGGAAGCTTCCGCTATGTCTTCGAGAACATCACAGCCGAACAATTCCTCGCCCTCGACACCGAGTTTTAAAAGGTACCCAAAATGATCATTAAAGACGCATCCCCCAACCACCTGCTGCAGTTCGAGACAATCGCCAATCGAATCGTAGAGAAGCAGAATCTTTCACGCGATTCTACCGAAGAATTCACGGTCTACCACTACGCAACCAAGGACGGGTCATGGGAATATATCGCATTCGAAGGGGCGCATGAGTGCATCACCCATCGCGGACTGACGACTGGCACGTGGAGCGTCTACGAGATTCTGGAAGGCGACACCTTTAAAATCCAGCTCAACGACATCACAGAAGAAGACTTCCTCTCAATCCCGAGTGATTTTTAATCAAGGAACACCATCATGCGCGCCGACCAATACTCCGACCGCTTTACGGAAATCCTCATGGATACCATGGGTTCCAAACACGCCCAATTTTCAAAAATGGATGATTCGACAGTCCAAGCATACCGCTTCCCCGATGAGAAAGGCGGATGGTTTGCTACCATTGACACTGCAACCCAACGGAAGACAATCGGTCAAGTGAAAGCGGACGGCACTTACTGGATCGCCGAGCGTGACCCTTCCCACCGCGTCCGCGTCCACAACATCACCCCCGATGAGTTCGGTCGCAAACGGGTGATGTGGTAAATCTCACACAAGCCGTCTATCAGACCGATGGACGGCTGTTGATTCCATACTAGACCCGCGTATAATGATGTTCATGGGCAGCAATCAAGCAAAGCCCAACAACCCAAAGGAATCATCATGAAAGCAATCGTCTTCCGCCTCTCCCAAGGTTCCGACAAACAATTTGAAATCGGCGAGAACGCCGATAAGAACGTCATCGGATACTTCGCGGAAATGTACGCAGGCTGGAATTCATGGGATATCGAAGAGACCGAAAGCAGCATCGAAGCGGTGAATGCCTTCCTGCACAATGCCCAGCACGGCACCTATGCACGGGAGTATGACCTTCATGACCCCAAGCAAGTTAAGGCTTTCTGGGAAGACGTGGAGGCCGAAGACTGCGAGTATGACGCATTCAACGAGCTGGCATACCTTGACGCACGAGACGGAAGCGACCTGCTGAAAACGACCTTGCGCAAAGGACAATACAGCCGATACGAGTGGGAAATCGATAAGCGGCCGCACGTGACGCGGAAAGAATTCGACTTCATCATGACGGGCGACTATCGCATCCTTGACGAAGACGAGGAATGAGCCGATAAACGGTATTGACAACGGAAGGGGGTTCGGAATAGAATCCCTTCCATTGCGAACCACATAAGGAACCCAAATGAAAGTCATCGAGCAGAACGGCAAGCATGTCCTCACCGCCCATATCTTCAAAGCCCATGAGCTGCAAGAGGGCTCTCAATGGCTTTCCCAGAAAGGAGATGAGGTGGTGACGCTGGAATGGGTTGAATGCGACAGGGTTGCCTATCGATCCAACAACGGGTCAACCTTCAATCAAACGGTCTTCACCTTCCAGCTGGCATATAACCTGATTGTGAGATAACACCATGGTCAAATATACGAAAACCGAGGTCATGCGGGCTCTGAAGGATTATAGCAAGCGTGGGCAGAAATGGGCGCGGCTCCTTCTCCCCATCCTGAATAAGGAGTTCGCGGATAAGAAGACTGACGATGCCCGTAACTGGGCCATCAGGCTGTCCAAGTCAATCGTAAAGAACCGCCTGCCTATCATCAAGATTCCTGTTGACAATATGAAGCACGAAGACTTCATGAAGGCACTTCGACGGGTTGAGGCTAAGGCTTCCCTATATGCCGACTGGTGGGTTGAGGTTGATGATGTTGAATTCACTATCCCAGCAGAGACCCGCAAGGACAAGAACGGCAGGATGTATACGGTCAAGGAACGGACGGTCTCTGGCTGGAACGGCGCTCTGTACTATCAACCCCTACCTAACAAATTGGAGGACTCGAGCAATGATGAATCAGGACAAAGCCTTTAATCGTCTGGTCGACTACATTCGTCAGAACGGGGAAGAGCTTCCTATTGACGGGAAGGAACAAGCCCTGTACAATACCGTTAGTATTGTGAAGCTCGATGACCTGTACGCTATCTCCGATCGGGATGGCTGGCGGGATGTGGTAACACAATACTTCCCTCACGCCGCATGGATGGTTCAGCAGACCCCATCGGTTGGCAAGGGCTACGAGTATAGTTACAACACGATCGAGCCCGAGGAGTTCGAGGCTATTGCGATTGGGGTTCTGGCATGACCGATGAAGTGAAGAAGCTCGGCTACCTGCTGGCCATGGGGACAGAAGACATCTACCTGCCAGCGTATATGGTTCCTATTTTCAATTTTGGGAACGACGATAACCTGACATGGGACTATATCCGTCCAATGTGCAACCTGCTGGTTGAACGGGAAGTCTGTGCCATCATCGTCTACGGGATGACAAAGACCGAGGCCATGCTACTAGAGGCCATGAATGACGGCATGCACTGGACTGCTGACCGCGATGGTCTGAGAGTTGACCTGTTCTGCACAAATTACATGCCCGAGAAGGCGGTCCCTCTACTTTTCAAAACGGGCGGAATTGATCCTATTAGATATCCTATCAAGGATGAAAAAAAACGGAGGGTGTGATATGGAAGAGGATCAGGAACTTGATCAAGAGCATGAGTTTCACGCAGAGGCACAAGAAGAGCAAGTCTTCAAGGTGCGTCGGGGCGAGCCCGAGTATGTCCTGAAGACGGTGGCCGCCATCCGCAATCTGAATGCTGGGGTTGGAACCGCCCTGATCATGCTAAACGCGTGGTGGGCTGAGGCCGACCTCGCCCATGCGGCTCTAGTGGGACGCTGGACGTTCGAAGGAGGTCCTCATCGCGCGGATATCCTCACCCCGTTCAAACTGGATGAAGAACGCGCCCTAGAGCTCTTTGGGAAATATTGCCTTGATTTTGATATTGACGAGGTAGAGGGGTATGAGAACGTCTATTAATGATCCAGCACTGAAGAAATGGCCTGATGATTATAAAGCAGCCTATTGGATTCACTGCTACACCTTGTTTCCCCTGTTCATGCTGCTATTGTTCCGACCCCTCCCGCCAATGGGTCTAGTCCTAGGGGTTGGAATCGGATGGATTCTGGCCGAATACGTAAAGACCCTCATCGGCTTCTTCTGGCAGTCGGCCAATGATGGAAAGGTGAGAACGGCATATGTCTTGGCTGCCGTCGTGAAGGCCGTGTTTGCGGCTCCCATGGTTTCTATGATCAATAGCACTGCCTCTAGCGCCCTGCTGATCGTCCTTGCGGTGGCTGCTACGGTGGCTTCAGCATGGGAAGATATTGAAATGTCGGAAGAATATCAGGCGCGGACTCATGATTGAATACGTCGTCTCTTTGTCATTGTCTCTGATGACTGGCCCAGCCTGCCCCAGCGGGTGTCCTGTTCTCACTGGACGGGACACCCCCACGGGGAGCTATACGGCTAGGCAAATGGATTATATGGGAATCGGTTTCAAGGAGGACGGGAAAGGTGGCGTGTTTGCAATCCATCCCGTCTGGACCGATGAACGGCAAAGGAAGCTATCTGGTGAAAAGCGGAACTTTGTCACAGCAGGCTGCATCAATGTAGACTATAATACGTTCATCAAACTTCCAAAACGAAGTTTCAAACTCATCATTAAGGAGTGAACAATTGGCTGGGCGAATTATTGAGACGATATTACTCTTAATCTCCGCCACCTCGTCCATCCACACCGCACTGGAATCGGTTCAATTGAGAAACGAGATCGTATGGTTGAGACTGAGGGTGGGTAACGTCGAGTGCATCACTACAGAGGACGGAAGACCATGACCAGCTGGACAATGAACCGCGAACAAGTCCTCTTTGACCATCTTTGCCCCTTGCATATGGGTCAAGAGGACTACCGCGAGCTGATGAATAGCCTGGCCTTGTTCTTTGATGCGAACAAGGCACGGAACGCGGATAAGCAGGATACCGTTTTCAATCAACGGCTATTCAAGCTCCCCCATAGTGAGCTACCGCTTCAATACCTGAAGCACGGGCTGCGCAAGGTTTCGTTTGGAATCAATTGGCTTCCCTACGGTGGACCGACACTGATGGTCGAATTCACCACCGCGCTGGTCTACCGCAGACTGGTGTCATACAAGCTTTACTAAATGAAAAAGCCCCCGATCCGATTGGAAAGGGGGCTTTGCCGTTTGTTAAATACTATCAATCTAATTTAAGGATTCTATCTACCATGTCTTCTTCTAAACCTGAAAACCGCGAAGAGTTTATTAACTGGTGTATGCGTCGCCTAGGCGCTCCTGTTATCCGCATCAACGTTGCGCGGGAGCAGGTTGAAGACATCGTAGACTCGGCCCTGCAAAAGTTCCACCGCGAGCACTATAACGGCTCCATCAACTTCTATCTGCCCGTCGAGGCAACGGCCCAAGTCATGAAGGACCGTTTCTTCCCTCTGGATAAGTCGATCATCGCAGTTGAGCGCGTGCTTGAGACTAATAGCGTGACGACGGGTCAGTTTTCGGCCGAGTATGGTCTGATCAGTAGCACCTATCCGTTTGCCCTGAAAGGGTCGGGTCTGGCCTCCTACACCATGGCCATGCAATATCTGCAGACCCTACGCGACGTGACGTCTGGTCGTTTCAAGAATCATCGGTTCAATATGCGCATGAATCGGATGTTCATTGACGTGGACTGGTCTCAAATCCCTGAAGGCCGCATCTTTGTTGTGGAAGCCACGCGGGCGCTAGACCCCGATGAGTTCACGGATATCTGGGACGATCAATGGCTGAAGCGCTATGCGACCTGCCTGATCAAGCTTCAGTGGGGTAACAACCTACGCAAGCTCCAGAACGTCCAGCTAGTAGGCGGTGTGCAGATTGATGGTCTCCAAATCGTAACCGAGGCCACGGAAGAGCTTCGGCAGCTAGAGGAAGAGATCCTGCTATCCGAACAGGAACCCGTGCTGCCGTTCATGGCATAATAGGAGCTGACCATGGCCGTTAATAGTTACTTTGATCATGTCACCCAGCGGAATGAGCAGAATCTCTATCATGATCTAGCCGAGGAAATGATCCAGCTATCGGGGATCGATGTTCAGTATATCAAGGTCGAGAATCTCCGCGCCGAGAACTATGACCCCGTATTTGGTGAAAACCGATTCGAGAAAATGAACGGGGCCGTGACCATTGAAATGTATATGAAGGACTTCGAGCAGCCGCTAGGCGGGGATGACCTCTACTCGAAGTTCGGCTTTACTCAGGCCCACACCTGTACGTTCGTGGCTGGCGTCCGTCGATTTGGTGCCGTCATGGGGATGCGTCCTAGGGAAGGTGATTATATCTACATCCCTGAATGGGATTATCTCGGACCTGATGATATTTTCCGCATCACCAAGGTGGACTTTGTAGACGCACAATGGAAGGCGCTAGGTTCCCCTGTTTACTACTTCATTAAATGCGAGCGCGCCAAGTTCAGCCACCAAGAGGTCAACACTGGTATTCCTGATCTTGATGAGGACGCAGTTAGAAAAGAGATGATGGACAGGAATGATGATACCGACCCGTTGGAAGAATTCGGGAAAGCATTCATCGATTTTTCTGAAGATAATCCTTTCGGGACGGCTTGAAATGTTAGGACACGCACCATTCTACCACGGTCATATTAAGCGTTATGTCGCCATTTTCGGGACACTCTTCAATGATATATCCATTATAAGGGAAGGAAAAAATGGGGACAAAAAGAATATCAAAGTGCCGTTGTCCTTTGTGCATAAGGATAAGGTATTGGAAAGGCTTCAACAAAATCCGAACCTTAAAGAGACGTGGAATAATTCGTTTCCGCGCATGGCTTTTGAAATGGATTCTCCGACATACGATGGCACTCGAAAGGAGGGTTCTTCGCTTCAAACACACCGTAAGGCAGATGGGACTAAGGCACGGTTTCAGTTCTCGCCCGCGCCCTACACCATCCCCTTCCGCCTGATCATTTTCAGCGTTAAGCTCGAGGATGGTCTACAGGTATTGGAACAAATCCTGCCGTTCTTCCAGCCTGAGTATACCGTCTCCGCAAAAGAAATCCCTGATATGGGGATTGACCGTGATATCCACATCGTTCTCAATTCCGTATCATTTACGGACAACGTCGAGGGCGAGTTCACGGAATCACGTTTAGTAGAATGGACTTTAGATTTTTCCCTTAAGGGTTATTTCTATGGCCCTGTTGCCGATAAATCCATTATTAAAACCATTGACATCAATCATTGGTTTAACCCACAGATGGAAGGGGTTCCTGCATTGAATTATCATGCCGAAGGGACCCTACCCGATACCATCACAGAACGCATTACGGAAAACTGATATCATGTTTGAGAAGCTTGAAGAGACCTTTAACCTGATGCCGTCGCCTGCTATCTCGCCTCGGACTGATGTTATCGAAGAGGCCAACATCGTCGTCAAAGACGATAAGCCAGCCGTCCCCGAAGATGATGCGGAACGGGATAAACGGGATCGGGCCATTGCACGGGAGAGCATGAAAAATGCTCTCGCGCAGGGTGAGAATCTTCTAGACCTTCTCGCGCGTGTTGCCCAGGGTTCCGAACATCCCCAAGCGTTCAGTGTGGCGGCCAATCTCATCAAAACGATTACCGACACCGCAATGAAAATCCATGAGGTAAGCGGCGGTGCAACACAAAAAGAAAAAGCCGCCTCCGTTGAAAAGGAAGCGGCTCCAGTGGTGTCCAACCATCAACACCTGCATGTCGGGTCTACTGAAGACCTGATGAAACTAATCAGGGGTTCCAAGTAATCTTCTTCGTGGTGAAGAGCTTCATGCCAGCTACCCCTAGCAGGGACTGGACGGCAGCTTTATCCACGTCGGCACCTGAAATCAACTCATAGGAATAGTCCTGATAGTAACTACTGTCATGGATCATTGCATGATGGGTTGACGGTGCCGATTTTAATTCGGTCCAATAGTGGCCATTATGAAACACGGTTTGTTCCAAGGCGATACGGGTATTCTTTACCTGTATCGCCTTTTTCGTTGGTGCGACCGTATTCTTGATGATGGATGCGTGTTTGATCTTGCCCATATCAGGGGTGAAGACTGGTGATAGCTTCGCGCCGTTCCCTTGCTCCGATTGAACGGATAGCGTCACGTCCCTGTTATTGAACCCCCAGCCTCTACGGTCAATGGACACGCGGGTGATTGCACCTTGAGTGGATACAGCAGATACCCGACCACGAAACCCGCTTCCAAGATGTTTGGTCGTCAGGGTCACAACATCATCCACCTTGTATCCCGTGCCGCCAGCCATAACGGTAACGGATTGGACTTTACCATAGTGGACCTGATCAACCTTGAATGTTAACCCATCCACGGTGGAGGTCTCCCCGTCCTGCCAATCGATTGATGAATCAATCTCACCAATCTCATAGACGGGTTGAATCGAAACCGTGATACCGTCCGACGTGATGCTGTCCGTTAGCTGGAAGTCCTTCCCGTTACCTGATAGCTCTAGGGCATACTGGTCGCCGCTTTTCATCACGGACTCCACTAGCCAGCCATCGATATCATGGCCCACTAGATCGAACGGGTTCCCCGTCACCTGTTTCACAAGCATCACCTTGTGATTTGACCATACCGCATCCGACGGTTTGAAAACCCGATCTTTCGGGTTCCGCGCCTGCACGGACTCGCCATAGGCCGCCTGATAGAAGATTCGGTAACTTTCTTCCGTACCCTTGACGCTGTAAATCTCCTTCAGGTGCTTGGCGACTAGGCGGAAGTCGGCCTTAGCGTTAACAGGGAAGTTTGGGGCGTAGACCTCCCTGTACTTTGGCAGCAGTTCAGCAGGCACTAGGTCGATATCATTTGCCAGCTTCATCGCTTCGAAGCCTAGGTCGGCACCGTGAATCGCCGACCATTTGTAATAGGCTTCCATGAATGATACGAAGCGCCGATGATCTTCCTGAACGAATTTTGGAAGCGCGGCCACCTTCTGTGAGACTGCATGCGCCGAGATGTTTAGCTCACTCATCATTCCACCTTCAACTCAACGGATAGTCGATCCTTGTTCAGCACTAGAGCCGTAGCAAACCCCGTGTATACGTCATCGATGGTTGGCGTGACAAACACTTCCAGCTTCTCGGTCGAGGTCTCGCGGATGCTTTGGGTGTTAACTACTAGCTTGCCCGTCTTGTAATCAACGGTGCCGACCTCGGTCTTTCCGAGATATAGCTTACCCGCTTTATCGGTTAGTGACTGGTATTCGGTGCTACCCGTCTGACGTACCAGCGAAGACTTGACACTACCCTCATTAATCGGGTTTTCAAATTCATAGGTCAGCGTCCCCGTGATGGGTTGCGCCATTGATAGGGTGTAGTCGCCTCGGACGGAGACGATAGCGCGGCTATGACCCTTGATATCGGATACCAGATTGGAATAGTAGAAATCCTGATCGAAAATGCCGAAGCCCTCATCGAAGTGGCGCTTAACCACTTCCTTGATTTGAGCCGTGAAGTTCCCTAGGCCGTTCACGCTATTACGACGAATAACCGCCGTGATGTTCAGGTTCAGGCCGACAAACTTTGGATCAATCACCACGGGGGTGATGCCGATGACCGAACGGGCTTTCAGCTTCCGCTCAATGTCGCGGCGGTTGGCTTCCGTTAGTTTCGTTAGCGAGCGCGGGATGATTGAAACGAAGACCTTTCCGAACTGTGGAGGGGTTGCTTCCTCGCCACCCCAGACCGCGACGCTTTTTGCATATGGATAGATGTCATGGGTGACGGCCGCATAGTCCTCTTTCGTTACCGCCCTGTTCTGGGATTGGAAATACCGAGGGGCGTTCAGCTTGATAGTGCTGGTTGCTTCAGGATCAGCACCGCCAGCACTGTTCGCTACTACTGAAATCCGAACATCGGCGTTCTCATATCCGTCGAAGGAACCCACGAGGGAGAAGCGGGAGAAGTCATTGGCCTCGGGGCCGTTCGTTTCCAGATATTCAACATAGACGATCCCGTTCAGCGGTGGTCGTTTACCGAACACGCCATCCCCGAACTTGACCTCATAGTTTCCGCCGTCGGTCTCGTAGACCCAGTATGCTGGCGTGGTGGCCTTGATGTTAGCAAGCCCGCTTGCTTTCTCATATACCGTATACTGGTTAGCCGTCTGATTATCGTAGACCGCCATGCGGATAGTGCTGGTATCGATCTTTGTGCTAGGGATGATATAGCGACGTTCTTCGCTATCCACCGTGAAGGAGTATCCTTTCAAAATCCCCTCGAAGACCTCCACCGCGTCGTTCTTGTATAGGCCGTTCCCGTCACTCTGTAGAACATGTTCTTGCAGGGTAACGAACGTAAACTGCTGGCGGTCACTCTTGACCGTGAACCGTGCGCCGCGAGGTAGCACCAATGATGCAACGTGCTTGCTTGGATCATTGATGCTTAGGGACAGAACGGCACGGGCGGCCGTCGCACTCTTCGGGGTGTAGCCTAGGAGCTTCGCACGGGAGACGACGTTTGCGCGAATGATCGCAGTATCAATCTCCGCTTCATTGGCCAGCATATTAGCCAGATACGCATTGTTCTGGCTGTTATAGGCTAGTAGGTCTAGGATAACATTAAGACCCGAGCCCTCAAAGTTATAGTCCTTGAACTGGTCCTGCTGCTTCAGGAATTCTTTTAGAGATTCCTTAATCTCGCTGAATTCCATTGATGTTAGATTAACTTGTGCCATGATGGTATCAGCGCGTCCTTTCAACAAATACGGTTAATTCTTCCTGCCTGTTCAGTTCGATGATCTTAAAGTAGATCGACACCTCTAATGCGTTCTGGTCTTCCTTCTGGTAGATGCTGATATTCTGCAGCTCGACCCTAGGTTCATATTGGTCGACCATTTCCGCGATCTTGGCCCGAATGAAATCGGCGGTAAAGGGGCTGAAGTTCTCGAATAGCGAGCCCCTGATGTTCGTCCCCTTATCAGGATTGAAGGGACAGTCATATAGGTCGGTCTGGACAAGGTTGCGCAGACTCTTCTTAATGGCTTCAACGTCCGTAGCGGCGATGATGTCACCCGTTAGCGGATGCTTTTCAAAATCCAGATTGATATCTCTGTAGACGTATCTCTTTCCCATTGTAGACCCATGACCTGTAGGCTGTCCCTAATAGAGATATTTAATTCATCGATTCATTGGCGATGATGAGGGCCTTAACGAAATCCGACCGCACGATATCTTCGGGATGGAACGTGATATGGCGGAACCAATCGGGCATCTTGTGTGATAGGGATTCCAGCCAATAGAACGCGGTCTTCTCCTTCTTCAGGTCGGTCTGACGTGTATCGCCGCATAGGATGACTTGTGTGTTTTCACCTACCCGCGTAAGCACACTGTATAGCTCCTCCTGATTCATGTTCTGGAATTCATCAATAATGATACAGGCATTGTCGAGGGTAATACCACGGACATAGCTGGTGGTAATGAATTGGATCATGTCCTTCTTCTTTAGAATCTCCCATGCCGCGCCGTTCTGGCATAGTTCATTAACGATTCCTACGTAAGGTAATTGATACACCGCCTGCTTTTCTTCTACCGTCCCAGGCAAGAAACCTTGATCCCGTGTCGGCACCGTTGAGCGCACAATGATGATCCGATCCTTTTCCTTTTCAAAAAGGTCTTTCAATGCGAGATAGCAGGCGACATAACTTTTACCAGTCCCCGCGCTACCTGATGCAATGACGTTAAGATCATCCAAGTATGCGTCCATCATGGCCTTCTGGGCAGCCGTGCGTGATTGAAGCTTTACTAGGTTGAAGGCTTCACGTTTCTGGCTTTCGTTCTTGCGTGATTGTTTTTGGCGCATTAGGTCGTCTCCAAAACGATTAAGGGGTGATAGGAACCAAATCCCATCACCCCTATTTTATACCACTATTCATCGTTCTGCAATTTTTGACAAATGGCGTGTAGCCGTAGGGCGTACTCATTGCTGATGCGGAGCCGTTCCAGCTGCTGGTCGGCCTCATCGGCTAGTTTGAAAAGTCTTCGAGTAGCTGTCTCCGAAAATGCCCAGTCGGTGGCAGGGTTTCCGTTACCGCTGTCGGCGGGGCTGGGAGTTCCACCTTTGGTCTCGTTACCTTTGGCGGATCGGGCAGCTTCTGCAGCTTTCCATTTGTCGCGCAACCTGAGGCCGTCAGAGATAGCACGCTCAAGGCGAGCAGCGTTATTACTAGCTTGCTTAGTGGCATCACGGTATTTCTTCTCCAAATCCGTATTAACACGGGAAAGTTCGGTTTGCGCCTCGATGGCTTTCCTATTGACCTGTTCAATCTCTAGGACGTGCTGGGCGTGCTGCCGTTCCAGTTCTTTGATGTAATACTCCTGCTGCCGTTGTTCACGTAGGGCCTGCTGGCCGTCCTTGTATTGTGCCGTGAAATAGGCGGCGGTGGCAGATGATGACAGGAGGGCGAGTGCGGCCAGATACCACCTATAGCGGGTGATGAATGGCAAGGCCAGTCTGAATAGGTTCATTATCATTTTGCGCCCTCAAAGAACGGGTCAATGTATGGTTTATATTTCTGCCGTCGTTTCATCAGGATATTTACGGGATATTCTCGATTTATTTCAAAAAACGATGAGCCGTACCCCTTAAGCTTGACCTTGGATTTAAGCGACGTATGCTCAACGTTACCGAACCAAAGCTTATCGTCGCATCCCTTTGTGTTGCGGCAAATCCTCTGATCTGATTGAACCCCGCCGATCCCACCATTATAAGCGGCTAGGGCGAAAGCATAGCGGTCAAGTTCACTCGTGCTTTTGAACAGACCATAGTTCCGCCTCATCATGGCAACGAGACCAATCATTTGCATTTCCGCATTGTAGATGTCGTGCCATCCCCATTCCTTAAGGTCGATGTCTAGACCGCGCACTTCGTCCACCGCATCAAACCTGCTGGTCTTCGTTAGCTGACCAAGACCTGCCCCACGTTCACGTTCGGTCCTCAGTTCGGCGAATCTACTCCAGCACTTCTTATGCGTGAGGGTGATGCAGGTCTCCTGTTCAATCTGGCCAGCTATCGCACTAGGATATGGGTTATCGGACCACTTCCTCTTCATGACATCTATCAGGGTATCCTTGTGGTACATGAAGTTCTGGGGAATCCCTTTCGGTGCCGATGGGACTTCCTGTGCCCATATCGCGGATGAAAATATCACCAGCAGCACCAAGGCCGCCAGTTTTGTTAGTAGACGTTCCATTTTGGTTATCCAAAAAGAAAAGCCCCAAGATCATACAAACATGATCAAGGGGCTTATTTTGTTCGGTATCGTATCAGCGTAGCAGGTTGACGTTCACTACTACGAAGGTCGCAAGGATGATACAGACACCGAGATATACGATAGCTGCTGCGATTGGGTTCTCTTTGGCCTTATTGGCAAATTCCATCATATGGATTTTGGGGAATAGAACCCTACGGACTACGTGGCTTACCGCTGCTACTACGATAACCACGCTAGTGCTATTCAGCACCGCCGATAGAAATGCGAGGTTCCCGTCGAATGAAACCACGCGGTCAATCTGACTGATGATCAGTAGGAAGATGCCGAGGAACAGCAGGCGGCGCAGGTCGCTATCGCGTGACAGACCAATAAACTTTTTCCATTGTTCTTTCATGTTAGTATTGACTCCGCATCTTGGGATAGTGCTTGCGCAATTGATCAAATCGATTCTTTAGATCGGTGGGGATTTTATGGCCATGGTTCACGCCATTATAGGACATAGCCACCGCACTAATGTGATATTCGTGAGGGGTGTCCTGCTGGCAATACTGGCAATATTCCGTGATTTGATCCTTGCGGTCTGCGATCTTGAACATCTTGTCGACTTCGGTACCGCACTCTTTGCAAGCGTATTGATATAGTGGCATGATGATTATCTGATCAATGGTTGATAGTTCGCGTCCAGCAGACGTTGAATCGTACCGTCCTGATTCCTGACCGTCGGGACATTCATACGGGTCTGCTGATTGCCGCTGCCGTTGTTCGTAGTGTTATTGTTATGTATGGTGACAGGCGCAATGATGGGTTGCATCATGGCGGCCTGTTTGTCGGCAGCCGTTTGTTCAATCCGTTGCGTTAGGTTCTCTAGATTGGTAACTCTGGTGTTCCCAGCAGTGACACCGCTGACATCGGGCTTAACGATATTAGCCGCAATCTCTGCAGCCTTGGCTGGATCATCGAGCTTAGGGGATGGATCGGACGGCAGCACCTTATTAATCAGGTCGCCAACAATTTCCCCACCTTTCTCGCCTAGGAAGAACCCACCAATACCACCAAGCAACCCGCCGATAACGGAACCAACTGGTCCACCAATCGCACCTAGGACAGCACCTGCTTTTGCGCCCGCTAGTGCACCTACAGTCTTACCACCGATCTTACTATACTCAGTCGTCTTCTGTTCGGAGGATAGTGCTTCGTCCTGTGATACCTGATATGCTTCATATGCACCTAGACCGACGGCCAATGGCGCTCCTAGGACTTTCCCAGCACCTTTCCCCACTGCTGCTAGTTTCGACGTTGGCTTAACCGCCGCCTCAACACTCTTTGCAATCGCAGGAGCTGCTGATGCTTCGGCAGAGGCGGCACTTGCAGCCAACCCACCTACGGGGGCTCTGGTCTTCCCGAGGATTTTCCCTAGTTTCCCAGCAGCACCTTTTGCACCTAGACCAGCGGCACCAAGACCAGCAGCACCTAGGGCAGCGGAACCTAGAGTCTCTGCTAGGGCACCGATCAATGACCCGTCCTTATCCTTTTGGGCCTTAGCTAATTCGTCAGCGGTATTTGAAACGACGGCGGTTGCACTCTTCGATTCGAGTTCCGCCTCACGGTCTGCAAGGTCATCACGACGGGTGTTCTTTTCAATCTGGTCCAGCTTATTGATAATGACACCGTTCAGCTCAATCAGTTCTGCAAGCGACTCGTCATCGTCGGTCAGCTCTTCTAACTGATCAGGATCGATCTTGGCGATGGGATCGGGGGTTGCGTCCTCATCCCACCGCATCATGACGGGCTCTTCGTTGTTATTGTTGACGCCGAACCGTTCCAATAGAAGAGCTAGGTTCTCGTTGGATTGTCCGAAGCCGTTTTGAATCTCATCGAGAATCTCGGATAGTATCTCTTCGGACTCGCCTATGTCCTCGTCAATCTCGTCTAGAGAGCCGTCAATATCCATTGCGGCGGCACTAGGACCGTCATCATCGTCATATTCGTCGTCTTCAACCCAACCGCCTTGGGACGGGTCAAAGTCTTCTTCATCTTCCTGCACCTGCTTCGTCTTCTTAGGTTCCGTTGATGACGATGAAGAAGACGGGGCCGCTTTCTTGCGAGCGGCTACCATGTCCAACACACTATTAACGCCCGTGGCCAAGGTCTTTGGCATCATAGCGTTAACGACATTCTGACGCGAGAACACATCACCCATCATACCAAATGGACGGGTGATGTTATGAAGAGCCGCCTTGGTGACACTAGCGGGCAGGTTCATTAATGAGTAGATCGCGTTCTGCAGGGGATTACTTTTACCGCTGTCGTTTAGCATTTAACCTGTCCTGTTCGTCTTTGATGTGCTTTGCCAGCAGTGCGAGATAGACTTCTCGTTCAAATGGGATCATGGCTTCTATCTCGGCCAATGAATAGCCGTGTATTTGCATCAATTGGAAATTGAGCTTATACATTGATCCCAAGGGTTCATGCCCGAGGATTATCCGAAAAAATTCAATGCGCCTTTAATAGTCAGTTCCGATTCTGACCCGCACTTCTGGCAAGTGACAGGAACGGTTAATACCATGGTGGCCTGCTTTTTGAAAAATGCGTCTACAGCCCGTGAGGCTTCAGCTGGGAACGATTCGATGAACGGGGTGAACTCCTCTTTCGTGAATTCGGTGGTGGCCTCATCCCCGTGGACGACCATCTTCACCTTCTCATAGAGGATATCTTCCGTGGAAGCCCCGCCAGCCATTCGGATAACGTCGGTGGGTGTAACCTGATCTAGCACAATGGCGATATCGTCCGTTACCTTGATCGAGGTCTCTGGTAGTGGTTCGGCTTTGGCCGTGCGGATATCGGCTTCTACCGTGTTCATATGACCGCACCTTTTCCCGTCTACCTTGTTGTGGCACTGCCAACGCATTTCCACCACTTCACCAATGGACTTGCCTCGAATATGAATAAAGGCATATTCAAGGTCTACCGCTGGTAGCGACGCCCAATCCACTTTATTGAACGTGCAATCATCCACCAGACCGATGATGCCGCGTAGCACGTCCTGTTCATTACCACCTTCAGCCGTGATCAGCAGGTTCTTCTGCTCCTTATGGGTGAACGGCCGATACTGTACCTGTTCACCTGTCGGGAGCGTCATCGTGAATTTGGGAGCTTGAATTACTGGTAGTGCCATGGTTTAGAAGACCCCGTTGAAATTGCCCGTTAGATTCCCTAGCCGTGATTGACCACCTACCCTGAGCTGTCTCATTGTTGATAGGTTGGCTGTGTCCCTTAGCTGCTGGGGAATCTCAATGTTTGATCGTCCGAACGCAGGAGGTTGAGACGGGAAAGTATTTCCCTGTGACGGCCCGTTGCCTAGCTGCTGACCCTGTGGTCTGAAAATGACCTTGTTCGGAATATGCTTCATGCGACGGAAGGTCAGCGTAACGGGTAGGCGGATATAGTTCCCAGCCTGGTCCCATCCAAGTGACACCTGACCGACCTGTGTCGGGAACGCGTCCTCCAGTTCTATTCCGTATGACGTAGCACCGCGTTCGTTCATTTGGAAGATTTGAACGGTGCCAGCATACTGGGATTTATAGTAGCTGTCGCCAGTGGATGGGTTATAGATCGCATTCACCCATTCATCAAAGAACCGTTTGAAAATGAAATCCCGATCCATCCTGATCTGTAGGTTTAGATCATCATGGGCTTTCATGTAGGCGAATTTCTGGGTGAGATCATAATGGCGTAGCTCTTGGGTTAGAACCTGCGTCCCAGGCATTTCCCCCGTTTCGATGAACAAGGGTAGGTCGCGCATGGCCTCCGACATCCCATTAATAGATTCTAACGCTTGCGGAATCCGTGTAATCTCAGCCCTGAAAAGCGAGGGCTTCGCCAATCCTCGCTTTCCGATTGATGCGACAAACTCTTGCAGCATATCCTTGTGACCTTAGATGAAGTATTTTGGCAGCCTGCCCTCTTCAATTAATTTATGATCAATTTCCGCCATTTCTTCTGGAGTTAGACCGTTATCACAACCTGCTTCCATGTTCGGCGGGAGGATTAGTCTAACAGCCTCATCGGTGGTGTAGCCCCGACCCTTCAGGTATGGGACATCGGTCTGTAGCCGTTCCTTGATCTTCGCCAGACACTGGGCGAGGAACTCATGAGCAGCAGACTTGAATTCTTCGGTCTGGCGTTCTTCAGCTTCGGCCTCCCGAATCAGCTTCTTCATGTCGCGCTTGAGCTTCAGCCATTCCTTAGCGTCGGCGAAAACGCTGCTTGCGATGACGTCCTTGCAGATATCCTCACGAACCTGTTCCATCTTCTCCTGCCAGAACGCAGCCTCGGATTCTTTAACGATGATCGAATCGTGGACGGTCAACACAACGGTGTCGCGTTCCATGGCGATTCTGGCCAGCTCCATGAAGATGTCGCCCTCGATCTTCTGGGCAGCAAGACCGAAGCCAGACTTTTTCAAAATAGCCAGCTCGGGAAATCGCGCCTCAAATACAGCAACCGCCGCATCATATTCGACGCCAGTGAGACCCAGCGGGCCATTAGGGTTAACCGAGCATGATTTGGGATTGAAGCTATTAACATAGTACATCATGAGCTTCTTCATGTCATCACGGTCAACGACGCCGACACTGTAAGGATCGTCCGCTAGGACCTTGCCCGTGAGGATCAGGGAAGCGATGTTCAGCTGCGATGCCTTGAAATCAAGCTCTACCACCTTCTCCCCGTCGATCTTGATCAGTTCGGGTCGCTTCTTGCCGCTGATCAGCTGATAATCACTGTATAGACGGCCACCCAGCACTTCATTGATATAGATGCGGGTGAGCGGGTTGAAGTCCATATTAACCCGCGCCTTCCAGTGGCGGTTATATTTCTTGAGGAACTTACCCTCGGTTTTTGCACTCTTTGGCGACTTTGTGCGATTACCGTTGATGTCGCGGTTGATGATGCACTCGTGCTCTTTCTTGGTCTCCACCTTCTGTGGGGTGACAGCCTCTATGATCTTTTCCAAGGGCTGGAAGATGGTCAGGTTAGTGCGACCAGGGGCGACCTTGAACGAGAACCCCCTGCGGATCTTCTCACAATAACCCAGCTTGATGAAGGCATCAACGACACGGGTTCTAAAGTTCTTCTTCAGTGGGATGTTACGCTGCTGGGAGCGCGTCATCTTCGCACGATCCTCTGGGGAGGGTTCATACTGGCGCATGATGGTGAAGGCACCGAACTCTAGAGGTCGACCCTTCTTATACGCTTCATACAGGTTAGCCGCGAACATACGGATGTATTCGCGCTCAATCGCCTTCATTTCATCCTGATGAACTTTACAATATTGAACCTTGGAAGCCTCTAGAATAGCATCAACGAAAGCTTCATTGACGGTGTGCGTGGATTCGTGATGAAGAGCTAGTGTGGTGTGTAGGAGACGCACATTTCCCATATATGAAGGCATGCCCATGTTCAGGTATCCTGTTAAGCGTTAATGATAAGGTCCAACTATGACCGCATTCCCCGAGTATACCCTATCAGCCACCTCATGTCAACTGGGCGATAGGAGGTCGTTAGGGTGTCCTATAGAAGTATGTAGCCGTTTCTCGGAGCCCCTGTTTTATAGGGCCTTTCGTTAGGACGGAATTTCTTTTTAAGATAACCATCAAAGGACGATAAAGGAGACCATAAGGACACCTATAGGACACTCAAGGTACCATAAGGACACCCAAGAACCCCATGAATCTAAAGGACGGAATTACTTTTTAAGATAACGATTAAGGGAACCCTAAAGGATGAATAATGGAACCAAAATACACCGAAGGTTCGAATGGCGGCCGCTATGCGGACCGCCATCGAACGCCCAAATTCCCGCCATAGGCGGG